AGTATTTGTCATGGTCATAGTGGGTGTATTAGTCATCGTCATAGTGGGAGTATTTGTCATTGTCATAGTAGGTGTTATTGTATTTGTCATTGTGGGCGTATTAGTCATCGTCCTTGTTGGAGTAATTGTATTTGTCATAGTAGGAGTAATTGTATTTGTCATAGTAGGAGTTATTGTGTTTGTCATAGTGGGAGTATTTGTCATGGTCATAGTAGGTGTTATTGTATTTGTCATTGTAGGCGTATTAGTCATTGTCCTTGTTGGTGTAATTGTATTTGTCATTGTGGGCGTATTAGTCATTGTCCTTGTTGGTGTAATTGTATTTGTCATAGTAGGAGTTATTGTATTTGTCATAGTAGGCGTATTGGTCATTGTCATAGTAGGAGTTATTGTGTTTGTCATAGTGGGTGTATTAGTCATTGTCCTTGTTGGTGTAATTGTATTCGTCATTGTGGGCGTATTTGTATACGTTCCTGTAGGTGTATTCGTATACGTTCCTGTAGGGGTGTTTGTATACGTTCCTGTAGGAGTGTTTGTCATAGTTCTAGTGGGTGTATTTGTATACGTTCCCGTAGGAGTGTTTGTATACGTTCCTGTAGGAGTGTTTGTATACGTTCCTGTAGGAGTGTTTGTCATAGTCCTAGTGGGTGTATTTGTATACGTTCCTGTGGGCGTATTGGTCATCGTCATAGTAGGAGTTATTGTATTTGTCATGGTGGGCGTATTTGTATACGTTCCTGTGGGGGTGTTTGTCATGGTTCTGGTAGGTGTATTCGTATAAGTTCCTGTAGGAGTGTTTGTCATGGTTCTGGTAGGTGTATTCGTATACGTTCCTGTAGGAGTGTTTGTATACGTTCCTGTAGGTGTATTCGTATAAGTTCCTGTAGGAGTGTTTGTCATGGTTCTGGTAGGTGTATTCGTATACGTTCCTGTAGGAGTGTTTGTATACGTTCCCGTAGGTGTATTCGTATATGTTCCTGTAGGTGTATTCGTATATGTTCCTGTAGGTGTATTCGTATACGTTCCTGTTGGTGTATTCGTATACGTTCCTGTTGGTGTATTCGTATACGTTCCTGTTGGTGTATTCGTATACGTTCCTGTAGGAGTGTTTGTCATGGTTCTAGTAGGTGTATTTGTATACGTTCCTGTAGGTGTATTTGTATACGTTCCTGTAGGTGTATTTGTATACGTTCCTGTAGGAGTGTTTGTCATGGTTCTGGTTGGCGTATTTGTATAGCTAGCACTTGGGCTATAAGTTTGTGTTTTGGTTGGCGTTTGACTCATTGTTTGGGATGGGCTAGGAGTTGGTCCTGTTAAAATAAGAACCGGACCGCCTTCTACAAAACTTTCACTATTTGAATCATTTAATAGTGTAAACCTTTCTGAATTTTTTCTTCCAGCACCCGCTGGAACTGGAGGGGCGGGTGCTTTACGTTTATATTTTGACTCAACAACGACACCTCCCTGTGTTTGAATTTGAAATCTTCCAACACAAGTATCAATATATACTATCCCTTCATTAATCCAAGTTTGTATGTATGGTGACAATTCATCAAAAACCCATGTGCCATCTGGAGCCAATTCTGGAACTAATTGACAATTATCAGTTAAATCAAGAACATTTTTAACCATTGAAGATGTTGGAGTTGGAGACTTTGTTTGTGTCATAGTTTGTGTTAGAGTTGGCGTGGGGATTTGTGGATTCAAAATAGTAAATTGAACATCATTTTTTGATTGTCCTGGATTTCCTGTACATGTGCTTGATTGAGTTGTATATCTTGATGTTGCGTTGATTGTATATGTTCCTGGACTTAGTCCAGTTAAAGTCTTACTTGAATTACCATTTGTCAAAGTAAAAGTTCCTCCTGGTAATCCTGTATAATCGAATGAAAATTGTGAATTTGATGAATTCGCATTATTTTCTGTAATTGTTACTGAAGTTCCATTTACTGTAGCGGACGGACTCGGAATGGTTGCTGCAGGACATGCCGGTTTTTGAATAGTAAATTGAACATCATTTTTTGATTGTCCTGGCATTCCCGTACAAGTGCTGGGTTGACTTGGATACCTAGATGTTGCGTTAATTGTGTATGTTCCAGGACTTAGTCCAGTTAAAGTTTTACTAGAATACCCGTTGTAAAAAGTAATACTCCCTCCTGGTGCACCAGCAATGTTATAATCAAAATAAAATGTGGAACCTGTTGCATTATTTTCTGTAATTGTTACTGAAGTTCCATTTACTGTAGCTGATGGACTTGGCATGGTTGCTGCTACACATGCTGGTTTTGCTGCTGCAATAGTAAAAGTTTTACTTGCCGATTGTCCTGGCATTCCCGTACAAGTAGTAGGTTGACTTGCATACCTAGATGTTGCGTTAATTGTATATGTTCCCGGACTGAGGTTATTTACAGTCTTACTAGAAGACCCGCTGTAAAAAGTACTAGCAGCAATAGAAGAAGGACCAGTAAAGCTATAATCAAAATAATATGTGCCTACATTATTTTCTGTTATTGTTACTGAAGTTCCGCTTACTGTAGCAGATATGCTTGGTATTGTTGCTGCTGCACATGCCGGTTTTGCTGGTGCTGCTGGTGGTGGTGCTGCTACTGGCAAGTTGTTCAATGTACCTTCACAAACTAAATTGCCAGTACTATTACCAATACTATCGCATTTTTTGCCCGCTGGAGCTTTATAAGAAGTACTTTTTGTGTTATTTGCTGTTCCTGTTCTACAAATTGCATTTGCTACATCATAACCGTTACTGGCTACTGTATAAGATGGACAACTTTGTTTAAAACTACCACTCATTTAAATAATATATATACTTACTAGGTAAAATTATTGGTGGATTTAACTTTACACTTTTAGCCGTTTAATTACATCCAAAATATTGTTGTCCTAAAACTGTCTATTTACACCATGTTATAAAATGGTGTAAATCATCGAATCATTGAATAATCTTCCCGATTTGTCAACTTAACTTCATCTACTATCTCATCGCGTACTATTTTTTCATTATAATCATGATACGCATGAAGTGCGTTTACTGGTTTTACATTATCAATACCCTTGCTTTTTAGAGAACCAAAATTCGAAAAATCGAACGCGGGCGGCAAAGGTGGTGGCGCATATTCGAGTCTCCCTAACATTTTGTTTGTTTCTGATATTGTGTTTGTTGGTACGTAATCAGCGCCTTTCGATCCTAGTAATCCATAATACGAATAAAAATCAGGCGGGTTTGGGTCATTGGGGAACGAAACTTCTGCTTTAGTTCCAGACATGGATGGTAATCCACCGTCTCGATTGGGGTATACGTTTGCTTGATCAGCGTTTACTGATAATCCACCATTTTGATTTATTTGCGCGTTTACTTCAGCCACAATATCGTTTACGAACTTGGGTTCTTGTGCTTTTATATCATTCAGTATTTTTTGTTCTAATCTATCACTTAGACTCGCTAAATCATCTTGACTTTGATTTGCACTATAATTTGATGGACTATATTCAGTATTTGGGGAATTACTATTAATTATTGAATTTAAAGTGGGTGTAGTGGAAGCAATATTAATATTTGATGGCGCTGTGTTCATATTGTTTATAATATCATATACGTTTTTTGGAGATGTATCTATATAGTTTGATAATGGAGCTGCTGTGCTACTATTTAAATTACTAAAATCTATAGGAGGTTGAACTTCCCATGGATTTATATTATTTCCTGGACTAGGTAAACTATATGTATACGTCGGAGTTGGAGTTGGAGTTGCAGTGGGTGTCATCGTTGCTGTAGGCGTTGGTGTCGCCGTAGGTGTTTCTGTAGGTGCAAAATCACTTAATATAAGTGCGTGTTCTACAAAACCTTCATTTACAGAATCGCCTAACAATGTAAACGGTGCTGTTTTTCCAGTAACTAGATATTTGCTACCGTTGATTATTAGACATTGACCTATTGCTATTTTATCTTCGTATTTAGATAGTTTATCTAAATTTACTGCGCCATTTGATGCGTCCACTACAATTGAAGTTACATCAATACAGTTTGGGTTAATAGTTGGTGTTAATGTGGGGGATATAGTCATGGTCGGAGTTGCAGTTGGAGTTATAGTCATGGTCGGAGTTGCAGTTGGAGTTATAGTCATGGTCGGAGTTGGGGTTATGGTCATGGTCGGAGTTGCAGTTGGAGTTATAGTCATGGTCGGAGTTGGGGTTATGGTCATGGTTCTTGTTGGCGTTGCTGTTATTGTTGGAGTTGGGGTTGCTGTTATTGTTGCAGTCGGAGTTGCAGTTGGAGTTATAGTCATTGATGGAGTTGGGGTTATGGTCATGGTCGGAGTTGCAGTTGGAGTTATAGTCATGGTCGGAGTTGGTGTCGCTGTTATTGTTTTTGTTGCTGTCATTGTTATTGATGGAGTTGGGGTTGCAGTTGGAGTTATAGTCATTGATGGAGTTGGAGTTGCTGTCATGGTTCTTGTTGGAGTCATTGTTGGAGTTACCGTCATTGTTGGTGTCGCTGTTATTGTTTTTGTTGCTGTCATTGTTATTGTTGGAGTTGGAGTTGGAGTTACTGTCATAGTTCTAGTTGGGGTTATTGTTGGAGTTCTAGTTGGAGTTATTGTTGGAGTTACAGTCATTGTTGGTGTTGCTGTCAAAGTTCTAGTTGGAGTTGCTGTTATTGTTGGCGTTGCTGTTATTGCTCTTGTTGGAGTCATAGTTGGTGTTACTGTTATTGCTCTTGTTAAAGTCATAGTTGGTGTTGCTGTCATAGTTGGAGTTGCTGTTATTGCTCTTGTTGGAGTTGCTGTTATTGCTCTTGTTGGTGTTGCTGTCATAGTTGGTGTTGCTGTCATAGTTGGTGTTGCTGTCATAGTTGGAGTTGCTGTTATTGCTCTTGTTGGTGTTGCTGTTATTGTTGGTGTTGCTGTTATTGCTCTTGTTGGAGTCGCAGTCATTGTTGGCGTTGCAGTCATTGTTCTTGTTGGAGTCGCAGTCATTGTTGGCGTTGCAGTCATTGCTCTTGTTGGAGTTGCTGTTATTGTTGGAGTTACTGTCATAGTTGGTGTTACTGTTATTGCTCTTGTTGGAGTCATTGTTGGAGTTACTGTCATTGCTCTTGTTGGCGTTGCTGTTATTGCTCTTGTTGGAGTCATTGTTGGAGTTACTGTCATTGCTCTTGTTGGCGTTGCTGTCATAGTTCTGGTTGGAGTTATAGTCATTGTTGGCGTTGCTGTCATTACTCTTGTTGGCGTTGCTGACATAGTTCTGGTTGGAGTTGCTGTTATTGTTGCAGTCGGGGTTATTGTTCTTGTAGCAGTCATTGTTGGCGTTGCTGTCATTGTTCTTGTAGCAGTCATTGTTGGAGTTGCTGTCATAGTTCTGGTTGGAGTTTTAGTTGGAGTCATTGTTGGATCCATGAGAGCAACTTTTGCGCTTGCGCCTTCTGCAAATGCTTCACGGTTTGAATCTTGTAATAGTGTAAACGGCGACGTATTAGTTATTTTATATTGCTTTCCTTTATACAAAACACATTGACCTGTAGGATAATTATCTTTTATAAAATTCATTTCGCCAGTTGCTTCATTAAAACTCTTTATGTTATTTGTAACATCAAGACAAAATGGAGATACAGTTGGAGTAGGAGTCATTGATCTAGTAGGAGTCGGAGTTTGAGTAATTGTAGGAGTTCCTGTCATTGTTCTAGTAGGAGTCCTTGATGGAGTTTGAGTAATTGTTCGACTTGGCGTTCTTGCTGCGGCAGCTGCATCTGCTATTCTTTTCTGTTCTGCGGCGGCTGCATCTGCTATTCTTTTCTGTTCTGCGGCGGCTTCATCTGTTTTTTTTTTCTGTTCTGCTGCTGCCGCTGCCGCTGCCGCTGATGCTGCCTGTCGTTTCCTCTCCTCTTCTGCTGCTGCCTGTTGTTTCTTCTGCTCTTCTGCTGCTTTTGCTGCCTTAAGTGCATCCTGCTGCTGCTGCTGTTTCTTCAACTCTGCTGCTGCTGCTGCCTGCCTCTCCTGTTGTAATTGATACGCTGATTTAGGTGGCATGTTTTTATAAATTTAATATATACTTACTAAATAATAAAAATTGAATTTATTCAACTTATTAAGTTGCAGTTAAAAATCATGCTGCGTTTGTTTCACGACTTAAATAATAAATACGAAATATGTATTGACGAAGTTGGCCGAGGATGTCTTTTTGGAAGAACATACATAGCCGCCGTTGTACTATCAAAAGACGGTTCTTTCGACGGAACACATATTAAAGATAGCAAAAAGTTCTCTTCAAAAAAGAAAATAAAGACCGTTTCCGAATCTATAAAACAAAACTGTCTTTATTACCACATTGCATACGTTGAAAATGACGTTGTTGATCAAATTAATATTTTACAAGCCGTAATGCAAGGTATGCATGAATGCATCAGTACTTTGATACAAGAGATTAATACTGACACTGGCATAAAAAATGAGTTTCTAGCCATTATTGATGGTAATTATTTTAAACCGTATACTTATTTTGACGACAAATCAAATTGTATTGTTGAATTACCACACATTACGGTAGAAAAGGGCGACGCTACTTATATGGGAATAGCCGCAGCAAGTATACTAGCTAAAGTCGCGCGGGATGAATATGTCGGCGCCCTTTGCGAAAAATACCCTTTATTAAAGGAACAATACCAATTACATACGAATATGGGATACGGAACCAAAGCTCATTTAGAAGGTATTCATAAACATGGCATTACCAATTTACATCGCCTATCCTTCCGAGGAACTCAAAGTGATTTACCCATGACATTAATTGAAAACATTTGATTTATAATATGTAGCCTTTATACATTTTTTTTTTACTAGACTAATATATAAATGTCATTCACTAGATTTCATGATGACCCCAACCGTATACATAAGCAAGTTCAACAAAGTACTTATGCGGGTACGTATCAATTAAATAGTCCGGGTAATGGTCTTGACCTTCCTTTTTCACAAGAAGCACAACTTCGTCTTCAGGGATGGGGCGCCAATTTTGATAAAAATATGATTAGCCAAGAGAATGATTTACGGGGACTTACACGCAAATTAAATAAAGATTATGTTGATGTGAACAATTATACAAAATATCAGCGATTGCCTTCTGAACCGGCCTATAAAATACAAGCGCCTTACGTTGAGGAAAGCCGCGCCAGCCATCCGGCGTGGACCTTCCGCGATTTAGAACAAAAACGCTGGGAAGAGCCCTTTTTAAATCCACAAGCTAGTCTTGAAAAACCATTTCAACATGATATTCAAACTCGTATTTTAGAAAAAGATAATTATGTAGCTGAGATACCAGATTTGTCAACAATTTCCAGAGTCAATGTATAATGGAATTTAATTATTTATCCATCGGAAATGATTGTTCCAGTGCCCGTGCATTAAAAGACCTAAATTTGAGAACCTGGTCAGGCCCTTTTGATTGGACTGAAAGTCCATTTGATGCGCTTTGTGCATGTTTACAAAACAATTTTGTCATGTTTCATAAAAACGTACATTTAGATGATTCGAAACGAAACGTCATTGATGACTACGGTATTAAATATCCACATGATTATCCAATTAAATTATTGCCAGGCTTTAAAAAATCGGAAGACGGATTTGTTGCCGACCGTTTAGTAGATGATAATTGGGAAAAATATACTGACCAAGCGGTTGAAAAATATGGTCGCCGTATTGAGCGCTTTCGAAACGTTATGGCGGATAAATCAAAACCCATTATTGTTCTATACCGTGATAAATATGAGAGTGCGGTTATCATAAAAAAAATATTAGAAAAAACGTATTTACGAGAACATATTATTGTCATTGTCGCAACAGATGAAAAGATTTTATCATTAAATCCGGCAATTATTATATGTAATCCAGAAGCGGGAGGTAAATGGAACGATAAAGAAATATGGAACGGCGCAATTCAAACTGCAAAACAAAGATACCATTTTTTAATAATGAAACCCGTAGTTGTGAATAAACTGTTTGCTATGAGATTTAGCATGGCGTAATTTAGAAATATTCACGCCGTTGGAAATTATTATATAATTCTAATATAATTATATAATCTAACAAACATGGAAATGGTTATCCCGTTATTTGCATTATCGTCTTTATATTTAATTAATAGCCAAAGTAAAAAGGAGAACTTTCAATCGAAGAAAAAAACCTTGCCAAACGTTGATATACCTAATCGAAATTTTCCTCAAGAAATGCCTGTTATCTATAATGAAACCGATTTAACTAGTGAATTGTCAACCGTTAATAAATTTAACAGTGCTGGTGGTGTTTATACTGACAAATTTTTTGACAAGGATAGTGTAGCCGGAATAATTCTGGAAAGCAATAATCAAAATACTCCGAATGGTCCGACTTATGCATCAGATACCAGCCCAATGTCACAAGATGCATATTATTCTTTAACTGGTAACAAAGTTGGTGCCGATTATTTTCAACATAATAACATGGTCCCTTTTTTCGGAAGCAATGTGCGCTCATCTCAAATTAATGCTAATTCGAACGAAAGTGTGTTAGATAATTATACCGGTTCTGGTTCTCAAATCCAAGTGAAACGCGAAGTTTCCCCTATGTTCAAACCTTCCGATAACGAACAATGGGCCTATGGTGCTCCTAATAACAGCGATTTTTTTCAGAGCCGCGTCAATCCTAGCATGCGCATGGGAAATGTAAATCCGTTTGAAAAACAGCAAGTTGCTCCTGGACTCGGGCTTGGTTACACAAACGAGGGGTCAAATGGTTTTAACTCCGGTATGATGATGCGTGATCATTGGCTCGACCGTGGAGTTGACGAATTACGCGTATTAAACAAACCAAAGGCTAGTGGAAATATGTTGTATGGTCACGAAGGACCAGCGGCAAATTTTATTCAAAACGGCGCCACTACAGAACAAATGGGTGTTATGGAAAAACACCGGCCAGATCGCACATTTGAGATGTTTGATAATCAAGGTTCAATGTCTCGATTAATGACAACTACGGGAGCCGAAAAGGGCCAGACTATGCGTGCTATTCCGGTTGACAGAGAAACATCGCGCCAAAATAATACCAGTGATTATATTGGTAATGCTGGTTACAATAACGGAGGAGAATACGTAAATGGAGAATATATGCCAACTCACAACATTGAATTGGGCGAATTTCCTCTTGGTCCGGCCAACGCACAAGGCCGTAATTATGCTGCGGAGGGAGATTTTGAAATGCGCTCTAAATTTGCTTATCCGAATAACCGCACAGTAAATAAACAGGGCGATTATTATGGTCTTGTTAGCGGAGGATTAAAAGCTGCCGTTGCGCCGCTTTTGGATATTTTACGCCCTTCCCGTAAAGAAAACGCCGTTGGTAATTTACGTCCTTACCAAAATCCGGGCACTCGAGTATCAAACTCATATATATTTAATCCTAATGATAAATTATCAACCACGCACCGCGAAACTACTGAAAATTCTAAATACGTTGGTAATATTAATCGTAATCAAAATGGTGGGGCATACGAAAGTACACCGCATCAAGTTTCTAATACGGCACGTGCCGAAACGGGCGATTTCTCATATAGTGGTATAGCTGGCGGCTATAATCAAATGAAATCTTATGACGCCGAGTACAATCAACGTAATAATGATATTAAGAGTTCGACTATTGACGGGCGTATGGTTCCTGGAAATATGAGTTTAATGAACGGTAATATTAATATGACTCAAGCCAATCGTGATGGACTCTTGGCTAATAAACGCGCTGTTGCTGCTACAATGCCTTTTCAAAGTCCTGATGTATCAAATATGGGTAAATTACAAGGCCATGACCCTCTTTATCAAAATATTCAAATGGACCGTACTGACGGCGATATTTTGACTGCCCTTCAGAGTAATCCTTATGTAGTCAATTATAAAAATGGCCTATAAAATTAAATTTATTAGATATATAAATTTAATTCTTCTTTATTGTGATTCTTTTGAGAACCTTTCCTCCTTTACGAAACGTTTTTCTCTTACGAACAATTTTCTTTTTTGCACGTTTTTCACGTTTCGTCTTATGTTTTGATGTTCTTGTCTTCTTTTTTCGAGAACCTCCACCAGAACATCTATTATTACGAAAAATAACAAAGTCTTTGATTTTATTTAAAACCTTTTTTGCGACGCGTTTGGCCAAATCATCGTCATCAGAGCTCGAGCGTTTGTTGTGATGTTCTCGTTTTTCTTTATCTTCATCATCGGAACCCTCCTCGTCGTCTTTATGGTGGTGTTCCTTTTTATCTCCTTCCTCCTCGTTATCTTCTTCTTCGTCCTCTTTTTTATCTTCATCTTCTGACTCTTTTTTATCTTCGTCTTCGGACTCTGTTTCGTCTACTTCATTGGCTAATGCTTCCGCCTCTTTTTTTGCTTGTTCCAATTCTTCATCTGCATCTTCACTACCCGCGGCTTGTTTTAATGCGCTTGCTACCATTTTAAATAAGTTATCTATAATATCAATATATTATTTTTACGGAGTGTTTTTATCAACTAAAACATGTTTTGCCACATTACGGATAATTTTGTCATCGAATTTATTTTGTTCTTCTTCCCCGTATCCCCCTAAAGCATTTTTATACATATCAATACAAAAATCATATTTTTGATGTTCTGGATTTAAACACTCAGGGTTAAGTTCTCTCCATTGCTGTAATTGTTGTAAATTTTTATCTGCTACGCGACCAATGAGTTTCTTCAATTTTGTTTTCTCGGCATTGTCCTTATTCCACTTATCGTCGTCTTTGATATACATCGTTTCGCGTTTTAAATCAGTACAATGAATGGGACGTTTACTTACTTCAATAGTATTTAAATTTTTCATAATAATATTGGTTATTCCTTCGATATATCCATAATGTCCAACGTTCTCTAAATCTTTGATTTCTAATTTTATGTTATTGACAAAATCCACCATATTTAGTGCGTCCTTACAAGTTTCGTTCAAGAAAACATTCAAATTAAACTGTGTATTATTCGTCGTGTTATTTGTTATTACGTTTGTCGGTTTGGCCATTTCCATAATTTTCGTATTTTGTTCCATAATTTTATTCTGTTGCTCGATTAACAGCGTCTTAAATTCATTATTTTGTTTTATAATTTCAGACATTATTTCCGTGTTAATATTCGGTGACGTCACTGGTTCTTGTATTTCGACGGATTCGGCCGATAGTACAAACGAACACGTCTTACGATGACGACTTAAACCGGATGTAAAACTAAAACTACGACCGCATATACAGTGTATATTTTTTTCGGCATTTTTTGAGTTATCATTCTTTACCATTTGGTGTTTACGGGTGGACAGATGGGCTGCCCAATTACTAGATTTGCTGCAATTAAAGTCACAACGTTCACAATAGAAAATTTCGGCATTTTTCGGCATTTTTTCTGTTATCCTAAAATGGTAACAGAAAAAATGCCGGGCGTTTTTACCGAAAATTGTTATGGTAACAACACAGAATTAAAATTTCGGTATTTGCTGCATTTCAGTCACAACGCGTTTTTCTGGGAAACTTTACCTCGTACTTTTTGAAATTGGACATTTTAAAAATGTCCAAAAAAAAAAAGTTGACCTATTTCTTTTTGGGAAAGTTAGCCTGAAAAACTCACTAATATTTTAATTCATTGTATTGTACCATTTATGGTAAGACAATATAAATTTAATAAAAAGCAGGAGAAAAAGGAAAAAACGCGGCAAATCAATATAAAAATATGTATAGTAGATATACAATGAATAGCCCAATTATAGGCAATATTGATATAATAAGCGAGCTTATATCCATAGACTTTTTACATATATACGCATATGAACAACAATACAAAGAAGATAAGACATTTCATCAATATTCAAACAATTTTCCTCCACTTATAAAACACCAGTTTGATTTAATAAAAAACGGGCATATTATGCAAAAATTAAATCGTCATTATAATGGCGATATAGTCGAAAACATAGACGGAATGAATGAATTGTATATTAGCGCAATTGGCTCATCTGGTTCTGATAAAGTATTTGAAATGGCGCATATTGACGGCCCGTTCTTTTTCTTACCGTTTTGTACTGTACTTCGTTGTGTTGTTGGTATAAAAGGCGACCCAAATATTGTAACCGCTTTCCCGTTAATTAAACAAGAACACGCTTTGTTAACAAACGAATTTATGGCATTTGATTATAATCGCGACACACATTTTATCTATAAAATAGAATCCGACCAAAATACTAGTTCTCGAATTCTATTAAAATTACATTATTTAATTACTCCCCGGTTTATTCCTAGACCGGTTGCTCAAATTTATAAAAAGGCACATGTACTATATAATTCATTTATGAGAACCACGTTTTTAGTTTCACAACAAGATTCAATATTATCAAAGGTTGTTAATGGAGGAACCGTATTTTATTGCTGGTTTTATAATAATAAAGACACTATAATTACAATGGCTGGTGGATTATTATTATTTATGATTTGGAAATAAAGCGTAGTTTCATTATTAGTAAAATGAAACTACTTCAATATATATTTTACCCATTTTTCTTTATAAACGCGCGTAGTTTTGTCATTAGTCGTCAGGCCAAATCAAAAAGAATATTAAAAACCTTTGAATTTTATGACGCAATGTCTCAGTTAGAGAGACCAAATAAATTAAAAGGCGTGTCGAAATTAATTCGTAGTGACAATATTTTACCGGCACTATTATTAAATTTTACTGGTGGTTGGTTATCGAATCCTCAACTAGTCAAGTCTAAACAATTTATTATTAGTGCTGTTATTACATTATTTGTTATGTCTTATAGTATGATAGTAAATGATGTATTTGATTTGGAGGTAGACCGTATTAATAATCCTGAGCGACCATTAGTAACTGGACAAATCAGTCGACGAGAGGCTATTGCGCTATCAATATTTATAGTTGGAACAACCGAGTTTTTAAACAACCGTTTTATGCCTGGTTCGATGAAACCATTGGCCAGAATGGCGCTATTTATTGTTACTATTTATACGCCTATTTTAAAACGTATTTGTATTATAAAAAATTTGACGTGTGCTGGACTAATATCTTTTGCGCTTTATTATAGCGGATTGGCAGTTAATCCACTGATATTACAATGCGAACATAATTTATTAAATATTGCAGGGCAGCTGATTTTTTGGGGATCCTATCAAAACGAGGTTTTATTAGACATATTAGATAAAGATGGCGACGAAAAAGCAGGTATTCCAACAGTGCCTGTGCTTTTTGGTAATGAAGTTGCTTATACAATAGCTAATTTTACAATTCATTTTAACATATTATGGAACCTATTTTATCAAATGAGCCGGGCTTATAGACCAGAAAACGGATTTTTATTGATATTATTTTGTTCTCCTTTATTAAATGGCTTACGACAAATAAAAAATAGCGATTTTAATCATGCCGCCGTTCGCAAATCGGTTAATTCAACCATAAAACCTATGGTTTTAACTCTATTATATATTTGTTTTTTACGTTCAACTGCAAAATAGGGCGCACATATTGACGGCTTCTAGATTTTCTTTTGGCTTCTCAAATAGCGAACGAATCATAGCATCATCGCGAAATCTTACTGTATAACTTTGTTGAATATTGTTGCGCCCAATACGACCCATGGCTTGAATTGTTTTTTGTTGAGTCATATTTTTCAAATCCTTTCCTATGAAACCATGACAGAATTGGTAGTTGGTTCCATAGATATAATCTGATGACGCTATAATAATGAAGAGTCGTTGTTCATCAGCCAAACGTTTCATAATTTCCATATATTTAATATTTGGCTTCTCAATAAACATACCAATACCTAGCAACAGTAAAACTTTCAAATTGTTTTCAATATCCAAACTCATAATATATCGCGTTGTAACTTCATCAATCTTGGGAAGAAATGCACTCGCACTAATTTCGCCCGATGGCGCCCATAATTCCTGGTGGGGTTTGGTGTTTGGCACGTACATTGGATCTAATGAAACCATTTTTATCTCCTTGCGCAGTTTATTTATTTCATCAAGTAGTGCTTTTGCGTCATTACTGAGCCTTTCGCTATCGATTTTCTTCTCTTCGGATTCGTCATTTGCGCCTGCGCCCATTTTGTTCTGTTCAGCTTCAAGAGAGTTTTCTAATCTGACGATTTTCTCAGTAAATTCGTTGTTTTTAACAATTCTGGCCATAATAGTTTGGAATACTACGGGTGAAATATTTGATTGTTGGATATAAAAGGTACCGACTTTTTGTACGTCTTCACTAAGGAATATGGTCGGCCCGTCAGTAAGAGTATACGCGTCGGCAGTAGTCAGTAAAATACCAGTTGAAGTCTTTTTAATAGCTTCGCGATTAATATCTGTTGACATACTTACAGTACGGGTAAGGACGGACGGAATTGCTGAAGATTCCATGCTTTTTACTTTCCGTATAGAACGAGACGAATCAAATTTCTTATCACAAGTTGTGTTTATGTAGGAATAAACATCTGGCCAACAAGCAGATTCAATATGTTTAAGTAGTAATAGGTAATAATTTTTTAGAGAATCCATAGTAATATCTCCGATTCCACCCGTAAAATAATCATCTGCACTATACGCATCATCAATAATTTCCTCTTCATGCAAATAAACGATGAATCGGACGATTTCGGCCAAATCAAAATACCGCAAAAGAGTACGATTTTGAGAACAATAATTTACACATCGAATCATTTCTTCATAGTTTGAATATAAATTGTGTGGCAAAACACTGTAGTTATCTTTATTCAAAATAGGAATACTTTTACGACAATCATGGCTTTCAATAACACGTACCTCGGCGCTTTCGAATTTCCCCCTGAAATCCTGTAGAACAGAACCAATTTCGTCTTCTTTAGGCAACGTTGCGCAGGATAGTACAACGTTGGGGATTTTATTTTCGGCCCAGTTTTTCTGAATCGTAGCGTGAAGCGGGTGTGTTTTATAATCCATTGTAATAGTAGGCTCATCCCAATAGGTAATAATATTTGATGCGTCATTGAATGCAAGCATGTAATACATAGCTGTTAAATAAGACTGTATATCACAAATCATGATTTCAACCTTTGATCCATTCGAATTATCTACCTTTCCGATACCACCGGATTTGCGATGTTTGGTATAATCTTTTGCTGCGAAATAATGAAGACGAACATCCGCCGCGCTCTGACAACCAAACGCAAAAGCCACTTTCTTTTCCATGGAAATTGCCGATTTTGCTAGTGCAACGCCAATATGTCTGGCTACACATACAAATATAATACAATAATGTCCGGCAAGTCCGATAGGACTTAGTGTTTTACCAGTTCCGGTGGGCGCAGTATAAAGAACTAGCTTTGGGCTACCTGTGTTACTTTTAAATATTGAGAACAATTGCTTTTGATGATTAAATAGCGCTTTGTCTTGGTATTTTAATAAATATTTGTTTTTTTCAATAAACTCATACGCATTTTCCATGATGTTACTGGGTTCTGTGTATTTAGAAGAAATAGCTACCAATTTATCTACAAAATCACAGACATGTACATTCAAATGTGCAATAGACTGTTTTTGCATATGAATCAAAGTGTAAAGATAAAACGCATATTTGTTTTCGCGTTTATGTAAATGTTTCAATAACTTTTCACACAGTGAAATCAAGGTATATTCGAAGACGGACTCGGCGTTTTGTTTAATATTCGCGTCAATGTTCATAATACGAATATTGTCCGCACTTTTAATCTTTTTAATCGATGAGCCCTCCATGGATTGAATAGCAGCAAGTTTAATGCCAAGACCGGCGCCGTATTTTGTCAATATGGTCTGAATCCATTCACTGAAATATTTTTGATAGAGAAAGTTCTCGTTTTCAGAAGTCATTTCTATTTTTGCAAATGAAAACAGTGACATGTTTTCGTTTGACTTAATATTTACGTCAGTATATCCATCAATTATTAGTCGAAGAATCTGTTTTTCTTCGGGGGATACGGGAATTTCTATATTTTCCCATTCTTCTTTGGTCAATTTAGTTTGAGTAAGGTCCATTGTGTTTTTCAATAAAAAAATAATGCGTCTAACAATCAATTTTTTGTAACATTATGGACAACATACGGGACCTGTCCACTGCATACAATAACATAAATATCCACATGATGCAGACGCAGTTAAACAACAAAGAATTTTTGGCGCATTATTTAAAAATACTCCACTTGCTAAATCACATTTTTCTATACCGTAAAAACAAGATTCCCTGATTTTAAAACACACGGATAGTTTTTCGCCAATCAAATACCGCGTTGAATCGACAGGAACAGCCACAGGTAACTCATCTGGCTTATAATGAAAACTATCATCGATCGTTACATTTGCAAAAATAACATTATCTACTTCAGTTGTGATAGGTATAATAGATACCATGCTTTATAATTCTTTTATTTTATATGAACAAAAGAATCAATTTTTATACATTCAAAAGCTAGACGCACCAGAATATTGCAGAATATCGAGAACTTTTTTTGTAGTAGGAAACTCATCGTGGCCATAAATATCCTGTAAAAGCATCCACTCAAAGAGCCCGCCGCTATATAAATAAACGTGTGAAAATCCCAAAGTCTGTAATTGTTTATATTTTTTTTCTGCGCCATGATCGCATGCGTTTTTTCCGTAAATAATAAACTTTTTTGATCCTAAATCATAATTGTTTAATAAATCGTTTATAGTTTTTTCTTCGGATTCATAGGGAAGAGTATTTTTGATAAGACAATCCTGTTCGCTTGGTGCAAGAGTATTTATAATAACAAATTCTGTCCGACGTATTGCTGTTTGTACGTCCTTAAAGTTAATTTTATTTATGGGTTTAGAAAAAAAATCGGTTATATTAGTAAGCATGTATTTTTTATAAATAAAATTTTATATATTTTCTACGCATCATTATATATGATACGTAGAACGAAAAAGAGAGGAGGTAGCAAAAGTTATTCCCGTAAATCGCGCGGAAGTCCTAAAGGAATTCCTATCCCACAACATCGAGTAGATCAGATTTTAAAATTTGAAGAGGAATCTGAAGGTATTATTTGGCCGGATATGTCTGCCGAGGAAAAGGCCAATAACGCTTTGCGCCGAAAAACGGTTCTCGAAAATCTAAGATTCCCTAGGGGAACAAGCGATTGGTCTAAAATAACGTCGATTGTTGTGGCTTACCATAATTCGTTGAATGCTAAAAAGTAAATTTTGTCTCAAACAACATAAAGCTTATACAGCTAATAAAACGTGCCGCTCTCCGGTTTTAGCTCAGTTGGTAGAGCATTTGACTGTAGTAGTTTCTGTCGGGTATCAAAATGTCATCGGTTCGATTCCGATAAACCGGATTTTATATATGGCACGCATATATAAAACTAATTGGATAAAAATTGATTCTTGGACAAATTGTTTTGTTTTGGCAAAACCAAACAATGTCTGTTGAAACGGTCGATTTTGATATGCATCATGTATATAAACAAAAGAATAAGCCGTCAATTACAAAAATATTTAATAAGTGTCATGTAATTCAAATTCGTACATTAAACGGCAGGAGAATATGCTGTTGTATTTACGACAACGAAACTCTACATGACTTGTACCAAAAATCTTACGACGCACTGTTTAATACTACTAACGTTTTGCGTGTCGAAAAACACCAGACCGTACGGGATGAAATTCCTAATCAACCATATCATGCTATACATGATATTGTCTTGTTAGATAGGGACGAAAAGATACTATCTGTTCCTTGTGATAAGAACGTTCTGTTTTACGATTTCAAGCGCGCAAATGAGAAATATTTTATAGCATCATCACAAATTCCTGTACTGAGTGTTTATAGAGTCTACGTTATAGACAATGAGTCTCTGGATTATCACTTTAAAAAACAACAAAATAAACAGGAATCGGTCGTTAATAGAATGAAACGTTTTATTGGGTGCGCATTTTAACGTCGGCGCTTTTGCGTTTTCCTTCCTCCGCTAGATTTTGATGAAAACATACGTACAAAAAATCCTTGTTTTTTTTGCGGAACTGGAGCAGGAACAGCTACATGATGCTGTAATGGTCGCGCATGAATAGTAAAGTTTCTGTCGCGCCTTGGTGCAATTATGCGCTCTTCCGGGGGTAATGTTTTTGCGTATTCACGTATCGTGTGTCTTACATGAGCCTTTTTATCTTTAATTTCCGCCGAATTTCTGTAGCGATTATCTAAAGCTCTTGATTCGCGAGTTTTGAGTTCTATGTCATGTTTAGTTTCCGGGGAAGGTTTTTTATGATGAGGATTTTCTTGTGGCGACGTAGTTAATGGTTGTTTATTAAATACTAAAACTTGCGTTTGGTCATTAATTCTTACGCGCTTTTTCTCGGTTTTTCTAGGGGAACGACTAGATGATCTACTTGATGACCGACTAGAAGATTTTTTAGCTGACATATATATTTTTATCATAAAATAATCCTGCCAAAAATTGATTTTTTGTTTTATTGTTTTGATTACATAAAAAATGACACGTCTTAGAATTTACTCTATCGAAGGAAATATTGGTTCCGGTAAAACCACCATTATTGAGAACTTACAAAAAACATTTGAGAACAATCCAAACGTCGTTTTTATTCGTGAACCTGTAGATATCTGGCAAACCATTCAAGATGCAAATGGAGAAACAATTTTGGCTAAATTTTATAAGGACCCAGCAAAATATGCCTTTACGTTTCAGGTAATGGCGTATTCAACGCGGCTTTCAATGCTACGCGCGGCGATTTTGCAAAATCCTAGATGCGACGTTATTATTTGCGAACGCTCCCTGGATGCTGATAAACATATATTTGAAAAGATGTTGTATAATGACGGTCTAATAGACGAGGTTAGTCATCAAATTTATCAAAGATTTTACGGGGAGTTTCAGGATGAGTTTCAATTGGCGGGTATAATTTATATTGATGCGGATGCACAAGTATGTAAGGAGCGTATTGAAAAGCGCGCAAGAGTAGGAGAGGAAACTGTTGCCCTAGATTATTTGGAAAAGTGCCAGAGCTATCATGAAGCTTGGCTTTCCGACAAAGAACTAAATGCTCCTGTACTAAAAATCAAAACGAACGAAGAAGTTACGTATGATTTGACATGTCCTAATGATAAGGGATTGGTTTGGATGATGCAGATAGTGGAGTTTATTTCATTGACAAATGTGCAGAAGATTAGTCCAGTAGAATCTTTGGATGATGTTTGTGGTAGACCATTAGAGCGGTTTGAGGAGTTTTATAATCCAAATATTTAATTTTATTTTGTTTGTAATCGTATTACAAGGTCTTCTAATTCTTTAATACGTTCTTTAAGTTTTTTATTTTCGTTGGCGAGGTCTTCAACTCGAGATAGTTTGTTATTCAATGTCTTTACCTTTTTTTCTAAATATACTATGTGTTCTGTGTACTGGTCTTTTTTATCCCTTTGGTATTGGTCGTAAGAATAATCGAATTCTTGAGACATGGTTTTAAATTTATTAGATATTATTAATCTAATAAATAATATTTAATTAAACTTGACAATAATTTTTACCGATTCCTTTTTAATACATTTACATGCACTTACTGAAAGTTCCTCACGCTTCTTGCGTGTCTTACCGTTATCGTTTATATCGATTGAGTCATCAATACTAATATTACGCTTTGATGTACTATTGCGATGATTCATGTCGTTCTCAATATCTTGGTAATTTTCCTCAATATAACCTACGATTTGGTTCTCAATAGCCCACTTGAAAAAATTTAGCTGACCAATCGTTGTCTCCATAAAATTATTGTTGTCGTACGGAATACTAATGCGCTCCCAACGACAGAATGGGTCAAATCGGCGTTTACTATAAGCCTTGAGTTTGAGTTTATAATCATTATATACCTTAAATCGAACAGATTCGCCTTTGTTCATACCATTAGGTAACTCATAAATTGTGTAATTTTTCTTAGCAAAATTGGTAACAAACCAGTCGACAATACGTAAAGAAATCTTGGATTCTCCATTAATAATACGCATCATTTTGGTAAGGTTCTCGTGATTCTTATAGAAATCCATTAAATTACGCATTAAAAGATCGTTTTGTGTATTTAAATTGGTCGAATTATAAGTGGCCATTTTAAATAAAAGGCCGTCATTTTTTATGCTGTTTTTACGCATTATATTTTAATTAACTTCCTTCAATAAAAATGTAATATTATCTTTTTTTTTTATATTTATATTTAGTTAATATATAATGGCTGAACCCGGTTCTTCCGACAAGTGGCGCTATACGCTTTATACAACGTTCGTTCTACTGCTTTTGTTCAACCCCGAGACATATAAATTGATGAACTCACTTTTAGGCCGTTTTGTAGGTCCTGTTGCGTCCAAAGAGGGGTGCCCTACTATGTTAGGATTTGTCATTCATGCAGCAGTTTTCACATTGGTTGTGCGGTATATGATGGATTTACGGATATAGAGACAATTTTTATTTTAGTAATAAAAATTGTCAGAAACAATGGGGTTTGCTGCCTATTGATTTGTAATAAAAACCGTTATAAGCAACGTTTACAGCATAAATGCTTTGCTTTTGTTTTTGAAAAGCAAGATTTGCCTCTTATATGGTTACTAATTATTTTAACAAAGGACTTTCACTCTATGAAGTCCCCCACCCTAGAAATTTTGCTTAACCGTTTGGTTGAGCAAAATTTCTTTATAATGTATAACTGATAATATATTCCTGTTTACTATCTTAATATAAGAAATATTATCTTATATTAATTTTTTATAATTTTAATAATAAAACGCACACCATAGTACGTTTAGTTGGAGTAGGCAACACCAGCCATACCGGACATCACGCGGAGGACGTTGTAGTTCACGGCGTACACACGGACCTTGGCCGTGGCGGTACCGGCAACAGCGCCCGACGAGAGCACGAGCTGGAGCACAGCGTTGTCAATGCGCGAGAAGTTGCACGAACCAGAGGGTTGGTGTTCCTCAGGGCGAAGGGCAAAGGAATACACGTTGATACCCGAGTCGGGGGAGCGGGTGTGGTGCTGGTAAGGCTGGACGACGTCGAAGTAAGAGCCTTCGCGCTCCGAGAAGCGGTCCTGGCCGTTGAGCTGGAGCTTGGCCGTGACAACGGGGTTCTCGCCCCAACAGTGCATGTCAAGGGCAGTCTCAGCAAGCACGAAGGTACCGGCATCGGAAACACCAGAGCCACCGCTGCTCGCGAAAGGGGTAGATTGGAAAGGCGTTTCGGCGGTGGTACCGGTCTTCCAGTAGCTAGAGGCGGCGGCTTCATCAGGAGCACCAGGCATGCTGAAAAGACCAGAGGCATTGATGTAGGTGTAGGGACCCGTGGTGGAGGTCTCGGAGGGACCACCGTAGGCATGGAACGCGGGAGGAAGGGCGTCGATGGCATCGGTGTAGTTGAAGGGCTGAGCACCGAGCGTGCGGAAAAGCACAGTGGTGGGGTCAAGGGAAGCGCAGTAGTCAACGTTGGCATCGGGCTGGACAACCCAGATAAGCTCCTTGCAAGGGTGGTTGAAGTTGAGCTTGATCTTGTTCGACGAGGAGCCAACCGACTCATCACCAGTGAACTGGAGCTGCTCGATGAGGTACTCGTGGGGGTTCTGTGCCATCTTGCGGCGCTCATCCGTGTCAAGGAAGATGTAGTCGACGTAGAGGGAGGCAGCAACAAGAGACTGCTGGTAGGCAGAGGAAGCAGAGACGGTTCCCGTCGTGGTAAGGCTGGTAACAGCCCAGAGGCACTCGCCAATAGGACGGAAGTCAATGTTAATCTTGACCTCGTGATACTGGAGAGCAATAAGGGGAAGCGCAAGACCAGGGTTGCGGCAAAACCAGAACTGAAGAGGAATGTAGAGAGTGGTCTCGGGTAATGCGTTACGAGGGGCGCAAACCTGGGCAGGGCCACCGGCAGCAGCGCAAGGACCAGAGATAGCGGCAAAATCGGGGTCGCAAATGTACGAAAGATGGGTAGTGTTACCAATCATCTTCCAGTAGCCACGGCGTTGCTCGTTGGACATGGTAAGCTGGTTCCAGATGTGCATCCAGTCGCCATATTGACGATCAATGCGCTGGCCACCAATCTCGACCTCAACCTGGGCAATGATTTGCTCGCCAATGAAGCTGAGCCAACGAGCCCAGATACCACTGCCAGAAGCACTGTTCATGTTCTGGTTGATCTCAGGGAGAACAAGTTGGAGGTAGGTGCGGTAGCACAAATCGCCGTTGCGGCTGATCGTGCAGGTCACGCGACGGCCAAAATCGGCCTGACCAGAGAAGGTCTGCTCGATAGACTCCATGGCAAAGTTGGTATGGCGGCGGTAAGACACCTTCCAGAAAGTAATCTCGGGGGTACCCGTAAGGAACACGTCCTGGGCACCGTAAGCGACAAGTTGCATAAGAGCTCCACCCATGGTGCGACTTTGTTATATACTATGCTGAGAAAATAATTTCCGGACAATTGCTAAATTAATTAATTAATTAATGGATTGGCCCTACAATACATCAATTCAATAAACGCAGAATTTTCTTACCTAAGTCGCAGATATTTTAATCAAAACCATCATAAAATAAGTGCACTACCTCTAAAGTCTTATTTGTTTCGTTGTTTGTCCAATATTGTATTTGATTTTCTAGTAATTTTAACCGGTTTATCCAATCTTTGTTGCTTTCTTTGTTAATAATAAATATTCCTGACTGATTTGATTTCCAACACGATTTTATATAAATATTATTATTATTAACATATCCATCTGGATTAAAACGAATAAACACCAGTGGTCTATGTCCAATATCTTGTGAAATTTCCATAAGACGTTTATTTTCACAACTACAATCGTAATTATTATGTTGATTTTCGTCTATTTCTACAACGACAACTTGATTTCCCATGTCCAATAATAAATCAGGTCTTCGTCGAGAGCATCCGTCTTGAACTGTTTTGTCTGTAATCCAAGTAAAATCTGGAAATATATTTGTAATATGATTTACGATATATGTTTCTTTTGTTTTATAATTTCGAACAACAGGCTTATCAGGAAATAAATTTATATAACAAAACAAACAATGCCCATCATATTTGTTATTATGGGTAATAGTTGTGCACCATTCTGATATACATTTTCTTGATATTACATCAATCATCTTATCACTTTTATGAAGAACACAAAACCTTCCTTTTTTTTCATTAATTACATTATATAGCGGTCTTATTTTACAACCACTATTTTCACATTTATCATGCTTTACATCTATCATATCTTCGAATTTATGGTCGTTACAATACATTGCCATATTTTCCCCAACATAATTAAACGATGGACTCTTACTACATCCATCCTCTGCACATTTTCTATGTTTGGCGTCAAACATTCCTTCCATCTTATGAACTGAGCAAAATCTGCAATGAGTATCTGTTTCAAAACGATACGAAGGCGAAGTTGAACAAGTAGCAAATTCACATCGCATGTGTTTTACATCAATCATATCAATCAATTTATGTTTTGAGCAAAAACGACCCACTGTCTCTCCTTCTACATTAAATTGAGCAATAATTTTACAACCATTGTACTCGCATCTCTTACTGGCAACATTGACCATTCCTTCCAATTTATGGTCCGCACAATAGATACCTTTTAACTCTCCTTCGTTATTATAAATCGGTGTTACGTAACATTTTTTGCCACCCGAACCTAAACATCGTTTTAATGTCAAATTTACGGTACCATCCAATTTATGTGTATTACAAAAACGGCGTTTTTCATCGGGAAACCCAAAGGTAGCGCGCTGCCCGGAGCATTCATTGTGCTCGCATAATTTATCGATTACATTAATCATTTCTGGTTCTTTATGCCCTGAGCAGAATCGGCCTTTTTTGGTTCCTACTATATTAAAATAAGCCGACTTACCACAACCAGTTTCGCATTTGCTCGGCATTTCAATGACATCAATGATTATCTTCATGTCGTTTTGATAATCATTTAGTTGAATCTAAAAAATCCGTTGATGTTGCATTGTGGATAATGAAGTTTTCTAAATAGTTTTCCTGAAATATTTCGCGCCGACCTTCGTGTTTTTTAGTAAAAATATAGGAATCTTGTGATTTTTTTACTGACCAACCTTGGTCAAGGGCATTAGCAATAAATAACATTTTTTGGAATTGTTTACGGTCCATCTGAATATTAGAGGGTAAATTGAAGGGTAATTCCATTTATAATATAGCTACAATACGAAAATGAGGTTTTTACGAAACAATTAATTTGTGGTGATAATATAAGATTAAATATGGCAGCGCCTGATGATTTTAGGTTATTAAATGCTTTATATGTAAAGGAAGACGTATGTGGTTCTGTTCCAGTAAAATGGTATTGGGAATATGCCTTAAATAATGAAGATATTTTACACGATGTTTCCCAAAAAATGAAAATGTCTCAGTTTGTTGTTGATGGATTAAGACGTAATAATTTATTATTAAATGCCAAAAACGGTATAGTTCCAATTGTCGCAAAACCAGCATATAATACAGAATCAGTACCTGCGACAAATTTGCCTCCGTTACAAATACCAGCTGTACGTCCTGCTGAGATTCCGGAAGCTATTACTAGGTCAATATGGGATACATTAGATGGTCAAGAGTTTGATATACCAAATATATCTATTCCTAGTAGAATATTTGATAGTGCAACCCGACATATGGATGGAAATGCTTTTGGCGAGATGCGTGATTTTTTAAATACTTATAATTTAAATAGGGTTCCTTTGCCGTTGGACAAATATGGTTATATAAACTGTTTTTTAGTTTGCACAATACCGGAAGGCGAAGAATATATTATTTTTACGGTTGGTGTATATATTCCTACTGACAATATAGAACCCCAAAAAACTGCTTCATTAAATCGATTATGTGGTTCAGGTCCAACAACGGTTCCTGGACAAGACATATTACCTGGTTCCGCAGCAGACGTATTAATAAACGCAGCAAGGACAGCCGTCGCCAATAATGGACCGCATTATGCGGCCGCACAAACAGCAGCAATTAATGCATTTTCTCAGTCATTACAAAATCCTCAAGTTTTGGCAGCTATGAATCAATCAATAGATTTTGAAATTAGAATGCTCCCTAGCTATGGACAGGTAGCAACGGGGATTAATTCTGATGTAATACCATTACCAAAAGGTAAACATGAAAATGTTTATTATATTCCTACTACCATTGCCACGATATTTGGCATTCAAAATTTTCCCACTAACGCACCATCTGCTGGCTTTAAAACATATCAACCGGATTTTTTTCCTCCCCCAGTTCAATTAACCCAAGGAAGTATCCATATTGTTTCTAATACAGTGACTTCAGAAAATTATGCCTGCAAAAACGTGAACAATACCAATAAAATCACTGTACCTGCTAGTATGGTTGCTCCCGGAATAGTGCCATCTCATCCTGGAATATTAGCTGTAAACTATTTAAATAGTGGAAATTTTGGTAAAAACGCATGGATATACATAACTAGCCTTACTCCGGCAAATATAACAAATCCTACAGTTTTACGAAAAACTAGGATGTATTTAGCACATAAAGCTTGGGGCGATTTGGGGCATTTGGTTTGGTCTAGAAGTTCGGATGTGGGGTGTACATTAGACACATATTATAGAGATAGATGTATTAATAATTTTCGTACTGTTATGTGTAAAGTAATAACTTTTGGAAATGCCGTATTGCCAACAATAACAGCAGTAGCAGCGTCAACTGGTGGTAAATCGACTAGAACTAAACCCAGTGTAATTAAATCAACAGGTAGTAAAACAGCAAAAGGACCAGAAACTAAGAAGGCATCTTTACAACCAGCAAAACTTTCACAAAACAGAATAAGGCTATCATATTATAGATTCTATAATACTTGTAGACATCCGGTTAATTGGATGGACCAAAATCAACCACCTTTAACTGTTGATCAACGTCAATACGGAGGTGCCTCAAAATTAGTTAACAAATCTAATATTGCCAATTTAGAAAAAATTTACGACAAAGTTATTGAAGAGTTAAGAGAATTTACTACAAACAGTGACGAAATAAAAGTAGCTGATTTAATAACAATTCTCGCTGAAAAAAAAAAAAGTTTACAACAATTAGAAGACGGGTCAAAAAGAGATTTTGTAGAAGCATTTCCTATTTCTCCATTATTTAATTTATCTAAAACTAAAACATCAATACGAAACCAAGGAGAAAATGTATTTCAATTTAAAAAATTAAAGTGCCTTTTTCCGTTTGCAAAAAATGATGCTACGTCTACTTTTATAAATATTCCGTTTACACAACAAGTAGAATTAATACAAGAGGCTGATTTAGAGTTTCCGTTTAGTAAATTATTAGAACTAATTTCAATAAAGTTAGAAAGACGCGCTATAGGCGACGCAGAAGATTTGTTATATCAAATCGATGAAATTAAAGACGACCAAGATAAATTTTTCGAATTCATAGATGAATGTCTACAACAAGGAATAATTAATGAATATGAAATTATTATGGAATATTTAAGAATAATATGTAGTTATGACGAATCTTTGGTGCAAACTTGTTTTTCGTTATTGTTCGCATTAGTTTTTATTGATGGCTATAACATATATGATTTTGATTTTTTAAAACAATTTGTTGCTATCGTCAAAACAGAAGACTATGATACTATATATAATGTTATAGATGGTATAACAGAAGAGGAACAAAAAGTTGAAGATACGGAAATCGACCCCGAGCTAGAAAACCCAAGTAGTGTTTTTTCTGTCCCTCCAGATTACTCTCAATTAGACAAGGTGCGAGAATTTGGTTTCGGCAATACTGTTTTTAATACACCAATTAGTGCTGCTAGTGGTGGTTCTCGAAAAACCCTGAAAAAACGCCGCACAAAACGCACCAACAAAAAATCAAAAAGGGTGTCGAAACGCAGAAACCGCAAACATTAATCGCTTAAAATCAATATAAAAAATCAGCTTCATTTATTCATAAAAATCAATAAATGAACCAAAATTCAAAAAAACTCCAACCAAAGACCACAAATACCATAGACGAAAAACACAAAGAAATGTTACAGTCTTTCCACGATAGTGAAACAACCACTATACCTGATTTAATTAAAGAAAAAGACAGACTTAAAACTTTAATACCAAACCTAAAAGAACACGAAATCGATGCCTACATGGAGATCAAAGACAAGGTTCTCGCAATCCAGCGCCAAATCAAAGAATTAAAACATGCCAAGAAGCGGTATTTATTAGACAATTCCAAATATATTTTCGATTACTTTGAAGAAAAGAAGAAAATTAATACGGGCGATAATAATCAGAACTCTGTGGTTCTCAATTCTTTCTTTAAAATAAAGGCAAAAACGGTAGATGCATCCGACCCCAACAACGACAAATACAACCAGGCAAAACGGTCTTATCAAAATTATTGGCGTAATGTAAACGCAGATATTATAAACATCCAGGATTTCGTGGTAAAATCGGATATATGCGAGGCTTGTTATCAAGGAGAACTTATTCCACAAGATGAAGAGGGAATATTAATCTGTAATAATCAAAAATGCGGTAAATTTATTACATATATAATTGATAGTTCAAAGCCTACAAATAAAGAGCCACCCAATGAGGTATCATATACAGCGTATATTCGCCTGAATCATTTTAAGGAAATTTTATCACAATTTCAGGCCAAAGAAACGACGCAAATTCCCGAGGAAGTTATTACAGCTATTCGCGACCGTATCAAAAAAGAACGCATTAAGGATATTAAATTAATTAATTATGATAAAATGCGCGAGATTTTGAGAAAACTAGGTCTCAATAAATACTTTGAGCATATCCAGTATATTAATAGTATATTTGGTATTAAACCACCAATTATGAACGAGGAACTACATGAAACTCTATGTGTTTTGTTTATAGAAATCCAAAAACCATGGGCTGTGCATTGCCCGGCAAATCGCACCAATTTTTTCAATTATACGTATACACTATATCAGCTCTGTGTTCTATTAGACCAGGTCCAATATTTGCCTTATATTCCGATGATGAAAGACCGTGAAAAACAGTTGGAACAGGATATGATATGGAAAAAGGTATGTCATGATTTGGACTGGGAGTTTTTTCCAACGGTATAATATAAATATATGAAGACGAAATATATTTATATCCTATTAATAATGTGCGCATTTTTACTATTGACTCTTTATTTTATAAAAACAACAGAAGGCAATTCGGAATCAAATCCGCCAATTCATATGGGTAATTACGTATGCCGATATTTTTATAATTTAGGAAAATGCATTCACGAGAAAAAAGATTTTGAATTTGATGTACCGGATAGCATAGAGTTTATAAAGAATTTACCGAAAAAAATAGGGTATAAACAAGATTTTGATTCAATTCGTAATGAAATGGTGGCAGGGCAAATTGACGATCAATGGTTTATTCATGGTCAACCAAATGATTATGGTGCTTTTGAAATGAAGGACGTAAAAACAGAAAAATTTTGGCTTGCTCTTAAACCACTTGCACATAAAATAATGGATGAGGCATTTATTGCAAGTAATATAGTAAAAACCATAGATAGTCCAATAATCCATTTTAGATGTGCTGACGTACCGTTTTCTAAGCATCCTGGTTATTTATTTCAAAAATATACGTTTTTTAAAGATGCTCTAGCTGAGATTACGAAACGAACAAAAAAATACGACAAAATAACTATGTCTTATTGTAATACGCATAGGTCGGGTCAAACAGAAAAGGAATCTTGCGATATATACGCAAATTCGATTACAAAATATATTGAGTCGTTAGGATACAAAGTAGAGGTGCAATGTAATGAATATGTGGATGATTTTGCAATGATGTTTTATGCACCAGCAGTTATTTCAACGGGTAGCTCGTTTTCATTTATGGCTGGATTTTTTGGAAAAGGAGTTTTTATATCAGGTGGGCATCAATTCTATGAATCACCAGAGCAAAATAAATATTTGAATGATATTGGCGATTGGCTTTTTAAAGATTATAATGTTTCCCATTCCTCTGTTGCTGATTATACCGACACTGGCTCGGTAATTAAAATGTTATCAGAAGAATAAAAATGTATTTATAATAAAATGGCCAAAAAATATATTTATATTATTCTCTTAGTTTTGCTATTTATAATATTGTTGGGTATAATGTACATATATACAAAACAAATGGACCCGTTCAACCAAAAAAGAACGGCTCATTTATTAACTTGTGACAAAGAAAGCACCAGAACTAAATTTAGTGAGGATGTACTAAAAAAAATAGGATTTAACGTGGAGTTGTTTCAGTGCATCAAAAACGAGGACAAAGTTTTATCCAACAAAATAAGTATGTTAGAAATATACAAAAAAATCGCCACTGGTTCCGAAGAATGGGGATACGTATTTGAGGATGATATAAATGTTCTCGATAAAATTGACCTAGATGAATTGGTACAATATGAGAACATTTCAAAAACATTCTTTTATTTGGGAACATGCGGATATGAAAACAAATATAATTTATATAATAGCAAATCCATAAACGGTCATCAGGTGGCCAAAATAAAAGGTCCGGTCCGAGGATTACATGCCATAGCACTATCTAAAGACGGAGCAACAGAATTATTAGAGTTCTCCAAAGATAATTCGGAAATTTATATGGACGTAATACTTGAAGCATTTGCGCAAAAACATAATCCAAATATTGTTAGATACGATTTGGTTAGCCCAGACGATGGTGGTCATAGAGGAATATTTTTCCAAGACCGAAACCAGTTTCCAACAACAATATAATATTATATTAGTATTATAATATTATGATTTATTCATATGTAGGAGCGCCCTCGTTTAAAACTTCAATAATAATGTGCATTTGATTTGCGTCAAGTTCTCGATTTCCGTTATGATTACGGAAAAATATGATTTTATTATCTTTGATTAGATCCTTTATCTTTTCTTTATCTTCATCCAAATTTGGGACGAAATGAAATCCGTAATTTGTAGTGTTTTTGAGAACCGGTTGCATTTCTACTTCGGGCATTTCATTCTGTACGAATTCGCCAATACTGGCATCGTCAATTTTGCCCATATCTATCTTGTCTTTATTATTAATAATGTTCATAATTACGTCGGGCGAAAAAATAATAGCTGTTCCGCTGCTAAATATAATAGTATTCTCTGGCAATGCCTTTTTGTTTTTATTATATTCCATATTCCAGCATAAGGCGCATCCGTATTTTACTGCGTTTTTGCGTAAATCTTTTTCTAATAAATCGAAACGAATAATTGTGCTAATATTACTGCGTACCACGTATTTATATTTGGGAATTTCGTTTTTAAAATATTCAAACGCATCAATGGTTTTTTTTAATATTCCAGGAATAAAAGATTCGTCACCCTTTACGTATAAAATATCGTCTTGTAAATCAAAATCTTTTTCTAAATCCGATTTAAAACAGTAATAATAAGTCTTTACAAACGAGAACTTTTTGTAATATTCGCGAGTCATTTTTTGCATTCTATCGTAGGGGCCGCCTCCGTCCGAAGAATATAGCACTAAATTTAATATAGGTATTGGTTCTCCATTATCTTCGAATGTTTCTACATTTGAAAACACAATTGAAATTAATATTACGAGTGTTAATAGGCCTATTAAAAATAACTTTTTATCTAAAATCATAGCTAGCTTATAATATAGAGACATTATATTACAAACTTAAATTTCTAAATTTAACCCCTCTTTTTGTGAGATCGGTTACGCTTGGTTCTGCAAAATGTACGCTTGGGACCGGATGCGCGTTTGCAGCTACGCTTGGCACGTCTACATTGTTTTACGGTTTTTCCGCGGCACTTGAGGGAACGATGCATCGTATAAAATAATAACAGATATTATTATTTTATGTCAGTGTGTTTAACCAACCATGCGAAGACCGCCAATCAAATTAGCGCCTAAACCGAAACCGGCACCAGCACGGGCGCTTTCCCCAATGGAGGGAACAAAGACGTCAAGAATGCTAAAGGTGGCGGCGGCACTGAGGGCCAAAATAATAACCTCCTCTAAATTGAGCGACTTCTTAGGGATAACGACGGCAACAAGAGAAATAACAATACCAAGGACTAAATACTTGATAATACGCTTTACGAGCTCAGAAAAGTTGACCATACCGCTCATTTTTGCAGATATATATTATAGAAACAAAAAAACTAGATGAATCAATAAATAAAATAATTCCTAAATCACTTAAACATTATCCTCTCAATATTATAATAAATGTCCGCCTTTGAAAAGAAGACTTTGGACAACGGGAAACCTAATCCTAAATATATTGATTTATGCGATGAAGACCAACCTATAGCTGGACAGAAATTCGCTTGTTTGTCATTTGTTTCCCCGGAAAAGATATTGCAAAAGCGTGAAATTTATTTGTTTGACGAGTTCGTGAAGCAATGGGATTTTTCAAAGTCTATGGAGAAGTTTAATGAATTTTTGCAGTTTATGAGTTTTAAGTACAATCTCCGTGTGGATGATGTTATGAAGAACTTTGATGAGTTTAAGACAGAGGAATTTGAGAAGCTAAAGGCTGCGTCGACAAACGATGATTATAAGAATTTTTTGGATAAGCACGAAGATAAGCTAAATGAGCAGTTTAATCGGGACCACGCGTTCCAGACTTCTGTCCGTGGGCTTAAATTGCGTGGAGTGTTTCCTACACAGGAAGAGGCGGAGATGAAGTGTAAGAAGCTTCGTGATATGGACCCGCATCATGACATTTTTGTTGGTCCTGTGGGTATGTGGATTCCTTGGGATCCGGATGCTTACAAGACTGGTCGTATGGAGTTCATGGAGGAACAGCTTAACGCTCTGCATAAGTCGAAGCTGGAGAATGAGGAAAAGGCAAAGCAGGAGTTTGACCGCCGCGTAAAGGAGTCTAAGAAGAAGGCTATTGAGGATAATATTAAACTCGCGGCAAAATCTGGTAATGTGCTGACCCAGACTATGGATGAGGAAGGTAATTTAGTGGGTGTTAAGGAGAGGATTAATTTTGAGGAACGAGAGGTAGCGGACGAGGAGGGTATTAAACTACATAATGAGGAAGTAATTAAAAAGGCACTTGAAGCCAATGAGAACCTTCCTGTTGATTAATTTATTTAATAAATACCGATAACTTTGTTAGCTCAGTTGATTGTACCGAAAGGTCGTAGGTTCAAGTCCTACACAAAGCCAAATAATATCATGATATTACGTCAATATATTATTTTTTTTTATAAGTCTTTCGATTTTTTTTTGTCTTTGTCTTTTTTGATTTGTGTTTTCCACCTTTTTGTGTGGATTGCCACCAAGAATTTCCCTGCATTTGAGAAGGCTTGGTATAATCATTTATTATCTTTTTTGGACCTAAATATGCACGTGGATGTTTTGAAGGCAATGGTGCATCATTACGTGGTTCAGGACTAGGACTTGATTTTGCAGATAAAGAAGGCGATTTAGATTTTCGGGACCCACGATTATTTGGCGTTGTAATGGGCATTCCCTTGCTTGGTGGTTTTATTGACATATTGAACGTTTTATATATTATAAGTAGATAATTTATTTTCTAAAAGTCATCATAAGTGTTGACCTGCGAAATAATGTTATTAACAATACTTATAATTACTGATTTAGGTTGATTTGTATTGACAGCATAAACAATGTTATATAATTGTTGAAATAAGAAACGTTTATGTGTTTGTAATTTTGGTCCCAAAGGTTGAGCAAGAGCAGAACCAGTGGGACTTATCTGGGTCCCTGGTGCTAAAGGCAAAACATTTTTACTGAATTCTCCGGTATAATTTCCGGGAGGAGTAGTGTTCATAACAATATATGCTTCGCCCGTTTTTGAATCAATGGAAATGCCCATTCCAAATTTAGTACTGGCTACCCATACCAAACACGTAAAATGACCAGTTGTATCACTGAACCCGGGTTTATAAAAATCATAAAGTGCGATTTCCGCATACCACGCATCGACAGCTTTTTTAACGAGCCCTACAGGGTCAGTGCCATATCCTTGGAAAAACGCAAGGTTTTCTCCATACGAGGGATTACCGCTATGTCGTATTAAATGTTGTGATAGTAATTGAGCAGACCACGTTTGTGCCGCTCCATAAATGCTGTCGTCCCAACTTAGTGCAGGTGCCTGATTTTTAGCACGATACATATTTACGTAATTCGTAATGTCCGTTTTTTGCGCAGCAGTAAAGAAAGACATTATATATTTAAAATATATAATGTCAGCTAAATTGTTTTTAATGCATATTACATCACAATTGTGATCATAGTTAGCAAAAAATTGATTTACGCGGTCGGCTTAAAAGTTTAATAAAATATGAACATAGAACTTACAAAACCCGAAGGAAACGCATTTGCTCTTATGCATATAGCTACCAGACTTTGCACGCAATTAGGCATAGATGATTCGGAGCGCGATGCACTACTGAAAGATATGAAATCATCAGATTATGCAAATTTAGTAAAGGTTTTCTGGCTAAAATTCAACTCAGTTGTAAACATTTATAGTAATGGGGAGCCTTATGTGCCTGCAAATATTTGATCTACTATTCAGAAACAATATAAACATTATTTCATAAATTAAATGAGAATGCATACTTTTTTACAAATAGCCCAGGCAGTTTTTAATAATGCATATAAAGAAAAACTACCAATACATTATCTGGATGGCTCTCCGGGATTGGCATTAAAGTATTTAAATGAACAAAGCGTTCATGAGGATTTTTTGCCTCAATCTGAGCGCAGAGGTGTAGAAAAAGTATTTTTTACGATTTATATAACAGAACTAAGGGCCTGTTTCCGATCCAAATTTGCGTTTTTAAATAAAGTTCTTGAAAATATGTTTATTAATGACGAAACCAGAACACGATTTATGACATATTTTATGAAAATTCAGCGGGTCTATCATGTTTTGGCAAAATTTGCGTATAGATGGAGGCACAAGACAGCGCCATTGCTTATTACAAAGGATGTTTATTTGAATGCGCTTATTGAAGACGCACCTAGAGTCTTTTCTGTTGTACAAAATAAAAAGAAGTATTTGTTTGCAATAACGGATTTGGTTAATATATTAAATACGTCTTTGGGTAATAATTTTTTCTTTGTCGCAGAACCGTTAGCTTGCAAAAACCCTTATAATAACCTACCCTTTAATAAATCGACATTATATAATATATATTTTTTTATTAAACGGACGGACTTTTTAATGCCAACAATGTTTCATCAGTATTTCCTAACCAATTTTAATCTGCGCGAATATGCAGAACAAAACGATGATTTAATAATCGAATACGCAATTAAACAATTTACTATTCATACTGACGTCGAAGAATTGTTTTATGAAATTACAAATATGTTAGAAAGCGATAAATATGGAAGAAAAATAAAAATAGATCCCGAGTTTCCTAAGGAAAAATTGGTTGATATAATGCGTCCGTATTTGGAATTATATTATAAAAGCACGTATACGGTCAATGAAGCAAAACGTTCAAAATACATTACAGAATATTATAATAAAATAAAGTTATTCCATACTTTCAATAAACGGTTTGGTAATAAAACTTTTACTCGATCAATAAAAACAAAAAACCCTTTTTCTGGTTTGTCTAACTTTGTTGCCATATTTAATGAAGACCATATAGTATTTAATTCTGAACATAAAGATGATTTTTACACAAGTCATCTTTACTTTAATTGTTCTCAAGAATGAGACGATGGTTTTAATCCTACGTATACATTATCCGGTCCGCGTTGTCTAGTAGACGGCGTCGCTGATTTTCCAAGAATCAATATATTATCTGGTCCGCGTTGTCTTTTTGATAAAGACTGCACTGACTTAGCTTTTTCTGTTTTGGAACGAGAAGTTTTGCTCACATATTTGGCCAGTTTTTGTTTTAAAGTCTTCCGTTTTTTGAGTTCTGGCTTTTCTTCCTCATAATTTTCTTCTGACGAGGTATCTTGTATTTCGTGCGGATATTTTGTTTCATGAAAGGTGCTACTTAACTCCTCTATAGATTCGTATAAAAAATCAATACAATCATCTATACTAGGATCTTCGTAAGCGTCAAAAATATCAAATAATATTTTTCTATCTTCGTTAGTGATCGGTTTAAAATCTTGTTTGAATATAAAAGGCATTCGATATAACATATTACAATATCGAGCTATTTCATGCTGTAACTGCTCCTGTACAACATTTCCTTTTTCAGGGACAATATCCAAAAACCCCGTATTATCACGGAAATTAGTAAATTTACGATGTCCGCTCGCATAATCTGCGAAATCACTATATCTATAATCAGCCAAGTCGATGGACATAGGTAAATTACCCATATCTTTAAAACATTGTTTGTCAAAAAGTGTAGTATTTTTCACAAATCCCATTTTGGAATAAGAAAAAAAGCCTGCAGTGTTTTTATACCCATCAGCAAGCTCTAGGAGCCCATACCGTTGACCTATTTTTTTACAACAATACAAATAAGCACCTAATAAAATTGCGCCTCTTGGTTTGTCTTTAATAGAACGCACGCAAATCAAATTTACAGAATAAGCGTTTGGTAGACGCCGACATTCCCCCTTCTCAATAATAATAAACCCAAGAACGTGGTTCATTTTTTTATTTGCCGCGGTTTTGGTATACGTATGTCCTTCTTTGGCTTTTACATCAAGATAATTTGATTCAACGAGAACTAGAATATCAAACTGGCTATGGACCAATCTACGAACGGCATTTATCCCATAAGTTTTCCCTATCTTTTTTTCACATACGCTTTCTGCCATAAGTTCTAAAATAGCATTTGAAACGGTTTCCACTCTTTCTAAACTGGGTTGGCGATTTATCATTTTAGGTAAATTACGTTGGCTCATACGAATTTTTGGTGGGCTATACCATTTGACAAATTCGTCGTGATTTAATAATACACGACCCTCCAGAGCTTTTACTATTTTTTCATTGTTTCTATAAGCATCTAAATGTTCACTTATAAATACTTCTTTTTGCATACTATATTTATATTAGAAAAAATATATATTAGAAACACATTAATCAGTGCATTTGAGCAAACTTTTCCTTACAATTTAATAGCTGTTTCTGTTTAGTTTCGGCCCATTCTACGTTTCCAATATTTCTGTCCGGATGGTATTTCTTTGATAATATGCGAAATGTCTTATTTATATTAAAGCCGTTTTTAATGAAAATGTCGCGAAATTCAATATCTAGTGAATCTGTAAATTTGGCTAATGATTCTATAAACGCAGTGCGTTTGCGTTGTTCTTGGTCGGCTAGTTTCTGTGCTTCTTCTGCTTTCTTGCGCGCTTCCTCTTCTTTAATTTTTGCCTGTTTCTTGGCTTGTTTAGCATGTTGTTTTGCTTTTCTTAAAGCATCGGCAGCTTGATCGACGTGCTTAGTTGGTGGATTTAAAATATTACGCCAATACGATTCTGTTGCCAACTTGGTAAGTTCCTCTGCGTTATGAACCAACCTTTGTTTTAGTCTATCTATTTCTTTTAACTTTTTGGCTGCTTTTTTGAAGATATCGGTTTGGCCCACATCCTCTGTTTCTAGGACCGAAAAACGGTTTGATTTTGACATTGTGTTTTTTCAATTAAAAAATACAGTGTGTGCAAGTTTCAATTTTTTTGATTATTGTGAGAATTTTTTGTCATTTTAATCATAAGGCAAAATCCTAGCAATTCCTCTCCCGTCTGTATACATAAAGATTCCGTTGTCTGCTTTGTTTTCCCAAAACTTACCCACATATTTTTCTATTCCGTCTGCACGAGTCAGAGTACCTTCAACCATCTTGGTTTTGCCGGTATTTTTATCCTCCCAATATTTCCCCAGAAAAACAGACCACCCCAGAAAAACAGGCCCGTTTTCATAAATTATTTTCCCACAACGATACCCCTTCTCTAGTTCTTCTAGAGAGAGCTGAAATATCCCGGTGTAAGACCCTCCTCCGGCGTAATTAAAACTACGAATCTCTCCAAAACCGTTAGGTGTAGAAGATGGTTGAGCGCTTGTATCAGAAGACATTGTTGTTTTGTGCCTACAATTTTTATGTAGAACCGGTTTCAATTTTTTTGCTTATTTTGAGAACTTTGTTATAATAAAAATTAAAACCTTTTTCTTATTATAAAAACCAAGTATCTTTCTTCCAAATCTGGAAACAACATGTCGGTTCTTAGGCAAGTAGCCGTTCACAACTTTTCGTTGGCGGCAGGTCTACCTCAAGAGATGGCGGACGAAATCTTGGGGTTCTGTTTTTACGATACTATCACGGCACTGCATCGTGCCGTGCATCGAGCAAATATGGCGGAGGTGGTAGAGCGTTTTACGGGTGCGTGGATAAGTCGGACAAACACGCCCTTGATTTACTTTTTGTCTTTAAGTTGTTTTGAACGCGGTTTATTTAAAAAGCAATGTTTGCTTCTCATAATCTTGCTTTTGTTACAACAACTCAAGCCAATTTAAAATTTTTTTTATTTATAAAATAATAGTTTGTTTTACCACTTCGTCTTCTTCACATTTATCTGCTGCCCACTGCGTTTCTTACCTTTACTCGGGTCATACGCTTCGTCTTCGTCATCAGAACCCATTCCTTTCGAAATATCCCAGAATTCTTTCGAGCCCAACCTGAAGTCGGGGTGGCCTTGAGCCTTGTACCAGAATATTTGGTCATTCAGTTTATTTGACTTGGCATTGTTATTTATGACCAAACATTCATAATTCTCGGTGGTCTGGTCCATGACTGCACAAAAGCTCTCGAGCGTGGGAAACATCGATGCATAATTCTCCCAGATACGTTTTCGATTTGTCATGTAAGGTTCTCGCAAAATAAAAACATAATCTATGTTGGTTCTCAGGTTGGGAGGAATGCCCAAAGGATATTGCATTGTGATGATAAGCATGATCTTCCAATGACGTCCGTTCATAAATAGTAAGCGCATCATTTTATCGCGAGTCCATGATTGGTCATACAAGCAATCATCTAAAATAACAAAAGCGCGGGGGTCTATTGATGTACGATTATATGTTTCGAGCTCTTTATTGACCTGCTTAAGAACGGCTTTTTGACGACGCAAAATGTTCTCGATTAATACAGTATTATATTCCTCATGAATAAACAATTTGGGTACATGCGCTGCATAAAAACCGTTTCCTGCTTCTGTTCCTGAAATAACTGTTCCAATAGGAATATCTTGGTGATAAAATAATAGATCTCGCACTAAATACGACTTACCTGTATCACGACGTCCAATCATAACAATAACAGGTCCTTTATTTTCGTCGGGTTTAAAGGTAATGGAACGCATATCAAACTTCTTTAGTTCTAAAGTCATTGCAATATATATTTTAGAATATTAAATTTTGAAAGAAACTACGTGAATGCAACGTTTTATAAATTAGTTAGGAGTCCTTTAGAAAAATGTTTAAAAATACCATACAGAAGTTCTCAAAACCGATGGATAGATTTAAAATTCACTATTCGAAAACGAATCAGCTCTCTTTAAAAACTTTAGAGGAAAGCTTTAAGCCAACCCATGAAGACGCGAGATACGAATATAACCCTTTTCACATTTCTAATCTACAGAATTACAATCCAGTTCACGCAGAATTTTTTGAACTAAACGAAAAAAACCGTGACCGCATAGCGTTTAATCATAGATTTCATATAAAGGATTTAACCACAGTGATAGATAGCCAAAATAAAAGTGAAACTAACAAGCCAATATTTATTAAATATTCTCCACTTTTAGACCCTTTGCGGTTTATGATTGGCAAATATGTTTTATCTGACCCAAAAACGAGAACATTACCGTCTGGTGAAAACTCAAATGCTACGATTGCTAAATTAGCCAGTTATCATAACAGCTCTTACGTAGATAATTTTTTCTGTTACTTAAATAGTCAGATGTTATATAGTCATCGAGTAGCAAATTGTTTAGATTATTATGGTTCGTTTTTGGGCGTTCAGCAAAAATATAAGATGAATATTGTAGACGATTTGGAATACGTAAGTTCTTCATCATTTTTTAAAGAGAATTTAGGTAAGCATTTTGCTGTAAACCACGAAAGACATAGTAATAATTATAAAAATTTTGGTTCTCGTGGACATAAACTTAAATTAAATATTTCATCTAATGTTCTCGATATTGATGCAGTTGCGCTAGATGAAGAACTTTTGGTCGAATCAGTAGGGTCCAACGAAGAATTAGGAGAATTAGTTTATGAACAAACAAAAAAAACATCGACTTCTTCTTCCGGCAGCTCCCATTCTTCCAACAATAGTGAGGTTAATTATAGCAGCGAAGAAGACGATAATGATGGGGAAGAAAGCTGGTCTACTGAATCTGATGATGATTCCTTTGATTCTGATGAGCCAGCGGATGAAGACGATGAGTATGTTTCGGCATATATTAATGACTTCCCTATTCAAATGATATGTTTAGAGAAGTGCGATGGTACCTTAGATGAGCTTTTTATGAAGAATCAAATTAATGAAGCCAATGGTTCGGCCATATTGATGCAAATTATTATGACACTTTTACTTTTTCAGCGCGCATTCCGTTTTACACACAACGACCTCCACACGAACAACATCATGTTTGTCAACACGGATGAAGAATTTATTTTTTATAAATTTGAGAACCAGGTTTACAAAGTTCCTACTTATGGCAAAATATTCAAAATCATTGATTTTGGACGTGCTATTTATCGTTTCGAAGGACGTATTTTCTGCAGCGATAGTTTTGCCACAGGTGGAGATGCCGCTACACAATATAACTGTGAACCATTTTTAAATGAAAACAAACCACGTTTAGAGCCAAACTATAGTTTTGATTTATCCCGCTTAGGTACTTCAATATATGATTTTGTAATCGATGACGACGACGAGAACATATTAGATGATTTTCAAAAGACTATTAAACGTTGGTGTAGCGACGATAACGGAAAAAACGTTCTTTATAAGAAAAACGGAGAGGATCGTTACCCAAATTTCAAATTGTATAAGATGATTTCGAGAACCGTACATAAACATACACCCGAAAATCAATTAAAATTTAAGTATTTTAATCAGTATCGCACCAAATCGACGTCCAAAAAAATCATTGATTTGGATTCTATTCCGGTTTATGCTTAGGTACCTTTTCTATATTCTGATCAGGCAATTTATACTGACCACATGGTCCACAGTGGTCTTCGTTAGAATAATCTATCTTTTTATTTATCTTTTTATTGCAATCATTGAGATGCCAACGACCCAATACTTTTTTGGGTTCATAAAAAAATCTACGTACTAAATTTGTTAAGAAGCGCATTAATAATAATATATAATTAGTTTTATATTATTTTACTAATAGAACCGAAATTTCTCCGTAGTAATGATTTGACAAGTTTCATCGTCCTTCGTTAACATAAGCCCGCTTCCTTCTATGCCAATGTATTTATCGGTATAGAATTTTACGTTATCAATATTGATTTGAACATATTTCGACCGTTCTACTCCAATAAATAACATTAAGCGTTTACCGTTTTTATATTTACGGATTCGTGACGAAGCAATTAATCCGTTGAAATGATATGTTTCTCCATTCGTCCGAAAATAACAACCTGGAAAGAAGTCGTTGGTTTTCATTAACCAATATCCATATTTTCTTACCTGGTCTTGCATACTAAAATTATCAATCTTTTTTCTACGATTATTCGCGTAAATTGATACATCATCACGCTTTAACAATTGTTTTGTAAAATCTATGCCGGCTATTTTGGCCTCATAATAATGAACCCATTTTCTATAGGACGAAACACAGTTGTTGAGCGTGGCTTTCCAAAATTCATAAGGATGATTCGCCTTCATATATGCTAATTTCCAAATTAACTGCGCGTAAGAATACGCATGAGCTTTACAAAATCCATAACGCGACAAATTCGAAAGACGCTGCATGATTTCCTTTTGTTTATCTTTTGGATATTGTGTCAAAAGCTTTCGAAATTCTGCGATACCCTTATGGTCTCCCTTGGCAAAAGCGCGGCGATATTTGTCAGCAATTCCGTCATCCACTTTCAGATATTTCCCAATGAGGTCAATCGCATCATCATCGAATATAATATTTTTATCAAAATCTTCGGAATCCATACAGTTTCTTGCATCAGCGGCAGCAGGACGGATAATAGATAAGCATACAGCTAGGCCATAAATATCGACTGGCTTAAATCGCATAAAAGCCGTCCGGATAAGCGGAGATTCCCCCAAAATAATACCAATGTTGTCGCCACGATGAAGCATGTCAAATGTTTTTTTGTCATAGGTAAATTCGTCAAACGCAATAGGACAATATCGACCAATTTCGTAACATTGACTAATGGCACGACTCGACAAAATATCGATTTTGAAATTCTTCTCTTTGGAAATATCGTATTTGTTCATAGTAATTTGTTTAAGTGCGCCGCGATTCGTACCATCTGTCTCCAAAAGTAAATCTTCGGGAATACCATCTGGATAATAAACAATACCTCCACAATGAAGAGAATAACCACGAAATGTATTTTCAAGCGCATCTTTCTCTTTACGAATGAATTGCTGTGTTTCCTTTGGCATTTTCTTGATTTCCGTTTCAATTTCGTGTTTACCTATAAATTTATGAACACCGGCATTACGAATTGCTTGACGAAGTGCCGATTTGTCTTGGTAATAAACATGATTACTAATACGCGCAACTTTTCCTGGCCAAGTAAGTGCTATTTTTAAAAATACCTCATCGCGTAAATTATGCGGAAAATCTAGGTCAATATCCGGCAGATTATTACGATATTCTGTTAGGAATCGTGCAAATTTAATATTGTTTTTTACTGGATCGATATGACTAATACCGAGTAAATAACATACCAAAGATGAACCACAAGAACCGCGTGTTACATGAGGAATATGTTTGGTCATATGTAGGATTTGAATTGCTTGTGCCAGATGAACAATCAAATTCTTTTCATGAAGCATGTTTAATTCATAAGCAAGTCGTTCAATATAAGCAGGTTCATCTGGAATAGTACGAATAAACAGCGATTTTAGTTCATCAATAGTTTCAGGTACAAATAGAGATTCCGGGTCAGGACAGGGAAGAGATGTATTCTTACACATTGTCAAATCGTTGATACGAACCAGTTTTTTACCATGAACATGCGTCTCATAATTATAAGACCAAGGAAAGATATCCGCGGGTAAATTTAAATAATGATTCAAATGATTACATATCATGAGTGAATTTTTAGCACGTACATCAATGACTAGGCCAAAACTTTTTTGGCGCGATTTGTCGAGTCGTAAAACACGACCAATACACTGTAAGAATACTTTAGGGCAGCGATTTTCTACTTTATCCAAGAACACACAGCAATCTAGGTTTTTTATATCCGAACCTTCGCGATGTTTAGCTGCACAAAACAATATGGCTTGGTGCTCGACCCTATCAAATTCTTCATAGGTAGCATAGCCGTCACTAGACCTAGATGTGTCTACACATATCAAATAGTCTTTAAAATGTAGCGACCATAGCTTTGCCATTTCACTACATAATTCTATCATACCACACCAGATAATTATTTTTTTATAGGGAAGCCGCTGTTTTTCAATTTCGCACTTTATCAAACAAACTATATCGTCATAAGGAAGAATATCATCACACGAAAACCATTTGATTTTTGGTGGAACAATCACATCATCCAAAAACGCATCATAAATAGAATACGAAGTTAAAATATTTTTATAGGGTTCGTATACCATATTGGGTGTAGCTGAAAATCCAATACATTTGGGCGCCGTTTTTTGTTCTAACATAAAATCATAAAATTGTCGTGTGGTTTTATTAACAATCGTATGGCATTCATCATGAATAATCAAATGGAACGGAAGTTTTATTTTTTTATATTTATCACCTGAAGTTAGAAACGCGCGATTAATAATTAATAACACAGGTTTATTCCAAAACACGGCACTATTTACGCTAGATGTCCATTCGTTTAATTTGAACTCGGCGAAATTCAATACATTGTATTTTTTAAATATATGGTCAAAATCGCGCTCTTTTAAATTTTCACGGTTAAATTGCTCAATCAGAATGGATTTTTTTTCGCATATCCACATCACGTTATGTTTGGGATAGGTTTCAAAAAATCGTAATATAATGTGCATGGCTATCCATGACTTACCACTACCAGTTGCGTGATAATGTATTCCTGACGTAAAATCATTGGCTACCGATTCTTTTATGGCTTTGACCTGATTCGGGCGTAGGTTATTCATTTGATGATTGATATCGATTGGAAAGATAACGATATCAATTTTTACACCATCGTTAAGGCATAAACGAATGAGTGTCTGGGTTATAATTTGCATATCTATCCCTGAATAAAACAACGTCATTATAAATAACGTAATCATCTGCTCGTTGTTTATCAACTTGTTGAAGAACCTGCACGGTTTTGGGAGTAGGTCCAATCCATTCATAAAGACCATATTTTTTATTAAAATCCTTAAGAAACAGAGTCTCTTTGAAATTATTTACAATCGACCATGGCCAGTACTCAAACGGTTCGCTTCTATAATATTTTTCCATATACCAATCAATACATTTTTTCAATATTTCGTCGTCCTTTTTAGACATGAGAAAATTAGGATTAAATGTAGATTGGTCTTCATAGGCCGATACAACAACAAAATCGGCTTTTTCTTCTAAAAATTCGTGGATAGGAGTTACTGGTTCTATATCGGCATCTGCATAAACACCCCCGTATAAATTTAAAACGCATATTCTCCAAAAATCAGCCTTAATAGGACCGCTCTTTATATAATCAAATATATCCCCATAAATTGGTGGATAATTATCAGTAAGCATTTTTTTACATGAATCATTATCATAAAGTTTTATTTCATAGTCCGGATTTAATTTCTTCCAATTTTCAGCATAAGGTTCAATCTCCTTAATGTTTTTATGACACATATAGATTACTTTTGGAATATCATGCGAAGCAAAATTTTCACTAGATAAAAAGGACTCTGTTGCAGCAGCAAATATTATTATAAATAATAATAATAAAACGATAATAATTATATTACGAGTCATAATATATAATTATTAGATTTAATTATGTAATTAGAGCCAATCTCGATTTCTCATAAATCTTTATAGCCTCTTCTTTGTTTTGAAATCCCTCTACATAAGACCACTTACCCGGAGATTTATTTTTATAATTGGTGAAAAACCAATGAATATTATCAAGAATATCATCTGGCATTAAAGAAATATCATTTATTAAATCATAATCCTCTTTCAATACACATATCACTTTTTCGTCGAGTCCCTTTTCGTCAGACATGACCAAAACTCCAATAATATGTGCTTCGTACCATTGGTCTTTTAATAATTCTTTGTCAGTAATAATAACTGCGTCTAGTTCGTCATTATCCATTGCTAGCGTCTTTTCGATAAAACCATAGGCACAAGGATAGTAATAAGGATACGGTAGGGTACGGTCGAGTTCTAATAAACCGTTGCTTTTGTTAAGCTCATATTTTTTGTTGCTATCTTTTTCTATTTCTATAAATACGCGAACTAGACAATCAGTCATTTATAATTTGTTTAGATTATAAGCTGCAAACCCTTCCGAATGTTCGTTTTTGTCATAAATTCCTCTTAATTTCGTGAACGCTTTCTCACGAAGATCGTTGTCCATGGCCATAAAATGTAATACAAAAATGTCCGGTGGTGGTTTTTCTAAATCATTGGTGTAATTTAAAACATCAGAATATACCGAATTAAATTCATTTTCTGGGGCTACACTTATTGTGCTACCATCGATTTCGGGCAACTTTTTTTGATAAATATCTGAAATAGCTGCCTGTTCAAAAGCAAAATTTGTGTATTTATCACGTAAAGCCCACCAGCTATTTAATAAATCCCGCGCATTCTGTGTGTTTTTTGCGATAACAGCACCGCCGTTTGTTTTATATAAGCCACCCGAATTTGATTCGTCAGAACAAATTAATATATCTCCTGGGTATTTTTCAATAATACTTTCAATAGTTATATCGTGTTTATTATATACTGCGTCAGTGTCAATATACATAACAAATTTATGCCCATCATCTAAAGCCTTTATCATCGCTGGTATTTTTTGCCATGCGTGTGTTACTGAACCATCATAAGGGTCTGATACTAATATAAATTCATAACCGTGTTTTTCAGCGTATTTCTTGTTTAAATAGAGCGAATGTCTTGCCCATCCATCAAATAAATTGGGAGTGCAATACATTAAAACAGCACCGCCTTTTGTTGATTCAAAAGTTTCTGTGTTAGCTAGTTCGTATAAGATTGACAATAAAATAAATAATATCAATATTATGACTAAATGTAGCTTTTCCATTATAATATCTTGACATTTTAATGGAAACAAAATTATTCGATATCTGGATATAGTTCTTTATATGCGTTTATAAAATCGTTTTTTTTGCTGACATGTTCTGATAGATGGTCTTCGTGTATTGTGGAATCGTTTTCTGTTTTATAAACGAACATAGGATATTTATAAACATAAGTATTCAATGTACCGTATATGTACCAATCTGATGTATGTCTATGACTATCTGATAAATCGTATTTATTATTTTTATAATGAGCTGAAATAAATTTTTTCGCGGCTTTATTATTTATTAAATAAGCAAGAGCATACGTCATGCGATATTCATGTTTATAATATTCTTCTTCTACTAATTTTTTATCTTGAATAGAATAATATAATGTTATAACATCCCAACCGGCAGGAGCACCATCCAATATTTCGCGTACTGATTTTTTCCAATATTTTTTAAACTCTAATGTTACATCATCTTCAAATATGAGACCAACTTTATAATTAGAATTACTAAATTCTCTTATTGCATCCAAATGCGATATTAAACACGCATATTCGTAATCAGACATTTCGTGTTGTTTTTTATATGCACCAAGTTTTTTGGGAACACTGTCTGGTATTTTTCCATCCGTTGCGCTTATTCGATGATTTGGTATATTATTAAACGTCGGGTCGGATAATACATTTTCCATGTGCGTGCGTCTTTCGACTGAACGGTCTAAATTAATCCAATAAATAGCATCAACACCATCTAAGTAATTTACGTTTTCAAATCCATTTCGACCACTAATACTATATACCAAATATAGTATGAAAAAAAACAGTATTGTGATTTGAAACATTATAAAATTCTTTTTAAAATTAATATTCATTTAAATATACATATATTTTTGTCTGACATTAAAAGTATTTTGCTTTAAACTCGGCTGGTATCATAATTGGAATATTGTTTTCCTTAGCTATTTTCGTTTTGTTCGATTCGTCTTCGTGTGATTTTACAATAAGAACAAATACGTCTTTCTTCATCGAATCCTCCAATGTAGCACCAACCGTCTTTAAATATTCAATGATGTCCTTGTCTCTGACCTTGGTCATAACAATCTTTTTACCGAATAATGGAGATGTTTTATCTACGGCTTCGGCTGGTCTTAGAACATTCTGTAAAGACTGGGTCGATTTACCTGGAAATATCTCTTTATAAAATGCATTGAATTTATCAATATTTGAGACAAAGGCTTCCGCGTTTTCTTTACCAATACCATTTACAGTTTTCAGCATTTTGATTTTACTCGCGGGCGTTTCTCCCGATTTTAAAATATCGGGGAAAGCTGTCATAATAGGCTCTAGTTTTCTATGTCCCATGCCGCGACCTAAAAGTCCTGACGCAGCCATTATATCAACAAGAGCCGCCTTTTCCAATTTATCGTGAATACCATTATATATTTTTTCAGTTAGTTTGTCCTTGAATCCCTCAACACCTTTAAAATCAGATTTCTGCATATGTATAATTTTGGGAATCGAATCAAACCCGGCACTTATAAGGCGTTTTACATTACCTGATGAAAGTCCGTCAACCTCTATGCCAACAAAGAAGGCAGTAATTGTCTTTTCACGAACAGTGGGATCATCAGCTGCGTTCTCTAAAATAATATCTACATGAGAATCTGTCCATTTATACGCGACTTCCGGCATCTTGGCTCGTTCCGCTGGCACAATAGTGGATTTAATAAAAGGAATTACGTCTCCGCTACGTACGATTTCAATCATTGCTCCAAACCCAATTTTATTTTCTTCAATAAATTTAGCATTGAATCCCGTTGCGTATTCAATAGTAACACCACCGAGACGAATCGGTTCAATACGTACACGAGGTTTCAAATAACCGTCCTTGCTGGGCGACCAAAGCACATCAAGAACTTTGACTTCAGCAACCTGGTCAGAAATAACCATTTTAAACGCGAAAGCGTGTTGAGGGTTGCCCGACGAGCGGGGATATACTAAATCATTAGCTACAATGACACCGTCGATTTCATATTCATAATCTTTACGCCAGTCAAGAAGCGTTGCACTTAAATACTCGTTTGTAAGTTTGTCTACGGTTAAATTGCGAACCGTCTCGTGCTTGAGCGAAGCCATTGCTTTCATTTGGTCACTGGGTTTCGAATTCGGTTTAATCATCTCGTATGTAACAAAATGAATATCACGTGTTTTTTCGTCAATAGTTTTCGAATTTACAATACCGGCAACCAAATTTCTGGGATTCGCAAACTTGTCCTTGTATTTGTCTTCAAATACTTTTTTCGGAATAATAAATTCCCCGCGCACTACATAGCCTTTATGCTTTGGTAGATTCAATGCTTTAATCAAATGTGATACATCTTGGCCTATTATGCCATTTCCGCGAGTATATAACTTAGGTACGTCTCCTTCGGTACTATATAGTCCACTTACGCCGTCCAATTTACAAGATAGTACATATGGGCCTTTATATTTGTTGCACCACGATGTAAGCGCACCTGTGTCGGGTTTAATTTTGTCCATAGATGCCATTTCATAGGGAAGAGTTACTTTATCTTTCTTAACTGGCGCGCCAACTTCTTTTAATATAGTGCTGTTTGGATACTTACGCTCCAAATGTTCTTTGACAATATCGTATTCATTATCTGTCATTATCGGACTTTCGTTATAATAAGCAGCATTGGCGCGCTCTACAAGGTCTTCAAGCTCTTTTTGACTTAGTTTTTCAACTTCACTAAAACCGGCTTTTTCAATAGCTTTAAGCTCAGCTTTAAGCTCAGCTTTAAGCTCAGCTTTAGCCGTTGTCTCGGCTTTAGCCGTAGCCGTTGTCTCGGTCTTAGTTGATGCATCCTCCAAAATCTTAATCTTTTCATTCGGTATTTTTTTTATAACCGTGCGTATTTTTCTAGTTTTAATTGGCTGGCCTGTCTTAATAACAACAGAGCGTCCATCGATACGCTCATTTGGGGCTTTATATTCTATATTTAAATAATCAAATATATCTTTTTCCTCTCTAAATACATGTCCTACTTTTTCTTCCTTCTTTTTATCTACCATTTTACTGAGTCCGTGCTCATTAAGGGAAACGCCCATTTTGAGTGCATGTCCGCGCATAACTGTATTAAACGCCTTACTTCCTGTAAAATAGAGAACCGAAAAGGGGTATTCCTCGGGGCTTGCAAAGAGGAAATCTACACGACGCGCATGATTCGCCAAAGGTAATCGCGCAATTACCAGGCATTTTGACGGTCCGCGAGACAAAATTTCCACAATAATTTTCTCTGACTTAAGTTCGTCTATAAATCTTTTAAAAACCTCTTCTCGTGGAGAAGTAATAATAACGTCTATATCGCCCGAACTAACAGCGCCGCGCCTATAAGAACCTACAATTTCGTACCTTGCGCCCTCTACCTTGACTTTGTCAAAGACAAGACCAAAGACGTCGGCGTAACGGTCAATTTCATTTCGCGGAATACGTTCTAGAATATCCTCGTAGTATTTTAAACCAACTTTCTGTACATCATTCAGTAATTTGTCTTGTTGTTCGCGTAACTGTTTAATAGATGTTATACCTTTACTAACTAAATCTTTAGCTTTTTTGGGGCCAATTCCATAAACGTCGGTTAAAATATTTTCGGGATTATTCTTTTCGCGTTCTAAAAGACGCAAGGTGCCGGTCTCTTTATATTCAACTAATTTTGACATAATCGTTTCGCCTATTCCGGGTTTGCCCTTTAATTGTTGGACATCAACTATGTCTTCAGTAAACTCCATAATGGTCTCTTCGGCTTTTTTGTAAGCGCGGGCTTTAAATGGTTCGCCCTGCTTAGCCATAATGGTTTGTAATTTGTCGAGCAAAGCTATTAATTCTTCATTTAATCTTCGACCTTTCTGATTTACTGACATGACTGATTGTTTAGGCTCATTTGTTTTTATTTCCTTTTTTTCAATTTTTTTCTGTTGTGCGTCAACATATTTGGTGCATTCTCCCGTTTTTGGATTTTTTCTTGTTCCTTTTGGACATCTAGACCTTTTTGCTTTTTTTGTTTGTACTGTATCCATATATACATTACAAATATTTATTGCCTAAAAACCCGGCGCGTCTGTAAAAATCTGTGTATTGGCTGCATTTAATACCTTGGTTTCTGTGACCGCATTAAAGAAATCATGAATGTAGCCTTCGCAATTAAAATAAATAAAAGTGGCGCTTATACTACAAACCAGCACAATAATAGCGTCGCGGACAATAACTTTAAGTGGCTTTTCCTCTTTCTCTAAATATTTGGATTCGAAGATTTTAAAGGCAGTAAAAAAAATAGTTACTAAGAAAGAAACAATAAAAATGTTCTCCATTATACTAAATAAAAACGTAATTTATCATTCAACCTAACGCATTTTTATCTGATGATATTTAAGGAACAGAAACATAAATGTCAAAAACACCATCAAAGGCATCAAAGGCATCTTCAAAATCGGCATCAAAAGAATTAGCAGGAGAATTATTATCAGCGCTTAGAAGAGAAGGCTCATCGCGTCTACCTTCACTAATAAGAGTAAGTCAGCAAAGGGGTCCTCATAGTACAGCTATTGTACCTCGTTACCAATTATCTAAAGCTAATCCGTATTATACAGAAGAAATAAAAAGAGAAAATAAAAAAAATCGAAATAGAGCGACAAATGCGTTTTTTGAAGCATGTTCAGAAGGAAATTTAATAGAAACAAGAACACTTCTTGAAGAAGATATTGACCATCTTATTGATATAAATAGACAGGATGATGAAGGAAATACAGCGTTAAATTTTGCTAGTCATAACGGTTTTACTGAGATAGCAAACTTGTTAATAGAAAATGGCGCTGACCTAAACATGTCAAATAAAAAAAATACGTTGTTTCCGCTAGCGGCCGCGATATATTTTGAACGCCGCGACATAGCTAAAATGCTTATTTCTGCAGAAGGAATTAATGTTAATGCTCAGTTAGCACGAGGCAGCAGCGCACTTCATTTGGCTTGCCAAAAAGGTTACATAGATATTGTTGAACTGCTTTTAAATAAGGGTGCGAATGTAAATATTAGAAACAGATCAGGAGAAACACCATTACAAACAGCCATAGATTACGAGAATAAAGATATAATTGAATTATTACAAAGTCGCGGTGCTACACTAGGTGGTAAACGTCGCAAAACTATGAAAATAAAGAAGACATCACGTAGAACCGTAAAGCGACAGCGTCACTAAGCCAACTCCTCAATACCATCCAACATAAAGTCGTTCGACAATATATCTACTTTATCGTTATCGAGAACATCAAATCCGCTCAAATCGATAGTATCCCCAGTAATCTTTATGCGTTCCTCGTCTTCCTCTTCTTCATCTAAGCGACGCTGCATAGCACGAGCGCTACTAATCTCCTCTAATCGCTCAATGTTTTTAGGCGCACTGACCGATTTCACAATATTATTATCATCCATTACGCTATCCATCTCATTAAACGTAAGACGCGTTACAACCTGCTCTTCATCAATATTCTTAATAGCGGGCACGGTCTCCGGAATAGACTCCTCAGGTACAATAATGGACGAAGGGTCTACTTCGCTTCCCTCAGAAACGGTTTCAACCTTCTCGGCTTCATCAGGAACTGGTTCAATAAACACCTCTTCCTCCTGTTCTACGCTTTCCTCCATATAGGCGCGAATAATAGACTCGGTAGGAATACTATCACGAATGGCTAGTAAAATACACTCTTGAATAATGGTCTCAAACTCGCGGTTATTTTTCTGCATCTGAAGAGGATTAATGTTTTTTTCGAATAAAAACACGTTGCTATAAATTTTACGAGCTACGTTAATATACACTTTATGAATAAAGGTATCCAACTTGGGAATCGTAATATCAATTTTTTTCTGTTTATTTCCGACACGAATGCACGTAAGTACTTTGAGTTGAATAATATGAACACAAGTAATTAAATCTTCTAAATAGTTACATCCACTACGTTCAATAATACGCTTTCTTTCTTCTTCGACGATTACATTATTCCATTTGGGAACACGAGAAAGCAGGTTCTGAAACGTCATTAAATATTTGTTGGCCTCGTCGTTGTCCACACATAATTTCCATGACTCATTGAAAATAGAGCGTACCCCTTCATTTACTAAAGGTGTAAAAATACTAATCAAACGACTACACCATTCGTTGCGCGACTCTTGTAAATTCGAAATAACAAAATCGTCCATTATTTATTATTTTCATATTTTGTTTTCTTTTTTTCGACGCATAGTATAAATGAAACAGGTGTTTACTATATTATTATTATTACTAATCATCATTTTAGTATCTTTTATATCTTCTATTGAATCGATGGATAACAAAACCATTGACATACAGCTCGTTGTTTCTAGATACAATGAAAATTTAGAATGGTTAAAGGAAGAGCCGTTTAATAAGTATCCAGTTATTTGCTATAATAAAGGACCCAATGACAATTTTTATAGGCCAGACGGCATGAAAGTAATAAATGTTGAGAACGTTGGACGTTGTGACCATACCTATATTTATCATGTTGTAAAAAACTACGATTCGTTAGCACAACATACAATGTTTTTGCCTGGCTCGTGTAATATGCCGAATAAAATGTATAAGGCGCGTTGGTGGATAGAAGAAATTGAAAAAACGGATAAGGGCGTTTTTATTGGCCTAAATACAAACGATGGTATTAAAAATGATTTATATAGTTTTCAGTTAGACGAATGGGCTGCATCTGATGATAAAAATAAAAGTTTAAATCCTGAAAGCAGCTTAAAATTATCAGACTTAAGACCTTTTGGTAAATGGTATGAGAAACATTTCAAAGATATTAAAGTACCATTTTATACGTTGGGTGGTATTATGGGTATTGAAAAAGAGAACATTTTACAACACCCAAAATCATATTATGAGGGATTTTTGAGCGAACTAGATAAACATTCAAATCCTGAAGTTGGACATTATTATGAACGTGCATGGGGGGCTATATTTTTTCCTATGGATAACGTTCATTTTATAGACCAATTGGCTTAAAAATCTGCGATTTTTAGAACAAAATCTGCGATTTTTAGAACAAAATCTGCGATTTTTAGTCGAACTTCTTCATGCTATCAAAAAGACATAACATTAAAAGCCGCTCCGACCGATATTCAAATTTTATTTCATCAAAATACATAAATAACCGCGCCTTAGATTCATCGTCTATTAAATCAGTAGTTTCAATCCACTTTACTATTTCTATACACGAAATCGCACTTTCATAAAACTCGTTTGCACAATCAACCGCGCTACCATGAACAATAGATTTATCAGTAATAGACATGAACCAACTCATTTTTTCGTTCACAAGCGTTGAAACCTCAGTATGCGGCACATTTAATTGGTGCAAATTTAATATTTTCCCATTTGATACATACTCAGGAACATAGATTTCACAAAAACGAGACAAAATTGGATTCAATAACTTATTTTTGTTCTCAACAATAATAAAAAACCGCGTATTTGAACTAAACAATTCAATACAGCGACGGAGTGCGCTTTGTGCGTCTATGGTTAAATTGTCAGCGTTTAAGAGAACAATGGTTTTAAATAAAACGCCGGTATTGGATTGGACATTACTTTTAGCAAAAAATTTGAGTTCCTCACGTATAAATTTAATACCTTTTCCATGTGCACAATTCACGTGCATAATGTTCGATTTCATTTTTTTATGATCGCCCTGGTAAATTTTATTTAAAAAATAATGTACAATAGTACGCTTTCCTGAGCCCGACGAACCATGAAATAGTAAATGTGGTATTTTGTTTGTTTCGTAAAAATAATTTAGCTTTTGGTATATGTTTTTATGTATTTGAATAGACATGATTATTTAATAGTACTGTTATTTTTATATTCAATAAAAAGAAATAAGTTTATTTTGCAGAAATAAAAATATATTAATAACATATAAATGTCTATTACCAACGGTAAATACTCTGCCTTTAGTGCCGATGTTCAGGAATTAATTGTCCGCGCTGCTCACATTTATGTTAACATTTCGTCAAATGCTGATGGTTCGGCTTTAGTTAATGATAATACTGGCGCCCCTATCTCTAGACGTTTAATTACAGCTATGAATTACACTTATCCAGTTGTTGACCAATCCACCGGCCAAGAAGTTTTAGGCAATTATAAAATTTCGTTTTCTGACGGTACCTTTTTTGAGCTTGCCGATAATAACACCGGAGCTTGGTATTTGTTAGAGGGTATTGAGCCTTCTGTTTACAAGCAACTTGTTTAGACCCTCCTTTTAGTGTTTTGACAAGTCCTTTTAGTGTTTAACTATATAATTTTATATAGTTAATTTATATAATGCCAGCGCAAAAGGATTTGAATATTTTTGGAGCTATTATGATGTTTTACATATTTCTTTCCTACATCATCTTCCCATTAGGATTTTATTTTTTGCTTGACAGTACATTAACAAGTGCGGGCCACGGGTTTGTTATTGGTAGTTTGATTTCCGTATTATTATGGCTTGGCTATGGATCAAAGATGGTTTAATTAATATATTTATTGTTTCTTACAACTTTTTCATTTCACACTTTTGGAAATGAAAAATACCAAAGATCTAAATGTTCTTAATTTAGATATAAACACACAGAGTGATAATACTTATAATGGAAGAGAATACTTTTTATCGTAAAGCCACAGTAGAAGATTTTTTTGACAACAGCGAAACAATAAATCAAAACAATAAACATAACAAAAATCATTCCCATAACGATAATGATGTAAAGAAAAATCAGCAGGAGTTTGGGAATAAAAAAAGGATAAAACCCTGACGCACAGGCACAAAAAGCCAACAGCAAATTACTCCCAAGGGTCACAAAAAGGGATTTCGTGGTTAAACGTACAATATAATATGTGAATGACGCAAACAATTAATTGATTGATTGCCGAAAACATATTACTATTCATAAAATATACGAAATATAAACCTTCTAGGACGTAATATCCTGTTTTACCGCTTCTCTACAAACTGGACAATAATGTTTTGTATTTCGTAATACATTATTGCACTCTGTGCAAGTACATCGATGCGCACATGGTAGAAACACGATAGTACTTGCGTTAGATAAGCAAATAACGCAATCCCCCGCATCAAATATACGAATTGTCGAAATATCTACTTCCTTGGGCCGCATCAAGAGTTCCGCTTGCTCTTTTGTAATGACTTCAATTTGACTACGTTTAATGGAATAATACGGCCCTTTTTTTTCTGAAACCGTTAATTTAATGGACCCGTCATTGACTTTATAAAATGCACCTAATGTCCGCATATCTTTTGGAAACGTACAATTATACTCATTATTGTATACGTTATTATAAATCATATTTTGCTCATTAATAAAACAATGAAAACGGATACGTAATTTGCCTTTTTCGCTAACACACGTCAAAATAATCATTCTACGCTTTTTACAATATATATAAAAGAAGTATTTAATCAATTTTTTTTATATCTATCTGTTTCGTAAAAACATAACGCTCATGGTGCATAGTTTTGCGTCTTAAATTACAACTTAAACATGCTACAACTACATTCCCTTCATTGTGACCAAATTTATTATCTAATCTATCCAAAGACCATTGTTGAGGCGCGCGCACATATTCATATAAAATCGATACATGCCCACGGCAATAATAACATTTGTTCTCGCATTTTATTAATTCATTGATGACGTAGTTCTCGTTAACAAACTGACTTTCGTCATATTTGCCTTTATCAATATCTTGTGCACGATATCCACATATTTTTCCTTTAATTTGTGATTTTATTAAAGCGCAATGCTGTTTGTTCTCAATTTTGTCGTTATAAATCTCATTTATTAGGAACCATTGATTTGCGTAAGTCAATTCATCGTTTTTAAACGTCCATTTGGCTTCTCCGGTAATAACACGTTTTTGTTTTTCCTTCTCAGTTTTCACTTTTTTTTCAGGTATTTTGAGAACATTTTCAAGAGTTTTAATAGACATTGAATATATATAGGTTTAGATTTATATATTATTAAAACTAGATAAACATTATTCAACGAATATAATAAAGACAAGTCGTATTATTAATGTTCGCGCAAGATGTTTCAAATACTCCAGTAATGGAAACACCAACACTCCCTGAGCAAAATACAAAATATAAAAACGTACTGTCTAATCCTGGCACTTCCACTGTAAATGAAATGAATTATAATACTATCGACGCACTTTTGGAACTTGAAAAACAAAATAACAAAAACGAGAACTGGAACAAACTTGAAAAATCGTTGAAGATACAGAAACTTCATGTGTTTGCCGAAAAGTACGGCCGTGAAAACAGTATGCCAGTTAAAGATATCAAATTATTGAAGACCTTTTTTATTGATTGTCTAGAGAAAAACAAATTACAGAAGACCAAGGACGTTACTTATGATAAAGAATCAAAGGAAATAATAAATATTCCCGCGCTACATTTTAACGTAACAAATCGAAATTTTACACTTAAAATTGTAGACACAAAGCGCGTTAGTACATTAAAATCATTGACGCCCAAAAGAATTGAAGAAACGCCGTCTAAAAACGAATAATATTATATGACTCTATATAATATTATGTCAAAAATAGCGTTTATAACAGGGATAACCGGCCAAGACGGTTCATATTTGGCCGAATTTTTGTTAGAAAAAGGGTATCAAGTTCATGGTCTAATTCGCAGGTCATCATCCATTAATACACAACGCATAGAACACATTTTTAAAAACAAAAGTCTATTTTTACATTATGGTGATTTAACTGATTTTACGAGTTTATATACGTGTTTAATAAACATTAAGAATCAATACATTGATATAGAGAAATTTGAGATCTATAATTTAGGCGCTCAAAGCCACGTAAAAATATCTTTTGATGTCCCTACTTATACTGCTAATGCTGACGCCAATGGAGCACTAAATTTATTAGAAGCCGTAAGATTGAGCGAATTAGGGAAAAAAATACGCTTTTATCAAGCGTCAACTAGTGAAATGTTCGGCTTAGTACAAGAGGTACCACAGCGCGAAACAACACCATTTTATCCCAGGTCGCCTTACGGTGTTGCAAAATTATATGCTCATTGGATAGTGAAAAATTATCGCGAATCTTATGGGCTATTTGCATGTAATGGTATTTTATTCAACCATGAATCCGAGCGCCGTGGTCATAATTTTGTAACCCGTAAAATTACGCTTGGACTAAATAAAATATTAAACGATCCAAATGAATGTTTAGTGATGGGTAATATTGATTCACTCAGGGATTGGGGACACGCACTAGATTACGTAGAAGGAATGTGGCTAATGCTTCAACAGGAACAAGCTGATGATTTTGTTTTAGCCACTGGGGAAATGCATAGCGTGCGGGAATTTATTGAGACTGCGTTTATGCAACGCGGATTTAATATTAAATGGGCCGGTAGCGGAACGGAAGAAATAGGCACTGACAAAGATAGCGGGCGTGTCCTAGTGCGCATCGATGAAAAATATTTTCGACCGGCCGAAGTGGATAAATTATTGGGCGACTCAACCAAAGCGAGAACTTGCTTAGGATGGACCCCTAAGATTACTTTTGACCAATTAGTAAAACTTATGGTAAATAGCGACTGCAAACTTATATAAAGTTATATTGATAATAATACAAATGAGGGGTTCGTTAATTTTACTAATAGCCATTCAAACTAATGCATTATCAAATCGACTCTTACCAACAAAATTATGTAAAGATTGTAAGCATTTTATAGCACATAAAAAAGAATGCGCATTATTTGGAGATACAGATTTAATTTATGGAAAGCACGATTATAATTACGCAAATACCGCTAGAAAAAACGAAGACAAATGCGGGGAAAAGGCACTTTATTTTGAAGAAAACACTAATAAAATAGTTACCGTACCCTATTATTTTATATTGAACGCAGCAACGTATTGGCCATTTATGCCAGTGGCACTTTTGCTCGTGCTATATGCGGGTGCTTTCTATAAATTGACGCATCCTACAAACTAAAACAGCAAGTTGCATAATGAAAATGTGTTACGGTTATGGTCAGAATTTATCCAGATGGATAGGAGGGGTATGCGGAGCAAGCCCAGGGTTCCCTGCTAAACTAGAAATTGATTAATTTCCGGTAAATATATAAACGTTACTTTATATATTTATCTAGAAGTACATGGATTTTAATGATAACGATTTGTTGGATATTGAAAACGATGTTTATGAAAACATTGAAGAGTACTTAAGAACAGAAGTGATAAACATATCGTCTCCTCATTTTTACGAAAATCTGGTAGAAGACATTACCAATGTTATTCATGATTATTGGATGGACTGCGGCATCTGTGATGATGAAGATTATGATGAAGTCGAAACAATTGTTGAGAACCTTCTCGATGTATATTTGGATTTTAGCGTTATTCCTAGACGTTCGATTTCTTATCAAAGTCTCGTTGAGCCATCCGAAAAAAATACAAACGAAATGCTTGACAAAATTAATGCCCTAAAAAATTTGCCGCAACCCAAACAAAAAACGAAAGAATGGTACGAGTTTCGCTATAATTTAATAACGGCGTCAAATATTTGGAAAGCACTTAGTAGTACTGCGCAACGTAACAGTTTAATTTATGAAAAGTGTAAGCCATTAAATACGTTTCAATCGTCAACAAATACTGAAAGTGCTATGCATTGGGGAATAAAATACGAACCGCTTACTGTCATGTGGTACGAACATGTCTATCAAACAAAACTAGATGATTTTGGTTGTATAATGCATCCGCTCTATAAATGTATTGGCGCATCTCCAGACGGTATTAACACCGACCCATCAAATAAAGTCCTATTTGGTCGAATGGTAGAAATTAAAAATATTGTCAATCGTGACATTACAGGTTCTCCAAAAGAAGAATATTGGGTGCAAACTCAAGTACAAATGGAGACATGTGATTTAGAGGAATGCGATTTTGTAGAGACGCGGTTTAAGGAACATGAATCCGAAGAACAGTTTTATGCCGACGAAGATCACGAATATAAGGGTGTTATTTTGCATTTTATGTTTAAAACTTCAAACATGACAACCGACGAAATTTCTGCTAATTTGTCTGCTATTAATAGTCCAAATTATAAATATATGCCTTTTAATATTCCTCGGACAAAGCAAAGTATTGATGCTTGGATCAACGAAATAAAAACAACGAATCAAAGTGAAATGATATTGTTCTCGACGTTATATTGGTATTTAGATGAGCATTCATGTGTTCTTATTCAGAGAAACCGCGCCTGGTTTCAAGCTGCTGCACCAATCATTGAAGATACTTGGCAAACCATTTTGAAAGAACGAACAGATGGTTACCAACATCGAGCCGCTAAGAAGCGAGCAATTAAAGTAGAACCAAATATTCATGTTGATAAAATTGATGATAGTACGAGCCAAAGTATTCGAAATATGCCGTTGATGAATTCCATTTGCTTGGTTAAGCTCGACCATGATGCCTTTGCTGAAGAAACTTTATAATTAATTTCGGTAACTTTATATTTTTTCTTTTCGTGAAAGAATATAAAACTATAATCCTTTAATATATTAACTATGACTAGTCCTTCCAAAGTTTCTTTTTTGACGCCCGATGAGGAAATGTATGTAACAAAGCGTAATGGGCAACGAGAAATCGTATCGTTTGATAAAATTTTGACCAGAATCAAGAAAATTGGCCAAGAGGCTTACATCAAGTTAAATTATACGTCACTTGTAATGAAGGTCATTGATCAACTGTACGATGGTATTTCGACTACCAAAATTGACGAACTTTCTGCCGAGCAATGCGCCTCTATGGCGTCTATCCATATGGACTACAACACTCTGGCTGGTCGTATTACTGTTTCAAATCATCAGAAAAACACCTCCGCATCCTTTGTTGAAGTAATGAATCGGCTGTTTGATTACCATGATAAGCACGATAAACATAGTCCTCTCGTATCAATGGAACTTCATATTATTGTAAACAAATACGCACAGGAGCTCGATGCCCTTTGTGATTATTCACGTGATTATTTGATTGATTATTTTGGGTTTAAGACTTTGGACCGAGCTTATTTAATGAAGATAGACCGCGTCACTGTCGAACGTCCTCAACATATGTGGCTTCGTGTAGCTATTGGAATACATGGTTCAAACATGCCTTTGATTAAGGAGACGTATGACCTAATGTCACAAAAATACTTTACTCATGCTACACCAACATTGTTTAATGCTGGTTGTCCAGTTCCTCAACTATCATCTTGTTTTCTTTTGGCCATGGAAAACGATAGCATGGAAGGTATTTATAACACGCTTAAGGATTGTGCTATGATTTCTAAATGGGCTGGTGGTATAGGTCTTCATATTCATAATATTCGTGCATCAGGAAGTCATATTCGCGGAACGAATGGACAGTCTTCTGGCATTGTTCCTATGTTAAAAGTGTTTAATAATACTGCAAAATTTGTGAATCAAGGTGGAAAACGCAATGGATCTTTTGCTATTTATTTGGAGCCATGGCATGCCGATATTGAAATGTTTTTGCAGATGCGTAAAAATCATGGCGATGAGGAGCTAAAGGCGCGTGACTTGTTCTATGCTCTTTGGATTCCCGATTTGTTTATGGAACGAGTAAAGTCGGAGGGTACATGGACGCTTTTCTGTCCCGACGAATGTCCCGGACTTGCTGACGTATACGGAGACAAATTTGTTGAGCTTTATAACAGATACGAACAATCAGGCAAGGGACGTAAGACTATGAAGGCGCGAGATCTATGGTTTCAGATGTTGGATGCCCAGATGGAAACCGGAACACCGTATTTGCTATATAAGGACGCATGTAATAAAAAGTCAAATCAACAGAATGTAGGAACGATTAAGTCATCTAATTTGTGTAGTGAAATTATTCAATACTCCGACGAAAACGAGAGCGCAGTATGTAATTTGGCGTCAATCGGTCTTCCTACCTATGTTGACAAGTCAACGAATCCCCCGACTTTTGATTTTGATAAGCTACATGATGTCGTTAAGGTAGTAACATTGAATTTGAATCGTATTATTGATGTGAACTTTTATCCTACCCCAAAAACTGAGCGTAGTAATTTGCGACATAGACCCATCGGTATTGGGATTCAGGGTCTTGCTGATGTATTTATGATGATGAATTATTCATTTACTAGTGATGAGGCAAGACAGTTAAACAAAGACATTTTCGAGACGATTTATCATGCAGCTCTTGAGCGTTCATGTGAACTTTCTGCGGCTGATGGTCCTTATGAAACGTTTGTTGGGTCACCAGCATCTAATGGACAATTACAGTTTGATATGTGGGGTGTTGGTCCGTCCAACCGTTATGATTGGACCGCATTAAAGGCGCAAATTCAGTGCCACGGTCTTCGTAATTCGCTGCTTCTTGCGCCGATGCCTACTGCTTCTACGTCACAAATTCTGGGATTTAATGAGTGTATTGAGCCGATTACGTCAAATATTTATAATCGCCGTACTTTGGCTGGCGAATTTATTATGGCTAATAAGTATTTGATGGAGGATTTGATAGAACTCGGACTTTGGAATGAAAAAATCAAGAATAATATTATTGCAAATAATGGTTCGGTCCAACATATAGACGTTATTCCTCAAGTTATCCGTGACAAGTACCGTACAGTTTGGGAATTACCTATGAAGACTTTAATTGATATGGCAGCCGACCGTGGTGCATATATTTGCCAAAGTCAAAGTTTAAATCTATGGCTCGAAGACCCTAATTATAAGAGTCTGACGTCAATGCATTTTTATGCTTGGTCAAAGGGTTTGAAGACGGGTATTTATTATTTACGTAGGCGCGGTAAGCATCAGGCGCAACAGTTTACAATCGAGCCAGAAAAGCAGAATATGGATGGTGCCACGTATGAAGAGGAAGAAATTTGTGAGATGTGCTCAGCATAAGGCAAAGAAACAGCACGATGGGCTGTTATTATAACCCCTCCTTTATTTTATAATACCATAAATGGTAATATAAAAATCTTATTTTTTCTTTGTAATACGACGCTTACGTTTTACTGTTTTTGTCTTTTTCTGTTTACGTTTTTTGGTAACTTTTGAGCGTTTGGTAGTACGTTTACCACCTTTTTTGCCTTTGCTAGTTTGCGTTTCCTTATCATCATCTTCTTCGGTATCTTCGTCTTCGTCTCCATCATAGTCTTCTTCGTCATAGTCTGTTGTGTCTAAAGTATCTTGTGTGTCTGACATAGCGTATAATAGTGTATTACGCGCTGACGCCGACCTTTCTCGCATATCTTTTGCGCCTTGTTTTTTATACCGTCCCCAATTTTCCTCCGCCGACGCCGACCTGGCTCTTTCCAGCGTTCTAGACTTAAGTGCTCCTTGCTCCACATGATAGCCCCATTCCGCAAAATTATCAAAGGCTTGTTCTACATTTCCTTTTGCAACAGGTTCAACTCCTCGAATAGAAGTTATAGCATTTGTAATAGATTCATAAATATATTCTATTTGCTCTGCGGACAATTTAAGTGTTTTTCCTGTATATAGTGCTATTTCTCCAATAAAAGTTGCTATTTGCTGAGAACAACCTACACTAAAAGCAGTTCCTAACGTACGCTGGAAACCGCTACTAGTAAAAAGTTCTATTAATTTACCACGAACGAATTCGCTTCTATCTACTAGAAATGTACCAGTAATAATAAGAAGTACTGCAGACACAGTGCCTGTTGCAATAAATTTAGTTGTGAAACCATGAACTAGTGCTTCAATTTCCCCCGTTTTTTTTCCTTTTGATCCCAATGCACTTAAAACACTATTTACTAGTCCATCCGCATTGCTTGCTAGTTTTTTTGTAGCAACAATATCAAATAATGATTCTTCGTCTCCGGTTTTTGGCGTTTTATGAACCGATGTAATATGACGATTTAATTCTAAAATTGATTGTTTTATATTTTCAAGATTTTTATCTAACTCTGCGCGTCCTACGTCACTAAGGGGCAAAAAATCTAAATCGGACATTTGATGACTCATTTTTTCTTGTTTTGCTAGACATTTACCAATAACATAAGGATGTAATGCAGGAAGACCATACTCCGTAAACTTAGAACACAAACCAACATTTCCCCATACTGTATTTATATTATCATGTAACCATTTTTCTGCGTCCCATGTTTCTGTTAACATTCCTTCTCTTTTTGCTAGTATTAATATATTTATCAAAGCTGATCTCGGATAAGTTAATAAAACCTCCATGTCGTGTACTATGGAGCGAAAAACCGGAAGTTTTTTTCTAAACTCAGCAGAAAGAGGGAATGTAACTTGATCATCTCTAAATATAACCGGCGCATTAACAAATGAATTTGCAGCATCTGCAAAATATAACCTGTCCCGTTTGTCCATTGATTTTAACCTTTTTTCAAAAGCATCGTGCATTTGTTTTTCCGTCATTGATTCTTCTACTGATACAACAACCTGGTTTTCTCTAGTTTTATCAATTTGAACCGGCGCGGGTCCACCTCCACCAGGAGGATCATCTTGAACAACGCCATCGGCGATTTGATTACGATACCAGCCTTTGCTCGGTCCTACTTCACTAGGACTAACTGCTCTATCGTTTGGATTCGGATTTGGATTGTAGGCACGAAACCCCTGCGGAAACGGAAGACGGGCTTTATTGCTAGACTTTGAGCCTGTTTTACTTTTAGATGCCGACCGCGCACTAGTTCGCGAGGCTGCCTTTGGCGGAACAGGAAGTAATTGAGGGATAGCTTGTTTTTTAGTTTCAAACGCTACTGCTGGCGATGCTTGTCTTTTAGTACCTTTGGCCAAAACGGCAGAATCATCATCGTCCATTTCTCCTTCCTCCCTTATTTTGGATAGACCTCTACCTTTGCCTCTACCTTCAGTATCTGACTCTAAAAAAATAGACGGAGCACGAGAACGATGGCCTTCTTCTCGAGGCTGTGCTGACGCAGCATAACCTCTTCCTTGTGGTAGAGAAGCAGAGGTGACACTATCAACTTGCATCATAGATTCTCTTCTTTCTGGTGCTGCAGCTGGTAGAGAGGGGGGGTTATCATAAACACTGTATTCAGGAGAACTTTCTCTAGAAGAATCCGCATCCATTCCCGCTGTTTTAGATAAAGCAACCATAGCAGCTAATGTGTCTCTTGCTAATTGTTTTTTAGATGGATTTGGTCTACTCATAAAAAAATTAAAATATATTATATACACACATTTTTTATTTGGTTCATAGATATGAAGTCATCAAATATTCAAATTCACAATCCGTTATATCAATATTATGGCGAACTTTCAAATAGCACCTCAGTCCAACCAGTGTATCCACAATTGAATTATGCAAATTGTTCGGTTTTGCGCTAAATAAATGTTCATATAGTTCCTCCAACTTTGGAAACTTCTTATATGTACCCTTGCCGTCTTTTCGTGGCACCTCAATATTACATAGATCAATGGATGCCTGCATTGTGCAAAAGTTGTTGATTTTATATAGGTCGTCATAGACCGGATTAAACATATTCAGTAATCCGGGACAACGCAGCGCAAATAGCTCGTTGTGTCGAAATTGCTCGACTTCAATCATTTTCTTATCAAAATATAGATTGTGCGAAACCACTGTATCACAGTTCATGTACGCGCCATAAAACGCAGTCATTGCCTGTTCAATAGCAACGCCCTTACTATCACAAAGCTCTTTTGTAATTCCGGTCATTTCAGTAACAATCTTTGGCACGGTGATTCCTGGTGGAGGCTTAATGTAAAAGTCGCCATGCGTTTCTACGCGTTTTGTAACCATATTAAATAGAATGAAACTTAATTGTAAAATATGCGGAAATTTATGTACAGTTGTTGCCTGTAATGTGATGTTTTCATTACGATGAGGTAGAAGACCCGTCGTCTCTACATCAAAGAACATAATACGGTTTCTCGGAGCAACTTTCATTTTATTTGTTGTCATCATTCAAACATGAAAACAAAAATCAATTTTTACACCTTTATTTTTGATCCCCTCTTGCTTCTTGACTGCTTATGCGACTGCTTGGGTGGTTTAATGCGCCTTGATAGGCGGGACGGAGGACCAATAGGTTTTGCTGGTACTAAAGGTTTATGATCTATGTCAGGAACAAGGTCCAAAGGTATTGGCTCAAATGGCTTTTCTGTAGGTGATAAATCTTCTTCTTTAGAGACCTCTTTAATTACTTGCAGAGCAGTAGGTTTTGCTTGTGTTTGTGCTAGCACTGTTGGTTTAAGTGCACTCTTACTTTTACTCTTTTTGGTCAATGTCTGTTTCGAGGGATGTTTTGATAAAGTCATCATACGTTTTATGCTTTTTTTGCCATAAAGAGCGGTTACGATTTTATGCATATCTTTCACGGTTAGTGCATCTTTAGTAACAGTAACATTAGTTTTATTACGTAAATAAAGTTCAATAGCAAAACGAAACGAGCGATTTTCTAACAATATTTCGTCATTTTTCAATTCAAAAGTTGTAGAAAATACGTCAAGTTTTTTAGCCTTAAGCCAGTCTTCTTCTTTGCGTTCCATGTATTCAAAATAGGACTTCATAGAATAAAGGGGATTACCGAAATTAGTTTGGTATTCCTCTAATACGTCACTATGAGCATTCCCATTGTATTTATAGGTTCCGTCTTCTTCAAAATCATCTTCATCAAAAAATTCGTCTTCTGTCGGCGGTTCATATAAAATCTTAAGTGCTTCTGAATAGCATAAAAAATCTATGGTTTTCTCAGCTGAGCTTAAATTAAAATGTTGTTTTAAAATTTGTTTAATACGTTCATAGAGTTCAATATTGGGATGACGCGACGCAAATACCAAATGGTCTTTCAAATAATCTTTCTTAGAGAAAATTTTTGCATGGTTAATAATAAACATATAGAGTTTGAAATAGATCAAAAACATATACGCCCTGAGATTTTTACCCATAACCGTATTTAATTCGATTTTATGTTCTGCTGTTTCATTATATTTTGCAAATGTAGCATGAACAGCTTTATCCACTTTTTCTAAGCAAAGAAAATCATAACTCATTGTATCTAATAGTCGAGTGCCGGATTTAAAATCAGGACTATCTCTAAGTATTTCTTTCATGATGTCTATAGCATCAGCAGCCTTACAACGAAAAGTCATTTGAGGAATAAATTCAGCGTCGCCATAATTTTTTAGGCGCCTGACGTTCTCGTCGTCATAAGTATCCATATAAAATAAATTTGTATTTGGTTTACGATATAAATTCCTTTCATTTCCAATAGCCCCAATAGGTACATAATGCGTTTTTTGGTTATCATTTGACATAAGAGTACCTTTAATTGTTTTTAAATCGCCAAAATGGTCCACAATACGACTACATGCATCAACGAATGTATCCAAAACAATATTGGCGTTATCTTTTTTGGGGTTATAATAAGTAACAACAAATTCAACACCCGAAAAAGATTCGCAGTATTCGTTTTTGGCTATGTCTTCTGAAAACTTGATTTTATATATTTTATCTTTGTTCGTTTTAAATAAAAACATGTCGTTCTTGGGTATAGTTAATTCCTTGCAGTGCGCCTTTAACATTTCGCCAAACATGGTATCGCCTAAGTCATTAGTGATTTGGAATTTAATCACATCTGGATTATCCGTTTTACGGTTTTCATTAAAATATTCTAAATAGGAATCATTTTCCATTTCTATTAACGCTTGCGCTTGTTTTTCCCTTTTTGCCTGCATCTCTTTTTCGTATTCTTCTGGTTCTTCCTCTTGCATTTGTCGTAAAAATTCAAGGGTATCTTCGTCATCTTCTTCCGTTAGCACAGTTTCAATTACTTGCCCTTTTTTGGCAATAGGTATACGTACATGTAAATAATTACCATCAACAACTTTAATAGAACCTCTCTGTATTTTTTCTTTTAATAATCTTAGTGAAAGATCCGAATTTACTAGGGTACGTTTATTATCATGTAACGACATTTTTGCCAAATCACTTGTTTCAAATTCATATCCTAAACTTAATATTTTTTTAAATGCGGCATCTGAAAAAAGTGTTCCACCTTGCATATTATAATACTATTAGATTTTTATATCATATAATTCGTTGCATATAGTACGAAGTCGGTTATGTAAATCCAATAATTTTACAATATGAGTACGGTCGATTAAATGTAAAACGGCTATTTCACTTTTAAATTCATTCTGTAAAATGTTCTCAAAATCGGAGCCAATTAATGTTCTCAAATATGTGTCATGCAAATAAATTTGTCCATCCGAAAACAAATAGTCATTTAATTCTTTTGCGGCTTCGTGCATATTTTCTGTCGTAATTTCCCTTGCCTTACGAACCGTTTTATTTTTACTTTGTATAACACCCGTAACGGAGTCCGAATTATTAGATACGCGATAATTATATAGTGGCTGATTAATAGCTGCATATAAAAAGTCGGGTCGCATTCTACGTAAATATTCGCCAAAAAGAACGTCGCAGCATTTGTGGTCAAGAATGTCGGGGTGTTGAGACACTTTATCCATAAAGGTTTGGAGAACATTTATGTGTATACAATAACACCAAAATTCATGGCGTTGTTCACGGTGGTCTTTACCAAATGTGCTTTCATAACATCCAATAAAACGTTTATCGGGCATTTGAGTTTCAACAGTATATAGACAATTTGCAATGTTTTGTAGGAATGTTTCACTACGAACTGGGTCATATGTGTCGTCATCATCGCAGAACATTATCCATTTATGTTTGTTTTCAATTAAATTCAATAATTCGAACATGTGTCGCATTTGGGGCGTTTTAGACAATTTTACATTAAGGAATAGAAATGGACTCTCAAATTCTTTCTGTTTTGAGAACATTTCAGCGAAGGCACTCTGAAGTTCTCGATTTTCGAAAGAAATAGACAAATAGATGCATATGGGTAGTGTCTGACGTAATAGTGACTGAAGGCATTCATGTAGATGGTCAAGGCGTTTCGAATTTGATATATGGGAGGCGATTATTATACAGGCATCGTTGCTATTTACGGACATTTATTTTACTAGATATTGGAATATTTATATGGTTTCGTATGCATTTAAAATTTTTTATGTCTAGTTTATATATCAAATAAATGAATAAAAATGAATTGGAAAATCAAATAGGAAAAATTTTGAATGAACTTAATGGTGGAGCAGGACAAAGATATACACAACAGGCCGCACCAGGTGCGTTACGGCCTAACGTACCGGTCGGTAATTTAAATATACCAAATACAGCTCGAAGGTTACCAGTCGGACCCAACCCATATTCTAACCATATTGCTCAGTTAAGAAGAAGTGCCTCTCGAAGCCAAGATCGTCCAGAACAGGCTTCGGAACCTATAACAGCAAGAGACGGATATAGTTCCACAAATTTATTACCGAGACCTTCTGCTCAACCTACTGAGCCTTTATTTGAAAGAAGGTTAAAACCTACGCCTGTACAACAAGCACCTGCGTTACGTCTTACAAAACGATCTGATGCTTCAAAAAGCCAAGACCGTGATGTACGTCCGCCTAATGTAGTTCCACCCTTACGAAGAAGAAAGGTTGATTCCCCAAGGCCGACCGGTTCAAATAGAAGACTGCCGGCCGGACCACGTAATTCTGCAAGTCAGGATAGAAACGATATTTATAATAAGTTATCTCAAGGCGTAGCTACTCACAAAGGCGTTATGTCGGAACAAGAAAGGATCCGGCTAGCCAAAGTAAAAAGAGCCGAAGAATCACGAGCTCGGGCACAGGCACAAGACAGGGAAATGGAAGCACAAGCAGAAGCAGAAGCAAGAGCCCGAGTTGAAGCAGAAGATCGAGCCAAAAAGAAAGAACGGGAACCCGGAACTTTGAATTTTATTCAAATACAAAAAAAAAATGAATTAAATAAAATAAGAAAAGAAATTGAGGAGTTAAATAAAATACGTTACAGTAATAATCGTCTTTTTCCTGATCAACAATACAGATTTGATGAATTAAAGGTAGACGAAAAATTTTTTGATGGAAAAATTAATGAAACAGAACGTAATGATCAATTGCAAGCATTAAATATTAAATATGAAGAGGAAACGAGAAAAACTAGCCAAGCAAGACTTCCTTCTCCCGGTCCTTCTCCTAGTCCTTCTCCTAGTCCTTCTCCTAGTCCTTCTCCTAGTCCTTCTCTCGGTCCTTCTCCCGGTCCTTCTCCCGGTCCTTCTCCTTATAATTCTCCTCGTGATTCTTCTCCTCCTGATTCTGCTCGCAGCTTAGACAGTTCTGATAGTAACTACAGTGATGTTACAAATTCACTAAACGGTGATTCTTTTCTAACTGCACGTTCAACAGACACGATTCAAGAAGACAAATCTGAACAAGCAGCAGCTCTGGCAGTAGCTAGAGCCGCATCACTTGAATTTGTTCCAGCAAGTCCTCTACCCTTACAAGTTCCTGAATCCGACCAAGCTGCATCTCAGGCGCTCGCTAGTGCTGCCGCATCAGAAGTTGTTCCTTTGGTAGAAGCTCCTGAGCCAGCTGTAGCAGCACCATTACCCGTTCCTGAATCAGACCAAGCAGCATCTCAGGCGCTTGCTAGTGCTGCCGCATCAGAAGTTGTTATTTTACCAGAACCCATTGCGTTAGAAGCTGCTCCTGTACCAGTTCCTGAATCAGACCAAGCAGCTGCTCAGGCACTTGCTAGTGCTGCCGCATTAGAAGTTGTTCCTCCGGCAAGTCCATTACCCGTTCCTGAATCGGACCAAGCAGCGTCTCAGGCGCTTGCTACTGCGGCTGCACTAGAAGCTGGTCCGGCAGCTCCATTACCCGTTCCTGAATCGGACCAAGCAGCGTCTCAGGCGCTTGCTACTGCGGCTGCACTAGAAGCTGGTCCGGCAGCTCCATTACCCGTTCCAGAATCGGACCAAGCAGCGTCTCAGGCGCTTGCTAATGCGGCAGCATTAGAAGTTGGTCCGGCAGCTCCATTACCCGTTCCAGAATCGGACCAAGCAGCGTCTCAGGCGCTTGCTAATGCGGCAGCATTAGAAGTTGTTCCTCCAGCAAGTCCATTACCCGTTCCTGAATCGGACCAAGCAGCGTCTCAGGCGCTTGCTAATGCGGCAGCATTAGAAGTTGTTCCTCCAGCAAGTCCATTACCCGTTCCTGAATCGGACCAAGCAGCGGCTCGGGCACTTGCTAATGCGGCAGCATTAGAAGTTGTTCCTCCAGCAAGTCCATTACCCGTTCCTGAATCGGACCAAGCAGCGGCTCGGGCACTTGCTAGTGCGGCAGCATTAGAAGTTGTTCCTCCAGCAAGTCCATTACCCGTTCCTGAATCAGATCAAGCGGCTGCTCAGGCGCTTGCTAATGCGGCTGCGTTAGAGCAAAAAAAACGTAGCATGTTATCAAGACTAACTAATAGTTTTGGAGATGGGTTGGGAACAATTTCTAATTTTTTTCAGCAACTACCTGATGGCGCAGATGTATCAAATGATCTTTACAAGTATATCATGAACTTATTACCTGAGACAAAACTTGACCCAAAATACGTAGATGCTGTTAAAAAATATAAAGATGCAATATTTAATGATTTACAATCAAAAACTCCATCTATAACCGATAAAAAAATAAACGAAAATATAAGATTAGTTGTACGAGAACGGATACCACCGGATAGTTATTTTTGTGTTTTTCTTATTCATAAAGATTATTTATCTCTAGCAGAACAGGCCAATATGAAATCGAATTATAAATTGTATACTGCTACTTTTGATAGTACCAATGCTATGTCTAATTTTGAAGAATATAAAAAAGTGATTTCCCCATAAAAATACATAAATATACAGTCTTGATATAATAAATGTCAAATCAATTATTATATCTGCATTTAAAAATACCCATAGAACTATCTCATGATGGCCAAATTAATATACTGAATGAATATAAAGAAATAGAATTTAGTGAATGTACCATTTTACCCGACATCAAAGAGCCTGTAGATATGATGGAAGCACTATTATCTTATATGGAAAATAAATATTCCGTTGATGAACCAATCATTGACGAAACAGCCATAATAGTTCTCAAAAGCGAAATTAAAAACGCAACTAGACCAATCACAAGTTCATTTAGAAAACGTCAATATAAACTCAGGCAAACAGCAAAAAATATGGCATAAAAATTGATTCATAGCATGAATTATTAATCAATTAAAAAATGACGACAGTAGACGTATCCAAATATCAAGAACATATTCGATGCCTTAATGAGGCACTAACTTCTAATCTATCTTTACTAGATGGACTAAGTGCGGAAAAACTAAGAGCTATTATTGAAGTCTACGAAAATTTATTGAAAAAGGTTCTCGATATTGAGGACTAAAAAGAATGTATCAAATACGGCACATGATATGCCATAAAAATAATAGTAATAATATTCATATTTAAATCATAGGCTGCCATCAAAGATCCCAATATTATAGTTGAAATAATCATAAGCGAATCGGCAAACAATATTTGCATACCGTGTTCGTGCGTATATTGCTTAAATGTATTAAAAATATTACTTGTTTTTTCAGGCATGAAATCAATAATTTTTCCAAACACTAAATCGTGTGTTAGTTGAACTCCGAGAGCGACCAAAATAAACGAGAACAAAGAACGGGATTTAAAAAACATATTATATAACCAACGTGCGATGATTAAACCTATAACTAGTATTAGAACATCAGCTAAAACTGCTGAGAGTCCATAGCTTTTATACCATATTTTTAGCGCCTCAGAATTTATGTATCCAGATAGGGATAATGACATGACTATTACGTCAGTGATTAATGCGCCGTTCAAAATTGGTAAATAATCGGAGACGTTTTCAAAGTCGGAAATATCACGTAAATACATTTATATATTTATGAAATATAATTAGTTTGTTAAACCAATAAAAGGTCTCTCAGTATTACTATGTTGATACGACTTTGGCATTATCAACGGTACACGATCAATAATATTCAGTGATTTCAACTGAAAAATATCAGGCACAGTGGGTGCTTTTCGTTGTACTAAATTGGTTGAACCAATACCTCTTAAATCGGATTCAATATCACAATAATTAGAAGACAGTTTTGCTGGTCCAACACGTCCGGGCAATAAACCATCTCCAAAAAAATTGGTTTGCTCAGGAACTGAATAAAGTTCATTGACTTTATACTGAGCTTGTTCTCGTTTTCCTTCAACTTCTAAAGAATAATTACCGGGAGTATTTTTATTTCTCGTTGATGACATTATGATATATTCTTATACTATTTTTTTTAAAATCGCAACATAATATTCATTGTTTTCATCGAAGGTCTCCGGACTTTTAATAAAACTCGCTAAACATCTATGAAACAGTGCCAGATAATCATAAGAAAAGAGAACTGCCTGGCCGATTGTCCTGTCAGTAGATATCATTTTTGCGGCGGCGCTATCATATAAATTTTGGAAGAGCGGAAATTGTGCCGTCATACAAAATAGCTCATCCATGACATCGTTTACTGCGTTTTCATCATACATTAATTCGTCGCGTGTTTCATCGTCAATAGATTCATCAATAGAGCAATTTGAAACATCCATAAAAAATAATTGCCTTAATGTGGCTCGATATTGCTCATTGTTTTGATAGGTCACATTAAGATTCAGATTATAGCGCTTTTCAATAATCATTGTGTTTTATTATCATTAAATATTTATATTTATTCGAGAACAAATACAAATTTATTTTTTGGCGCGTTTTGTCTTTTTGGCAGACTTTTTGGTACGTTTGGTGCGTTTATTTTTACGACGGCCACCAACAATTGATGTAGAAGACGCAGGAGACGCGACGGAAGAAGTAGATTCATTATTAGAAACAACAGGATTTGGACTAGAAACAACAGGATTTGGACTAGACGTAGATGTAGAACTAGACATAAGTTTTTTTATACTTTCATTGGCACTACTAAACAAACTAGTCAAGGTTTCCATTATTATTTATATATACGCACAAAATTAATATAAAAAGTTTTCAATATTACTAAATAGGGATCGAAGCATTAGTAGTGTAGTGGTAACACGCAACCCTTCCAAGGTTGAACTGGGGGTTCGATTCCCTCTTAATGCAAAAGGCACAGACAACCCTCACAATAATAATAGTATCAATTTATTATTATTATTTACACCATTGCAGTGATAAATGGCAACGTTACCATGCGCGTTTGAAATGCGCAAAGGTGTAATTAACGGTTAGCACCAGGCTCCCCCGTAGTACGCGTATTAACACCGCCACGTACCCATCCGTCTAAAGCTGACTCCTGAACAATATACTCGGTGGTATTACTGCGCTTTTCCATTTCATTATTCAATACCAAAAGCGAATAATCATTGAACGATTTCTCCATGACAGTGGAAACACTCTTTTTATCGTGGACAACCTCGCCTTGTAAAAGCTGGGACTCAAGGGCGGGGTCGGCACCACCACGTCCTAAATAAGGAACAGTAGCAAAAGGGCGCTGTTGGAGCTGTAATTTTTCTAAAGCACGAGCTTGCTCTTTGGAAACGGATAAGAGAGAATCAATATCAATAATGTTTCCATCAATACCCTGACCTCGGGAGGAACCACTGACTAATAAATTAGGTTGAGCGCTAGCAAACATGATGCTTTGGTCAGGTAGGATAGTATCCGCGCCATAATTAGATAACATATAGTTAGAGAAGCGCGTGTTTTGGAGACTTCTCTCGGATTGGTCAACAAAATCAGAACGTGCGCCTGCTAAATTATTAAACATAAAATCCGTTGTTGAAGAAGACATTATAATATAAATTACTTATATATTATAATACAACATCAAAATTATTTTTTAATTACGTATTTGTGTATCTGGAAAAATTGCGTGCGCAAGCAAAATCATTACCCTCTTTGCAAGATACCATGCTCCCATAGCAAAAGTCAGCAAACGCGCCTTGGTCATTTGGAATTGTTGTACTGGGATTACTGTTAAATTGTCGTAAGGACTGTTCAAATACCAATTGTTCTCCTAAATCTTTAAATAATTTGTCGGCAATGTCTGGCTGTTCGGGATTGGCCTCAACAACAAGCTGTTTTGCCTGAGCCAAAATCTCTTGATTCACGTTGCTATTAAATGCAGGCATGGCTGGTTTTTTTTCAGGATTATATTCGTAATCTGTCATTAAAACATTACTAAACGGGTTCGAAGAATCAGGCGAATCAAAAACACCAGCAAGCGCAGCTTCACTAGTATTAATGTTTTCACCTGCTAAAAAATCCATAGTAGCACTTTGGAAGCCCTCTTTTGCGTCTAAAGCAGCCTTTTTCTGGTCTTTTTTTACCTTCTCTTTTTCATGGTAATAATGTAATATAAAAATAGCAAAAAGTGTAATACCACTAACAATAATAATGCGGCTATTTTGTGCAACAATTAATCCGATAATTGTAAGAACTAAAACAGTTCTCGTAATAGCATTCAACTTTTGTTCATAAGTCATAGAATCAATGGGAAAAAACTCCATGGAATACTGGCGTTGAAATAGAACATTGGGATTAGAAAACCAGAACGGAATATCTACGTGCTTCTTTCTTTTTTTTGGGGTTTCGATAACTTCTTCTTCTTCTTCTTCTTCGTCGTCATCGTAATGATTGCTTACTTCGTTGTTCGATAAACTATGGTTATCATCATCATATAGATAACGTTTTGCTTTTGATAAATTATCGGAGAAATATTCCATGTGTTAAATTATATATACATATGGAATATTTAAAATCTCTAAAACATACTCTTATGACATTTCTAGAAGACCTCGTTTAATACATTTATTATCTATCTCAAGAGTATCTATTTTTTTGCTATCCGGAACAATACGTAACACGCATTTAGATTTTTCGCCATAAAGAGGCTCGGTACATCCTTTTTCTTTTGGCTCTTTCTTCGCAGTTTTTCTTAAATCTTTCCTAATATCTTTGTACGGTTTGGCACACCTTGCGCGAAAATGTTCGTATCTTTCCCGAACCTCATTATAGGTCAGTCCGGACTTTTTCCCGAGCATTTTGTTAATGAGTTCGTGTAAACGAAAAACGTATTTTGAGAACGTTTCGCGGTTCTTCATATGCTCCAATTTAAGCGGTAGACGTTTAAAATTATTTGTGAGATTTATGCGACATTTACCGCAAGGTAATGTAAAACGAAGATTTAATATGAATTCCCTATAATGTTGTTTGTCGTCGCAACTGGGGTTTGCCGGATAATTAAAACTCATAGTATGTAAATAATGCCACATACTCGGCCCCCAAACCGATGTTAACATTCCGTCATTACTATTATAATCCGTTTTTTTATATACGGACCGGTTTTTACGAGTTTTATTCATATAGTTATAGTAACCAGATAAAAAATTATTGACTATTATAATTATTCATGGACGCATTCCACTTGCGCACAAAAAGAAATGCATTCGTTCTCAAAAAAAATAGGTACTCCAAGTTCATTCAAAACTCTAAAATATAGGTTTTTCAAATGGACAGGCTTATGATATTTCCTGGTTCCACTAATTAAAAGACCGTTAACTAAATTAGCAGGCAGGACCGAGCCATCAGGATAATTTTTATAATCCAGCGTTATTCGTCCAATAATATATTTGCTATATCGAGAACAAATTATAGATGACGTAAACAAATGATGCGTATCCCTAGAACAATCATGTTCTCGATTTTCAATTACCTCTAAATATACATATCTCGGGCACGCACAAAGCTCGTTTGATGAATCAAATATGAATGCAATTGGTAGTTCAACACTAACAATAGAAAAAGATTTTACTTTACCGATTTTATCAGGAAACCCAGTAAATGATTCGGCAAACGGTAAATAATCGGCATTTAAACGCCCGTCAATAGTTATATATTTTGTCATAATACAATGCCGTGACAAAGTATTCGAATATAAACAAATCTATTAAATTTTTTAATAAATTAGTTACGTTTTTTGGTTTTATTATATACTCTATACCTTTTTTTAGTATATTTTTTTTTAGTATATTTTTTACTGTTTCCTCCTTTTGCAGAGCCTTTTGCAGATCCTAAGCCAGTTCCTTCTTCAGATCCTAAGCCAGTTCCTTCTGCAGATCCTAAGCCAGTTCCTTCTTCAGATCCTAAGCCAGTTCCTTCTTCAGATCCTAAGCCAGTTCCTTCTTCAGATCCTAAGCCAGTTCCTTCTTCAGATCCTAAGCCAGTTCCTTCTGCAGAGCCTAAGCCAGTTCCTTCTTCAGATCCTAAGCCAGTTCCTTCCAAATTTTTGAAAATACAACAACGTAATTCAATAGAACGCCTTGTTTTTTGTTCTGATGTTATTCTAAATGAACCATGAACTACTCCTTTCTTTTCAGCATTTTTTGTAGCTGAACGAAAAAAATATACTTCTGATTCTTTCATATTTTCTTTATATATTGCTTCTAATCCTTCTTTAAAACGTATAGATGCTGCTTGTGAACCCGATACGAGCTGCACTGGAACATAATCTCTAATTTCTATGTTGTTTATATTTAAAAAACCTAAAGGCCAATCCTGAACATTTGTAGTGGGAAACCAAATATTAATAACATCTATAAGTTGTTTTTTTGGTGGACATTTAATAGGAATAGCCCATTGTTGTTGTTCTAAACAATGTCTATCATAAGTTGCATCAAAACTAATATAATCTAAATGCATCAAAGGATTTCCTGGAATTTGACAAGATTCCGCATTACACCCTGCCAAACGAAAAAGTAAATGTCTACTACAAACAGCCGTAATATTATCAATTCCAGTTAATTCTGTGTATTTTTTTTTTATCCATGATTCTAAAAAATTTATAGATGATTGTACGTGTTCATCCTGCCAATCTGGAAATTTGTCGGTTGGTTCTAAATTTTTTGATTTTTCAAATACACTCGAAAGATGGCTCATATCTTCAACATCAAATTGTAATGTTTGAAAACCATTCTCAATAAATTTGTAATCATCCATATTAGAGTATGGTTTAACATTTACATTATTATTTGTTATTTGTGTTTTATCAAGAGCGTGAAGTCCTAAGTCTATAAGGCTATCTGCTAAAAATCCATCTCCTAAAAATGACAAAACAACCCTATTTTCTTCAGTAGGCGCATTTCCTGGTTTTAATTCAGAACCAGCACTAGTATTTCCAGGAATTGATTGTGACATATATATATATATAAATACTGGTATAAAATTTAATATACACAGAACGTTTTTATTATCAAAAAAATACTATAAAGGACCTATATATACATTGTAAAGGATTCTAATGTTTGGTTTGTACTACAAATGGAAAGTACAATTGTCAACGTTTGTTATATTGTGGTTTGCTTGCCAAAATCATTAGATGATATATTTTATTTAGGAGCACATAGCAATTTTTGGTTGTATTTGGAAACCCTATTCGTTCGACGGTTCGAATAGCTTGTTCGCAAGACTCTATGAATGTGCTAATTTCTTTAATTTTTGCTGGTTTTCGCACAGATTCTCTAATTGACTTACGACAATTTGCTATAGTATAAATATTAGTACGTTCTTCGTGTCCAATCGGAATACTATTCATAATATTCTTATTTTTCATAATTTTTTGACCGATTACCTGAATTTTCAATGATATATGTCGCGCCATGATTTTAAGTTTGGGCATACGGACTTTCTTGAATACAAACAAATCAGGTAAATATTTGCTAGTTATCAAAACATGTCGCATATTTGGACCAAATAGAAATTCGCCAATAACACCAACTACGTCTTCGGGCATAGTATTTAATCGTTTTAGAACAGACGCTTCAATGCGTCTTTCCTTATTATCGCCTTTTTCACTACGTTTCCTATCGTTTTCCTTTTTACGAGCACAAAATTCAATATCTTTTAGCTCCGCACTTAGTTTACTACGACATTCATTCAGCAGAGACGACACATGATTTTCCATGACATTCAAATATTGCAGTCTATTTAAGCTTGTACATCGTAAACTATCAATATCTACATTGTCTTCTTTAAAATACCTCCACTGATTTAACTTGTTTTTTAAATTTTGTTCGTATAGTTTTTTGAATTCGGACGTTAGCGCATTTTGAATAGGAGTCTTCTTAGGATTTTTATCTGCATGACAACTTTCATAATTGAACAAAACAACTTCTAGTTCTTCCATTATTTATTTCTTTATTCATCCGGCGGTACAGTAATAATCAATTTTTATCAGTCGGTAAAATGCCGCAAATCCGTTTTGTCAGGGCCATTCACGTGAATAAATATTGGTTTTGCGCCCTTATATTCATATCCGTCGTCAACACGCTTTACCAAAGACAAATCTATTCCATAAGTATTGAAAAAAATTCTGTTTTTATAATCAAGCGCAAAATTGTTATTGGACTCTAAGAACCGTGCTGTCCAAAAGGCTTGGTCATCATCTTTATCATTATACTGATATTGTGAAATATATTGTCGAAGCGCCCATGCTTTGCCAATAAAAAGACCACTATTTAAATAAGGGAATTCGCAATCTTTATATGTATAATATTTTGCATAAGACGGCACTGGATTACAAGTAGTTTCGCAGCCGAAAACAATAGGTTTATCAAATTCTAAATATCGTTTAACAATTTCGTCCTGACAACCAAAATAAAGGACATCGTAAGCATCTGTAAACAAAACAATGTCGTCATCGAGAACATCCGTCCTTAATAAAAAATCACGTACTTCTTTTAATTTAACGCCGAAATTTCCGGTGGCATTCCATCCAATAGACCTATTTTCTTGCGCCCCAAGAACAGTAATGTTCTCGTTTTGACGCTCGACACGGGCTTTTATTCGATTTAAAATTTCATGTGGTTTTGTTGCCACGGTTATATAATGTAGACGGTTTTTGTACATTGTATACCGAAGTATTTTTCCTTTATGTTTATTTAGCTAATTTTTAATATAAGTTTAAAATATAAGATGTCGTCGTTTTACGAAGTAGTAAAAAATTATTTAACCCCTTATTATTGGTATTTTTTAATTATTGTTTCTTTTGTCATCTTTGGATTATTAGGAAAATATGCATATGATACTTATTATACTGCAGGTTATGCCGAAGGAAATAAAGATTTTAAAGATGTGGCTAACGCAGAGATACGCGACAGGGACGCAAATGTTTATTTTTTCTTCGTGGACTGGTGCCCCCATTGTAAGACGGCGTTACCCGACTGGATAAAATTTAAGAATCAATTCGACGGCCAAGAAGTAAACGGATATACAGTAAACTGTATTGATATGAACTGCACAGATGAAAATGAGGCAGTAACGCAAGCAATTCAAGAATATAAAATCGAAGGTTATCCTACTATTAAAATGAATAAGGATAACAAAGTTATTGATTTTGACGCCAAGATTTCATATGGAACATTAGAAAAATTTGTTAATATGATGACAAACCAATAATAAATCTATTTTTAATAAATATATTTATTTCTCTTCTGAGTCTACGCAGAATTCATTGATATAACTATCTGTTCCAATTTGAATAAGTCGCAAACGCTCTTCAATCTTAGAACTCGTATTAAAAATATCGCTTATCGATAAAGGAGGACAATCAATAAATATTTCGCGGTATATATTTATTGGCACTCTGTTATTCAAAACCCGTTCTATGGTCTTATAAAAAATATTTAATACGTAATCAAACAATGTTGAATCATTAGTTACATGATAATTTAATCGTATTATTGGTTTACGACAGAGTCCAAATATTTCTTCAGGATCAGCTCCATTATCAATACAATAATTCACAGGATAATTACATACCATTCCCCCGTCAGTATAACATTTGTCTTCATTTAAATAGGGCTGGAACAAAACAGGTAGGCAACAAGAACAATAAACTGCATCAATAATGCGCCAATCAGGGTGCGTTTTGTAAGAAAACTGAATAGGAGTGAAATTATTGATATTTACTGCGAAAAAATGCATGTCGATTCCAGTGTTCTCATAAAATTCCTTCATTGTAATATTTATCGACATATCTTTCCCATTAAAGAGTGGTAGAAATATTTCTTCTATTGTTTTTACATCATATATACCGCGACTATTAAAAACCGTAAATATGTTTTGAATATTAAAATTAAAAATTTGCTGCCATGGCCGTTTTATAATATAATCATCGAGAACAGTCCAATCATATTTTAGGGCAATTATTAATCCAAATAGTGCACCCGCGCTAGTACCAAATATAGATTTAATGTCATCTATTGACCATAAACCTCGCTTATTACTTTCTCGTAGAGCTCCATAAAATGAGAACCCGGCAACGCCGCCCCCGGACAATACGATATGTTTAATTTTTTTGTCTGTGTTTTCCATTATTATATTATTTGACGAAGCATTTATGTTTTTTGTGATAGAATTAAATTTATTGCATATATATAGGAATGTCTTGTATTTTATTTGCTGATGAAGAAGAAACCAATCGCAAAATAAACATCGACGAGCTCTATGAAAAGAAACAGAAAAAAGATTTAAAAATGGTATCTATTTTCAATAAAATATTAAATCGTATTCATAAACGAATTACAAACACTGCACGTATCAAAGTCGAAGAAAAACATATTTGGTTTGTGGTTCCTGAATACATATTTGGAGAACCTTGTTATAGTAAAGCAGATTGCATTGGATATTTAGTGGCAAAATTGGAAGATAATGGCTTTCATGTAAGATATGTATATCCAAGTAATTTATTTATTAGTTGGCTACATTGGATACCATCATATGTTCGAACAGAAGTTAAAAAGAAAACCGGAATTGTTCTCGATGAAAGGGGTAATATTATAACCAAGGTAGAAGACGAAGAAGAAAATAACCAAAAATCATCCAATGAAAAAGGTGCAACAACTAAAAATCAGAAACAATATACTCCAATTAATAATTATAAACCAACTGGTAATTTAATATACGGAAAAGAAATGTTTGAGAAATTAGAGAAAAGAGTAAATATGCCTTAAGCACAAAAAATTGATTGTTACCTTCTATTTATCTTAATAAACACACATAGAATGGTTGAACCTATAAAAAAAATTACTATTCGCGTAAAACTACGTAAAATAAACTGCGATGAAAATATAAATTCTATGACTGAAATACATTTAGCAGAACAAAAGCTAGTAAACAAAACTCAAAAAAAGAAAAAAGTCATGAGTAATGAGAACAAATCCAAACTTTGGGAAATATTTGATTCTGATAAAAAAACTTTATACGACGAACCCATTGATAAAATAGAATGTTTATATAGCGCTACCGGCCAACATGATATGTGTTCTACTTGTAATTCGTATCTGATAATTATGGAGGATGGGTTTCCGACGTGTACAAATCCTGAATGTTGTATTATGTATAAAGATGTGCTCGATTATTCTCCTGAGTGGCGCTTCTATGGTGCAGAAGATAAAAACGCAAATGATCCTACGCGGTGTGGTAATCCTATTAATCCCCTTTTGGTTGAATCCTCTTTTGGTTGTAAAGTACTATGTAGTAATAACTCATCATACGAAATGAAAAAAATTCGTAAGTGGACGGAATGGCAATCTATGCCGCATAAAGAAAAATCGCTTTACGACGAATTTCAATTTATTACACATATGGCACAAAACTCTGGAATACCAAAGATATTTATTGACGACGCGATGGTATTACACAAAGATATTTCCGAACAGAAGATGTTTCGTGGCATGAATCGTGATGGGATTAAAGCCGCGTCTATTTATATTTCATGTAGATTGAATGGTTGTCCTAGAACAGCACATGAAATCGCTGAGATATTTAAGTTAGATAAAACTAGCGCTACGAACGGATGTTCTATGGCAGTTAATATTTTACACAATATTGAACGAAATATGGACCCGTCACAAAAAAAAGATTTATGTGTTACATTACCCAGTTCGTTTATTGACCGTTACTGTAGCCGTATGAATTTTAATAAAGAAATGACAATGTTGGCCAAATTTGTTACTAATAAAATTGAAAAGAATAATATTATTACGGATAATATTCCTCACGCAATTGCTGCTGGAGTGGTATATTTTGTATCTCAAATTTGTGGACTTAATACAAATAAGGTGGATATTAAAAATGTTAGTGGGGTTAGCGAGGTAACAATTAATAAATGCTATAAAAAACTGGACAGCATTAAAGATTCACTGGTGCCAAAATCTATTTTAGACAAATATGTTTTGTAAATGGGGAATTGTAGGTTCTCTAGAGTTTAGACAAATCCACTAAAATTTTATGGGTGCATATAATATAATTTATGTCGGACACTTCTGAAAACATTACTGTTGAAATTTTCGAACCCATTATTGATAATATAACCGAGGAAGTACCTGTTACTGAGGAACCGGTTTCCAATGAAGTGCCCGTTACCGAGGAGCCGGTTGTCAAGGAAGTGCCCGTTACCGAGGAACCTGTTGTCGAGGAGCCGGTTGTCGAAGAAGTGCCCGTTACCGAGGAGCTTGTTGTCGAGGAACCTGTTGCTGAGGAGCCTGTTGTCGAGGAGCCCGTTACTGAGGAGCCCGTTACTGAGGAGCCTGTTGCTGAGGAGCCGGTTGTCGAGGAACCTGTTACCGAGGAACCTGTTACCGAGGAACCAGTGCAAGAAGCAACATTATCTATTGAGAGGACAGAATCAGACGCGCCAGTTTCTGAGAATGAATTATCAGAGACAAACGAGGTATCGGTTCCTGAATTAAAACCTGAGCCTATACATGTAGCTGATCCTGTTCCAAAATACGTTTTTATTGTCCCTTACCGCGACCGCCAACAACAGTTGGCTTTCTTCAAAAAACATATGTCCTTTGTTCTCGAAGACACGAACCCAAATTATTATAAAATTTTTTTTATCCACCAGTGCGACCAACGTTCGTTCAATCGTGGCGCAATGAAAAACATTGGTTTTTTATACATCAAAGATACGTATCCCAATGACTACCGAAACATTACTTTGGTGTTTAACGATATTGATACCATGCCGTACACTAAGAATTTTTTCAATTATGATACTACACCAGGAAACGTGAAACATTTTTATGGTTTCAAATACGCACTTGGTGGTATTGTATCGATAAAGGCCGGCGACTTTGAGAGAATCAACGGATACCCTAATTTCTGGGCCTGGGGATATGAAGACAATTTATTACAAAAACGCGTTCTCAATAACGGTATTTTTATTGATAGAAATCAATATTATCCTTTGATGGATAAAAACATTTTCCAAATGAAGGATGGATTAGAGAGATTAGTAAATCGCGCGGAATTTGACAAATTCTTAGGACTTACACTTGAAGGCATATCAAATATCCAAGGGCTTCAATATGATTATGATGAACAAACCGGTTTTGTAAACGTAAAATCATTCATAACGGGAACGGAAGAGTTACAAAATCAATCTACGGCACATAATTTAACCAACGGCAATCGTCCATTTAATGCTCCTATTCTAGGAGGGCGCCGTCGTCCTGCAATGGGGATGTCGTTTTTTTAAATCATCAATTTGTGTAAAATTTAAATATAAATAAAACATTTCTATATTAGATTAAATGTTTTATATTTTATTACTAACAATAACAATAATATATTTAATCAAACAATACGAAATTTTTGAATACCAACCATATATAAAACCACAATATGGATTAGCTGAATCAACAGATGATTATGTTTCTCCAATAATAATAGACAATTTTATAACAGAAGAAGAGGCAAAATATATCCTAGACCTAGCCCGGGAAAAATTTGTTCCAAGTGTCCTTTTTGGAAATTATAGAATGAATGATATTCGCAATAGCAAAAGTGTTTGGTTACCAACACACGACCAAACTATAAGTTCTATTATACAAAGAGCATGTAGTAAAGTGGGACTTCCTTTTAAAAACTCAGAAGGGTTACAAGTAGTAAAATATGACGCAAACGGATATTTCAAACAACATTATGATACTACTCACAAAATAGAAAAACAATCAAGCGACTTCTTTTCGCACGGAGGACATAGATTAGCGACAATTATTGTTTATTTGAATGATGATTTTGAAGGCGGAGAAACACATTTTGTAAATCTTCAGAAACACATAAAACCAAATAAATACGGGGGTATATTATTCTATTCTTTAGATAAAAACGGCAATAAATGTCACCCCAAATCTTTACATGAAGGTACAAAAGTTATATCAGGTAATAAGTACATTGCAAATATTTGGATAAGACAAAATAAATTTATATAATCAATATATATTGATTATATAATGAAAGCATTATATATTGCGCTATGTCTAATACTTATTTTTATTATTATTTGTTTTTCAATATTATCTACACCGCCTGTTGAAACATTTGCTGAATTAGGTTACGCAGATGATGATGACGACTATATATACCCAACCGTATATAATAATTTTATTACTCCTCACGAGGCTAATTACATATTAAGTCAAGCGGAACCGAAATTTGCGGATAGCGAAACAATTGGAGGAGGCGTAGATACAACAACCCGTAAAAGTAAAACGGCTTGGTTAGATAAAAACGACCCCACTATAAAAAAAATCATTGAACGTGTATGCGCAATAAATAATTATTCTAGCGAAAATGCTGAACACTTACAGGTAGTTAAATACGGCCCTGGTGGATTTTACAACCCTCATCACGACAGCACGGGCGACGATAATCCAGAAAGTAACGAATTTTTGAAATCGGGCGGACATAGAATAGCAACTATGTTAATATATTTGAACGACGAGTTTGAAGGTGGTGCTACTAGATTTGTAAATTTAGCAAAAGACGTAAAACCTCCCAAATATGGTAGTATTTTATTTTACCCATTAGATAAAAATAACAACCGTTGCCATCCAAAAGCATTACATGCCGGATTACCTTTAAAATCAGGACAAAAATGTATTGCCAATGTATGGATTCGACAGGGCCCCTTTACTAATACCTGCGATTAGGCCTCGATTATTTTATATGTTAAACCAATATCACTTTGACTTTCCCATATTCCTGATATTTTTAATATAAACTGTGGCGAAATAGCCTGTCCGTCTTTTCTGGCACTATATAATTTTATAGTTCCTGACATAAGTTGTTTATAAATTGAAACAACGGAATTTTTACCACCCTTATTTGTATGTGTTTGTTTATAATATTCAATGATTCTATGCTCTATCTTAGATAGTTCTTGAATAAATATATTATTCTGCGACGAATCAATAGCAAGCCTTGCGCTATGTTTATTGCCACTTCTTTCAATCGATTGAATTTCTAGAGGCATTGACAAATAAACACTATTCAGTGAAAAACACTCATCAGAATAAATAATTTTGGAGAATGTACCGTCCATAATGATGTTTTGTTTTGGCTGCAAAAAATACATATATCCTAATTGAAAATTTGAATTGTCAAGTATAATGTTCATACGATAAATAAAGTTGTTTAGATATGTTTATTTGGTTTTGATTTAAAATATAATATATTAGATATATTATATATAGCTATGGCTGAAATATTTTTAAATGATGTAGCCTTTGATAAGAATAATTTAATTATTAAATGGAAAGGCAAAACGTTTAATCAAATTACTTCTCGTATTCAAATGAACACGCGTGGGAAATCATCTACTTTTAAAAAGGCAGAATATTTCCGTGCGCTTCCTATTTTGTTACCCAGGCGCGAGATTGCGACGAACTTTAATAGTAATTCTGTATGCGATGCCCGTATGTCATTATCTATTAATGTATTTGACCAACCCGGGGGTAGTATCATAAATTCGTCTGTAAAAACAAACAACAACGGTTTAGTAAATACCATGGATAATTTAATACCAAACAATATTTGTGAAGACATAGGCACTTGTTTGGCGTTTGTTTCCCCTTCTGAAACTGCAAAACGCCGTGTTCGAAGTGCTGGAATGATTAAGCGTCAGTTTGATATTTCCAAGGGCAACGACAAAACCTATTTTGTCGATAAAGCGCAATATTTGGTCAGTCGTAATCTTACGTTTCAACAAAATCAATATAATTATATTCGTTCAGGTAATGCCAAAGCCGAACCAGGTGACGCCCTTTCTTCGCAAAATTTATATTCTGCACAAGGACTTAGCCACTGTAAAAAATATTATATACCGACAGATTGTAGTTTTTCATATCAATGGGTATTTCCAAATTCAACTGATAATACGAAAGCTGACGGCTATTCAGTACAAGGCGGAAATAATATTTATTTTTATAACCAGGTTGATGTTTCTGCAGGATATTATACGGTTGATGATGTTAACAATGTTTTACATCTTACTATGTTGAAAAACGGACATTATTTAATAAACAAAGCTACACAGTCAAAAGTGTTTACTATTTATTTTGCTTACAATCCGATTTACAATAAAATGGAATTACATAGTTCAAAAATTGATGCACTCGTTTTTTCTACCATTAATTATACAAAACCCTTTTCTCCAGGCTGGGACCCTACTATTTATCCTCCCGCATTCAATTACCAAAATTTGGTTGCCTGGCCGATACCATCTGGTGAAACATTATCTGGTAATTCTGCGTTAAAAGACTCAGTTGTGCCCGTTGTAGTTATTTATAATAATGCATTTACGAATGCAATCGGTTTTAGTCCTGGTATTTATCCTACAAATCCTATATCGACATATGTGGATAGATTAAATGCCGCGTATTCACTAAAACAAAATTTGACGAATGTTGATAATTACGCTCTTTCCAATTATGGTCCTGGTATTCAACCCGTTTATAAATCCGTGGTTTATAAACCCAGCAATCCACAATTTGCTAGTCAGGGTGGAGTTAGTGCCAGTTCCGCAACCCAGCGCGTTCGTTATAACACAATTACAAACAATACTGCAGTTTATCAAAAGGCTTACGGAACGTCAGTAGCAAACGCACTAGCATACGGAGTTCCTGAAAATGGTTATACCATCAAAGACAAACTTGGTTATCCATCGCGTAGCACGCCAAGATTTGCGCCACTATCGACTGTAATGCAATGCGCAACGTGTAACACTTGGGACCCGCAAAATTCAACAAAAATGAATTAAGAATAAATAGCTTTTACCATTCGTCCTGTTCTTGCATATTCGCTTTTTTCATAATCAAATGTCCCAAAACATCGCACCAAGAATCTATCGTGACCATCATATTTTGGGAAAAAAGGAGAGCGTCCATGAACGGCACGACAATTATCTATCAATATAATTTCACCAGGCTTTAAATTATGTTGAAACCGTTTTTCATAATAGATAGCAATAATTTTCCTTAATAAATGTTCTCCTATTTCATCAGAACTAAACATCAAATCTTGGTCAAATATAAGTTGTGGGTTGTCAATCGGTCCATGGATGATTGCCATTGGCCCTCGAACATCTCCTTCTGCGAATTCCTGTCCATGTAATTTAAAGGATAAATCAACTCCTGTTTTCCATAAGGGTTCTCGAAGTAATTGTAATTCTTCAAATGTCATATAATTTAATATTTCATTTACGGGTAAAATATACGTTAGCGCTTGCTTATCACCTTTTAAACAGGCCAAACTTAATATATCTGGCCGTAATTGTGAAAATGCCTGTTCGGTATGAATTTCTAGCTCAATGTTACTACCAACACTAGTTTGGTTTTTAGCTAGAGCTTGAATAGGAACAATGTCTTGAAAAAGTTGGCCATATCCTTCAGCTTCATATGCCAACATTTCGCCAATAGCACTATTTAAAATGGCTTGAACACGTGCTAATAAAGTGGTTTCGCCTATCTTGCTTTTGTTATCAGACGGAGTTTTGACAATGGATACATGTAGTCCACGAAACAATAAATATCCACTTTTTGTGCCTCGTTTTGAGAACTCGCGTAAATGTTCTCGAATTCTACCTGGGATTTGTTTTGTTAATTGTTTAGCTTGTTCACAGAATTCGTTCGGATCATCCGAAGGACTTGCGCAAATTTGTCTCGCTAAATAATTTAAAACAACGACTTCCTGGTCATTAAAATCAATTATATATTGTTCCATAATATATAATTATCGTTTTTTTATGGTTCTGCGCTTACGCACCAACCTACCTCCATTTTGAACCGACAGAACTGTAGTCCATGTACCAGTTTCATCAATAGGAGATAATCGTTTTACTGTTTTGCGTATTAGTTTACTACGATCTCGCGAAATACTCTGGTTTATTATTTTTTCACGTAATGACCTGCGTTTATGATTTGGTATAACGGACATTTATTTATACTGAGAAAATTATGCAATATCATCAGCGCAAAACATATTATTTGTTGAGAACACATTGGCTTCTACGCCGTTTTTTTTACACCACTGTAAACATTTCTGAATATTTGTTTTAACTAGGCCGTCTATTTTTTCTTGTTTTTGTTTGATTTCTATTAGCGACGTCGTATAATGAATGTTCTCAATTTGTTGTTGTCCTAATATTGAATTATATTCCTCTAATTTTGAAATAAAATAATAAGATAACGGCAAGTTCAAAAAACGATGAATGTATTTATCTGAAGGCACCACTAACATTGCTTCAAATGTCTTCTGTAAAAACGGATAAAAATGCTCGTGATTTGAGAACAAGAAATCGCGGCATACAATATATTTCTCTGAATTAGCATAGCGACTTGTTTGTGGCTTAATAATATAAACCTTATCATAAAAAGACGATAAAATATACAAAATATCTATAGTATGATGCATAAAACTATCGAATATTTTGAGAACAAACGACCCGCCCCTTTTCTGAAGAACTACTGCATAACAAACTTGCGCGAAAAGTAGTTGACTTATGCTAATTTCCTGTTTATTAAAATCCATTGAAAAATCAAATCCACCATCGCCGGTAACAAAATCCATGGACGATCCGTATTTTTTACGACAATACTCCAAATTAGCCATAGATAAAATATTACCCGTATTATCAGCACCACATTCAATATAAACGTTCTCGTTTTTCTTTAAAAACGCGTCGCTTTTTTTCCATCCAGGAATATTATTGTCATTCATTTCGTCCAAAATTGTCATTCCAATATAAATGTCCTTATTATTCTTACGCGTATTACACAAGGCTTCTATAAATCCACCCGGCCCTTCCGCCAAATGAAAACTACGCATAGATTTTACGCCAAAATTCATATTAAATGTGTTAAGCATTTCTATCATTTTAAAATAAGACCGTGAAAGAGGCTTATATGTAGAAATACTTTTCTTTTTAAACGGCACTACGCTATGAATATACTCATAAGGATTGGTATATTTTTTAAATATATCCCACTCGCATTCGTGGTCATCCAATTTCATTTTAATATTATACAAATAATGGGATAGAGAATTCGAAATATGAGGTTCTGGTTCTACGTCATCGGGTATACATTGTATATATTTATGAATTAAAAAACTAGTTTTGGGTAATAGATAATATGTCATTTTATGTCGATACATAAAATAAAAAATACTATTTATATCGTTGTTACATGATTATTTTATAAGGGTTTTATGGTTGGTTTTTTGATAGTTAGTTTTTTTATAACAGGCGTCGGATCAACAGTTATTGATACTGTCTGAGCCAATGGTTCGGTAACAGGTTCCGGTTGAGTCAACGGCTCCGGCTCTACAGACTGGCCCTCTTCTGAGTATCGTTCTAGTACTATCTTAGGCTTTTTAATCTTACGAATTGCTGGTTTTGGCGCAGTTGGCGCAGTAATTTCCGGGTGCGCTTTTTCCATTTCTTTAATATCCTGCGTAATAACTTCCTCTATAGATTCAGCCATTTTATTTTGCTGTTCTATTATTTTCGCTATTTTGTCCGTATTTACGTTACGTACCTTCTTGAATATAAAATATCGATTCATAAACGAAATTTGTTTTTCTTCTTGAGTCATATTCTGCGCCTTACCATAATCCAGTCCGGCCCGTTGACTACGTTTTATTTCGTTTTCCATATTGGCATAAAGTTCCGAAAACATACCTGCGCTATCAGGAAGTCCCATTTTTATACACTCTGATTTGAAGACTGGAACAAACCCATAATCTTCCATAATACGCACCACATAATCGAAATTTACCAAATACTCTTGTAAATACTGATTAATACTCTCTTGATATACATTAATTGGATAACCAACACTCAAATCGTCGTCAGGAAAGCCAGTTTGGTCATATAATTTTACGATTTCAAATATCTTTCTGCCTTCGCTCATAATTATAATGCTCTCATCCTTTTGCTTATCCTTCAGTAAATTGAACACAGTTTTGCCGTCATAACAAGTTCCAATGAAATAACCGTTTATGCGTGTGCATTCAGCTACGTTTCTCAAAAACTCATGAAGCGTCTTTTTACTCTCGAAGAAATAATGAAAGGCGAATTGGACAGAACTAATATGAAAACCAGTCTGTGCTGTTCCGTAATGTTTATATACACCATGGCCGAGGGCTCTCTCGTCTTTAGGTCCAACACCGAATAGCGCATTTGTAATCTCTTTATCTTTTTCTGTACCAAATGCTTTACCAGAGCGAATATTTAACGATGAATTACCTGTAACGAAAAGCGCGTCGGGAGTGTCTCTATCTTTTCTCTTTGAACGTAAATAACGAGCACAAGCTCCGTCTAAACGATTTTGAATATTGTCTTTAAATACGTCAACTCCGAATACAAATGAAATATGTGCGTTTATCCATTTTGATAAATCACCAGCCTTGCCTACAGCATAATCCATCAAAATATCTTGTGGATTTGACACCCCAACAATCAACTTTTTCTTCACGTATAAATTATGGAAATCACGAAGACCTTGAGTGCTCGTTTGTTCATTTGACCGATTATAATATACATCTTCTGTTACTACTTCTTGAGCAATATTTTCGCCAGTACTAATCATTTCCTCCGTAATAGGATGATGAATAGAATGCCAATTAGCATTAGCTACGTGGTATGCATTACCGTAGTTCTTAGCACCAGCATTTAATTCGCTAGTTTTATCATAACGTACCCTGAGCGGTACCCATGCCCATCCGTCCTTGTTTGTTGATTCATATTTAAACTCAACAATCATATTTTCATCAAAATATTCTCCTTCTTCGGTTACCATAAATACGTTGTTTCCATCTTGCTTCAAAAGAACATTGCAATACCTTGCTTCTGGATGATAAGGATTGGTAGGGCAGAAAGGCACATGTTTATAATCTTTGGCATATCCCACGACAGGTTCTGGAATTTTACCATCTACCACATCCTGAAACGGATTTACAAAAGCATGTTGTTTATTACGAATATCAAAACCGCAATGTAATTCGATAGTTTTATATTGAATAACGTCTTGAACACCTTGCATATTTTTTCCCTCTTGGAAAATATGATGTACTTCAGGTTTTCCTTTCTTATCAAGTTTGTTAATAACTAAGAAGTCAATTGTGTTGAATGCAGGCGGCTTCCATTTCATAGAGTGCTCCCATGTTATTTTTTCAAGAGGTCCTGCTTTACCTATTTCTTTTGAGCCAACCCCACAATTTGAAGGAGTAAAGATAATACCATCCGTAGTATATTCAAAAAGACCATCGTTTTGCTTCGTAAGAATCTTTGAACAACATTGAAATATAGATTCGTTTTCTGTACACAGGTAAAACTCCTTACATTTTACAATAAAATTTGCCGATTTTGTCTGTTTTGCATCAACCGTTTCTTGTTTGTCAGCTATGGATAGTGGCTTGATGGCGTCAATAATAGCATTCAAAAGAGGAAGGCGAAATGTATTTTCTTTGTCTCCCATATCCTCTGCTACAAATCCATATTCACGGACGTTGAGTTTATTAACATAATAAAGGTCAAAAGCAGCATATAAATTAATATATTTTCCTGATTTGTCGTATTTAATATGTTCTCCGTCTAAAATAGAATTCCATACACGCTTCTCTTTTGAAACCGTGCCTGTGAAAATAACGTTCATATTAGTATCAATCAAATATATTTTACCTTCATAATTGACAAACAATAGTTTTCGTTCCCCATCCGCCTTATCTGTTACTGTATAATTCTTTCGAATATTTGGTATCGTCGACGAATCTTTTGGCTCAATAATGTTTTCCATTTGTATTGTAAACGATGAAGGGCCAATAAAGTCTTTTGACATAATTTTACGAGATTGATATTCGTCACCATGCACTAATTTCATATATTGGTCAATTACGACTTTTTGTTCATGATAAGAAATCGGATATTTTGTCATTTGAAGCCCCGATAGAACAGTTCGAATACATTTTCGCAAAACGCCCATAATAGATTCAGTACTATTGAACAAAGTTCCTGTTCCAATACGACTATTATCCATTTCAAGTTCTATTTCGTATGTTTCGGGGTTAGTAAATACACCAGCCTCTTGTATAGTATATGTAGGCATTGGTTTACGGTAAGTTGTCTTAGAACCTTTTACAATACTTAGGTCAGCAAACACAGGAAAATCTGGGTGTCTAAACCGCACACGATTCATGCAACGGAAAATTTTCTGCGAATTTGACCATTCCGCAATAATATTACGAGCAAGGGGATGATTCGTATGAAACTCTTCTTCGTTCTGATAAGAGGCACGAAAATTATAATCCGCAATATCTACGGCCCTAATTTTTTCGCCGTTTTTTGCTAATGCGTTAGTTTTGCGCGTGAATTTCAATTTATTGAAAACGGTAGACGGTAAATCTATCAACTTCTGGATACTGTTTGTCTTACAATAATGCTGAATCAGATCCGTCCCCACAATTTCCGCGCGAATATTCGACATCGTACGCTCCCCTGTTTGAGGATGCAAATAATCGCTATACACACGTAAAATTTGTGTTCCGTCTTCGTTATCTACTTTAAAACCACATGCATAGAGTTGTTTTACCACGTTATCATAATCGATTTTGCTAATAGATTTGGATAATTTCGGATTCGAACCAAAACGGATTTCAAATTCTGCAGACTTTTTATCCATACGAAATAACGGATTGTTTTCTAAATATTGACCCACCATTTTTTCAAATTCTTTCTTTGCTCGCGCGCGCGCAGCATCCTCTATTTTTTTAATATCGTCATTAGATTCGTCGGTTATGGGTTCATTGTCTTCCACTTTATTCATCAAATAGTATAGTATATAGTTAATTCATATATTATTTTGATAATATAATCAATTTTTTGTTGTTATTTGACCTATCTATTATTTACCATACATCTTTATTTATAATTTTTTGATTCATTAATCACAACTGCATGTCAGTGCGAATTTTATTAGAAAAACTTTAGTTGTTTGCATAATATATAATGGGTAGAAAACACTACTATTATTCCAGCGACGAATATTCGTGCGACGAAAATTCAGATAATGAATCTTCTTGTGAAGGGCAACGTAAACATTCTTGTAAAAAATGCAAAAAACCTCTATGTAAAAGCTGCGGAAAAACAAGCTGCAAAAAAGCGCAACCAAAATCATCTGTTTGTAAGTCGTGTAAAAAGAAGGAAGGACAATGCGATAACAAAAAAGACTGTAAGTGTGTTATTATTACGGTAAATTAATTTTGTAACTGCATATTGTATCACAAATTATTTTGTTTTTATAAAATCTTGTATAGTCAAAGTATATATAATTTTTGATTATATGCCCAAAAATCAGTCTTGTTGTTCTGATGACGAATGTTCGGTAGATAGCGACCGTGGTTGCAAACCAAGACGACCTCGATGCCGGTCTAGCTCTCCAAGTAAACCAAAAAAATGCAAAGATGGCAAAGACGGTAAAAACGGTAAAAACGGATTAGACGGTAAAGATGGAAAAGATGGGGAAAACGGCAATTCTGGTAAACCTGGCCGTGATGGTAAAGATGGCCGTGATGGTAAAGACGGAGAAAATGGTAAAGATGGGGAAGACGGTCGTGATGGACGCGATGGTAAGGATGGTAAAGATGGTAAAGATGGGGAAGACGGACAGGATGGAGAGGATGGCCGTGACGGAAGAAATGGTAAAGATGGAGAGAATGGCCGTGACGGTAAAAACGGTAAAGACGGAGAAGACGGACAGGATGGACAAGACGGACAAGATGGCTGCGACGGAGAAGACGGTAAAGACGGATGCACAGGACCACCTGGTCCTTGCGGCCCTCGTGGACATCAGGGCGAAAAAGGATGCCCAGGAGAACGAGGCCCACGTGGGCATCCCGGAGAAAAAGGATGTCCTGGAGAAAAAGGACCCAAAGGCGACACTGGACCTAAAGGAGATAAAGGAGATAAGGGAGATAAAGGAGATAAGGGAGACACAGGACCAAAAGGCCACACTGGCGAAACTGGTTTGATTGGACCAATTGGACCAGCAGGACTTGATGGACCCGCAGGACCAATTGGACCCGCAGGACTTGATGGACCTATTGGACCTATTGGACCCACAGGCCCAGTTGGACCGGTTGGAACCGCAGGACCAGTTGGACCAGCAGGACCAATAGGACCCATTGGACCCCCCGGACTCCCATCAATTTCCAATTTCGCAGATTTTTATGGCCTAATGAGTAATAATGACATAGTAAACGATAATCCTAATGCCATCGCACCTGGTTCATCAGTTAATTTTCCAAATCCTCTTGTGAATCCATATGGCTCAATACAACGCTTATACGGAACTAGCACAAATTCGTTCAGTTTACCACCAAGTGGACTTTTTGAAATCACATTTCAAGTCGGAGTACAAAATACTGGCGAATTGGTTGTTGTATTAAACGGACAAGAACAGTTAATGACGGTTGTAGGTAAAAGCGGCGGTGGATTATTAGTTGGTGTATCTATAATATCTACTCCTCCTATCAACAATTCTACTCTTAGTATTAATAATCCATCCATCGCGGCTCCAGGAGGATTAAAAATCGACGAATCAAGCGGGCCTTTATCAAAGCCATTTTCCTGTCATCTTATTATTAAACAACTCGCATAATTTATTTATTTATTGATATGTATAATAAATAAATTATTTATATATTACTCTGTTAATTAGTTTTGAAACATGATATATTGTAATGTAAACGGAGGTATCCATTTGCCGTTTATATTTTGCGGAACAAACTCCCAAAGGAAAGGTGTCCAAATATAATCATTTGTTGCCAGATAACACAAATAAGTATGAATATAATAAGGACCCGCAATTGTTTTTATCATAGCGTCTAATAAAGACGCAAACGAAAAAGATAATAAACAACTTCCATTTTGACATTGAAAATATGAAAAAAACATGTTCATAGTAATATAATAATCATGCGTTCTATCTTGATGGAACAAAGTTTTTAAACCCACTTCGTTTGCGTATTTTGAGAAACCGTCTGTTCCAAACGGATACCAACCGTCATTACCCGCCCATAAAAAATACATACGCAAAAGATATTCAGATGAATAGTTAAATATTGAACTACTGTCAATAAAATTTGTATTATAATGACACGCCGTAATAAAATATTTTCCGGTTGGGTTTAAAACGGATTTTATTATATTTGAATATTTTTTATAATGCTCTGCGTGATCTTTTCCGCTCGTAAGAATATATTCTAGATTACCACATTGTATAATAATATCATACGTTCCAATTTTTTCCGGCGTTATATCCCAGGAATTCATATGGAATGCTTCAAATCCTTTTTTTTTGACACGTTTCACTTGTTCATTAGAAATCGAAAGTCCTGTCGGTCGTAGTTCATAATGTTCATAAATATAGTCCATAAAATCCCCGTCTCCAAAGCCTATTTCTAAAATTTTCATACCAGGTTTAATATCCAATTTTTTACATATTAATTCAAATTTTCTATCATCTGTTGTTTTTTTTAAAACACTTGCTTCGGGTAATTTTTCATTGTTTACATCATAAATAACAGCATTTGGGTTGTTTATAGATTCGAGATAAGTTTTTTTACACCAATCATATATTTTTTTATTGTTTTCTGAACTGATGTCTTTAGTGTCAAAACCTATTATTTCATCAAAATTTGCTTCTGAAAAGTTGGATAATACTTGGTTTTTTTTGGTTATGTTATTCCAAAAATCACTATATTGATATTCTGTTGCTATATACGGTTCCATATGATAACCTTTGTATTTTAACGTTTCTAAAACTCCTTCTAAAACTAAAGGAATAAACAATAAAAAATAATTTTTTGTTGTGTATGCAAAGTATAGAGAAAAACTCACGCTTAAATTCCTAACCAATGCACGTAAAGAAAATTTTTTTGTTTTTGTATATGCGTAAGTAACGATTGCTTGAACGCAAATCGTAAATATAAAAACATACAACACTCCAAATTTTTTAAAAAGCAATTTTAATTTCATTTATATAATGACATATTTTTTTGTTGTAATATAATTTACTCGCTACCAAAAAAAGATCCCTTGCCAATCTTAAAATCCCCCAACCTCATAATCGTATCATGATTGTTCTTCATAATTTCTTTAATCAAATCTTTGATAGAAATTAAACCCACAAACTCGCTCGACTTCTCGTCCATAACAAGCAAATGACGAATATCTTTAAACAACATCTTATTCATACACATTTCGAGACTATCGTCCTTCTTAGCAATCATCAAATTCGGTTCATACGTGCAAATATCCTTTACGGTCAATGTTGTCGACTGTCCCTCGACACACGCTACTTTGTTAATATAATCGCGCTCTGAACAAACACCTACAATCTTATCTGCCGAATCCATTACCGCCAAGCATCCAATATTGAAAGACTTAAAACGAACAGCCGCCTCCTTTACCGGCGCCGACTCCTTTATCTTAAAATCTATCTTATGATAACAAGAGCTTTTAAATAAAGTATATGCATCCACAGAACCAGACGAAAATCTACGAATCGTACGCGCTAACAACATGATATTCTATATATCATGTTTTTTTTAAATTGTTTTTCCCAATTATTTCCATACACATAGCTCACGAACGGTATCATATAATTCCACTTTCGTATATTTTTTATTTTCATCATAAATAGATAATTTGCGCGCCAAGTCAATCAAATCTTGCGCTTTATAATGCGACGCTGCCTTCATCGGCTTCAAATAATTATCCAAAACCATATATTTTTCGCGTAGCTCTATGAGTCGACCAGTGGATATCCATTCAAGCTGTGCTCTATATTTCCCGTATTTGTCTTTAAATAACACATACGTATGTCGATCAGAGTCCTGTTGGTCGGCCGTCGCCCAATATTCCAGCATACAACGACCTTCCGAACAAATCAACAAAACATTTATATCATAAAACACAGTTAATGCGCCTAATACACTTAAACTAGTCTCTTTCTGAGATGTCAAAAGCTCTGATAAAATCTCTTGGATTAGAACATTTGTTACTTTATGATTCGTTGATTTGATTCTTAGTTTATTTTCATTTATAAACTTAGCCAAACGCTGTTTTTCCTCCAACTCTTTAACCCCATAATTATGCCCAATTCTTTGATATTCTGTGTGCCCATGATGTATTACATAGAGACACCAAAACAATGTATCCTGCTGTCTAGGCTGAAAAAACTCAGGTTCTGAGTCAGGTTCATAGCCGTGGTCCACTTCCTTTAGCGTATCAACCTCTTTCTCAACAAGAATTACTTCGCGCTTCATAGCACTATACACAAAATCATCTTTTGTTTCCTTGGTTAACATAAATTTCTTATATGTTGAAATATTATAATCATTAAATAATTTGTTAGGATAATAGGTCAGACTGCTCATTGACTAGTTATAAGATAAAAGCATTTCCTCTTTATTATCTTTTTCAATAAAGTACGTGTTCTTGAAATCTTCTTTTTGTTGTTCTGTAGTATTTAATGATTGCTCTTGTTGTTTAGTGTATTGAACATATTCATGAATTTGATCAATAGTATCTTTATTCAAAAACGAAAGATTAATATAACAACCGCTTTTGTTTTCATTTATTTTACATAGATTCTTCGATAAAATTTTGAGAACCTCAATTTGATGATATTTATTCATTGATTCGATACTTTTTTTTATTAATTCAAGAGCTTCGACCTCCATTAGTAATGATAATTCAATGCTCAATATTTTATATAGTTTTATTTTCTCATTTACTATTATAACTATGGAATTAATAGAAACACTACTTAAAAAATATTTATATGAAGAAAGATGGTATATTGTTATTATTGCTGCATTTAGCTTAGCTTTAAATTTTTTCCAAGTAAACGGAATTTCTATTATTACGGCTAATATCATCGAAAGCATTCAAAAAAATAAACTCGATGTTGCAAAAATGAACTACTTTTATTTTGTGGTTGTTACGGTTCTCTTTTTAATGTTTTATCACGGCTATAAATATTACCAAAATCTTTTATTTACAAAACTACCCAATTGGTTAAAGCGCGAATTAGTTAAATTTATTATTGTCTCTAATAATGAGAACATTTCTTCTATTAATTTTTCAAAGTTAACGTCCCCGATTAATCGTATTACTAACTCAATATATGGAGTTTTTTATCGTATATTAGTTCATATGTTTCCTGACTTGGTATTCCTATTTGTTATTAATTTTTATTTTATATCTATGAGTATTCCGTTTGGACTGGTATTTTTTATTGCAAACGCGTTTCTATTAATATATATGTTCACTGGATGGTCAGAAGTAATAGACCACAGAAAAGAATACGAGGAGCATGCTAACGCGAATGAAAAATTCCTCATCGACATGTTAAACAATATAGAAAAAATTATTTATCGCGGAAAAGGCGCAGACGAAATAAATCGTTATTCTAGTCAAAGCGAGGTTTCTACCGAAAAGGCCGTTACTTTTTATAAAAAGGTCGATCAACGAGTTCTTGTATTAAACGTAATTTTGTCTATTACAATTTTTATTTTAATCGGTGGGCTTTTTTATTTATATACTAAAAAGCGTATATCCATTGAAACTTTTATAGCCTTTTTCACAATTTTGCTCTTATATCGTGATCGCATGAGTGGAAATTATGAATCGCTTGTAGACTATATCGAGTTTTTCGGTAAATTAAATTACGTAACAGATATGTTTACTGAATTAGTTGGAGAATACCAAGAAACCAAGGATAAAGAATATAAGCAGACGGAATTAAAATTCGATAGAATCCGTTTTGAAAACATTTCCTATAAATATCCAGGAACAGATACTCTAGTATTTGACAGATTCAATATTGATTTGGATACAAAAGATAAAATTATTGGTATTACGGGAATATCAGGAAAAGGAAAGTCCACGCTTGTCAAATTATTGGTAAAATTATACAGACCAACTGACGGCTCCATATATATCGACGAAATAAATATTGCTGACATTGACCCGAATTATCTACGTAAACACATTACATACGTAAACCAAAACTCCAAAATGTTCGATATTCGTATTATAGATAATATATTATATGGGTGTAACGACCACGATGCATGCAATGGACATCTTAATGAAATAGTTAAATATCCCAAAATAAAAGAACTCTATGATAAATTAGATTTACATAATGGAACCGTAGGTAGCCTGGGAGAAAAACTATCTGGAGGACAGCGCCAAATCACGAACATTATTGGTGGCCTAGTAAATCCTTGTAAAATATTAGTTCTTGACGAACCAACAAATGCTCTCGACCCCGAACTGAAGAATGAAATTATAAAACTCATTCAGGATTTCAAAAAACATAAAAAATGTATTATTATTATTACTCACGATGAAGCCGTCTATCCTATTTTTACCGAAAAGATAACAATATAATATTTAATCTTGTTGAATCGTAATTGGCCTTTTTTGCTCGACTGCCTGGTTTTCCATCAACTTAGCGATAACACAAATAAACGGGTCATTGAGTTCAAATCGAATACCAATAACACGCACCGTAATTTTTGTATTCTCTTTTGCTTGACCAAATGCCTTATCATTATATTGATGATCACGCGCTACAAATATGGTTAGTGGCACAATACCATCCTCGTCAGTAACTTCAGCATGAATTCCTGCCTTAGTAATCGTTTTAACCATGCACTCAATAAGCATTCCCTCAATAGGATAGCAAATCATACATTCAAATACGGTTTCAAATGTTATTTGATCTCCAGCAATATCTCCGCTAGAATAAGTAAGAATCCGCACCGAATTGGGCTTAATAAATCCTTCGGCAATACAACGGCCCTCGGTTCCTTTTGATATCATATTCTCTAAATTACGCTTAATATTTTTACCCACTTGATTTATTGATAAAGCCACGCGTTTTGTCAACATAGATTTCATATATACGCCGTAAATTTGAGGTTTTTGATTAGGCTTTGCCATTTACTACTATAATGATATAAAATTATGTTTATATCATTCCAATTCAATTTTTTATGTCATGTTATTTTATGCAATGTTAGTAAAAAAAAGGACTAATAAAAACATAACGAATAAAAAACGGGGAGGTGCTTTAGTTTTACCTGCTATCGGTGTTGGAATTATAGCTACTTTGATTAAACCATTTATTGAAAAAAAGGAGGACTTTGATTATAATTTAGGAACAGAAATAGAAGTAACTAGTGACGTAACATATGAATGCGTGGGAATAAAGGCAATTCCTCCAGATTATCAAAACGACGATAGCACAGGAGAAGTAGCAAAGAGAACAGCTAGTTATTTATCGCAAAGTGCTGGTCTTTCTTTAGCAGATGGAGTTGACAGAATAATATTCAAAAATCACGATTATTTGGAGTTTTTTAATAAAGAATATTTGTTTAACAAAGGTTATTATGGTAGCGCAGAAGAATTTAAAAATCTTTTAAAATCAGGTGCCAGCTCTACTTTTTTGAACTCGCGTAATAATAGTCCAATTATGTATCCAGGAACCCGCGTAAACGTTAAAATCCCGGGTTTTTTAAATTCAAGCATGGTGGCTAGGTTAGTTAAAAAAATACAGATAGGATACGTCGCTGAAAAACCATACTATCACTACATAGTAGAATATAAAAAAAAAACAGACCAAAAGTCTTGGAAAGACCTTGCTTCATCTTCTGCTAAAAGTTTGAGTGGTATGACCGAACTTTATCAATTAGACAATCCAATAAAAGAAACGAGACTAAAACTAGAAGCATTTGGACCTACGCTACCTTTTTCAAATATTGCACTAAATGATACTAAAGAGTGTTGTCCTTGTTCAAAGGAAACTCCTTCTAGCGGCGGCGCTAATATTAATGATACCACAAATATTATAAATCCTTTAATTACCGGTCAGCAACAAGAGCAGATACAAGAAATACAGCCACAAATACAGCCACAAATACAGCCACAAATACAGCCACAAATACAGCCACAAATACAGCCACAAATACAGCCAGAAATACAGCCAAACATACAGCCAGAAATACAGC